GTCTTCCACCATCTCTTTAGAAGTTACGACAGAAATCTATCAGATATAGCCAATATCAGACTTCATTCTGTCTCAGGACACACTTTCTGACGGCAAAGGTAAAGGAAATACATGGGCATATAGGGACAAAAAAAATGTTGAATGTTGAGTGTTGAATGTTGAATTAGCCTAGCGGATAAAACAAAAAACCCTGCGATCCTCACGGACAGCAGGGCTAAAATTAATATAAAATTTCGATACTATGAAATATATGTTTACTAAAACTAGAAGATAATTAAGTACTATAAATTTATGATTGATTAAGCAATCGTTATCGGAATAAACTCCGACATCGCCTGACAGATAGCCGTAATGCTACGGGTCTCAGCATCTTTCTGAGCAGTCACGGAATCAGTGATACTGAAGGTGCCAGGCAGAGTATGGCAGAGATAAATCGTGTCATCCTGCTTACGCAAGACTATATAATAGTCCTTTCCGTGCATTTTTTTGATGATTTCGGGTATATTCGCCTTTCCGTCACTAATATTGGCTGTAATCTCGAACTTGAAGACGGTACCATTGCCACCCTCTGAAGAAGTCTGCTTGGCGGTGATGCTATCGGATATGATGTAATTGTCACCTTCGCTGAGGGCAACATGGAGTGCTTCGCCGGCAAAGTGGCAGCCGGTTATCTGCAATATCATCGGTATGCTGAAGGGAATAGGAACGGAGCTTTCCCGTACAGCATAAAAATAAGCATCGGTTACTCCGTCAAGAAATAACTCTCTGCAACTATCAGGTAATTTCATAACTTTTCCTTGATTTAACTATTATTTAACTTTTGTTTAGATAAGAATTAACATCTATTATATAAGGTGTAAAATCATAGCCACTGCACTTCGTCGATGCGGTTAGGCTTATCACGGCTATCTTTATACTGCATATCCACGCAAGAATAGCTCTTAAAGAAACAGTGCTCCGTGCGGAACCACCTGCCGATAATGCGGCGCAACACGTCTTTCTCTTCCTCGCTGGCTTCTATGCCGTATCGCATTAAGTACCGCTCCAGCATGGCATTATGGGAGCGGGCGATAACCCTGCCTTTGGAGGTGCAGAAGTCGAAGGTGGATAGTGCCCATTCTACCAGACTGCGCTTAAAATCGTTGTTGAGCGAGACTACCAGGGCACGGATACCATGGGTATCAAGCGTAAAGGTAGGCTTTACTGGATAAACGGTATCGACAATCTCTACTTCGCTGGGCAGTCTGATGCAGAGGTAATCATCATGTGCGCCCTTACCATCGGTAAGGCGACCATTGAGCTGCTGCACCTCCTGGAAAGTGAGCCAGCTTCCGGCATCACGGCGCATCACTACCTTGCCTCCTGCAGGGTGCTTGCCCGACAGCATATTGCACCACTGCTGCTGCGAGAAACAGCCGAGGTCGATACGGCTGCTTTTCGCAGGGGCGCTGATAAGCGAATTGCGCATAATGAACTGCTCATGTGAGTAGTTGCTGAACACCACCGGCTCATCCTTGGCCAGGGTGAACTTAGGGTCGCGGTGCCGGAAGAACTGGCAGCGGGAGGTTGGGAGACGGAGATAGATATTTGGCACTTTTTTTGAATGTTGAATGTTGAGTGTTGAATTAGGCTAGCGCCCTTGAGTCCACTAGGCCTGCAACTTGTAAGGAATGCTTACAAGTTTATTAATTACTTCAGCGAGAAGCCTTTCTGCTGGGCATAGTAGAGCATGATGGCATCGGTAACGTTCAGGCAATACTTCTGGATAGAGTTACCTTCCTTCGGCTTGGGCACCAGTTTGTCGAGTTTCTTGGTCTGCTCTTCGTCGATGTTGAAGGAGAGCTTTACGGCATCGATATACTTGCCTCCACTATCGGTAGCGCTGATGAAGCTCTCATTGAACTTATCTTTCTCACCGAAGAAGAGATTGATGGCCTCTACCATCTGTTCCTGAGTGAAACCAGGAAGGGTAGGATGCAGCTTGCGGTACTTCTGCGAATAGGTCTGCATACGCTTATCCATATAGTTATTGATGCTGTCGGCATACTCATAGTAGAGGGCGTAATCTTTCGATTTCTCGTCTTTCTTACGGGCAAAATCGAAGAAACCGCTCAACTGACGGAGGCTTGCCATCACGCCGTCAAACTGCTGAAACTCGCTGGCACCTTTGAAGATTTCCAGCATATCGCCCTTCACCTGGGTAAGCAGGTTTTCGAGCGTTTCAGACAGGAACGTTATCTTATCGAGATTGGTATTCAGCTGGTCTACCTTCTCCTGTATGCCCGGACGGCTGTAGTCTACGTAGTAACGTATCAGATGGCCGAAGTTAAGGAAGTCGTAACTTACTTCGCTGTGCAGATTTACCTGTACTAGCAGGGCATAGATGGCATTGGCCAGTTTATTATCTTTTTCCTGGATAGCCTTGATGAGGGGTATCATCTGAGGCGCGCCCTGCGGTATGCGGTTGGCAGCGCGTACCAGTTCGTTGCGGTTGCGCACGGCATCGGCAAACTTCGGATCAGCGAAGAGTGTCTCCAGGGTTTTGACGTATACATCTGCCGGCACATCCCTAAAGTTGAAGGTGTAGACGGTAGGGAGCTGACGGATTTTAGCATCCCGCCTTGCCATTGCCTCCATCTGGTGCTGCTTTTTATTTTTATTTCCCATTGCTATTTACTTTTTCTATTTATCATAATGAGCGTTAGAGATAGCGAGTAGTGATTTTACCTTTAAATCTCGAAGTCCTTATCATATTCCATCATTCTCTCGGTAATGATGCGATGAATCAGATAGCCTATTTCCTTGGCGTTAGGATGCGCCTTGCCGGTACTTTCATGGAAGCGGAGGTCCAAGATATGTTTCCACTCCTTGAGGGTATAGGTATAGGCTACCACCGTATAGGTATCGAGAGGGAGAATGCCGCGGGCATCCTGCGGCTTCATGCCCGATTTCAGCAATCGGCGATAGAGCCAGTCAGCTATCTTGCATCCGGTAAGATAGAGGAACTTCTGCCAGCGGGTGCCCTCGTGCAGCCAGTGCGGACGGGCAATCTGTACGCCACCTTTCTTCTCCAGGTTCACATAGCGGGTGCTCTGTTCGCTGATGCTATTAGGCGATGTGCGGTTCAGCTCACGGCTGGTACTGATTTGCGTGGTAACAACCATGGTCATGCGGAGGAGATAGAGAGCCTTTTTGCAATCATACTTCAGCGCCTTCTCGATGAACTCATCTTCATTCACATCGTATGAGTCGAGGATGTCGAGGATTTCGTCATGCTCGGCAAGGAACTGCATGTTGCTGCTGATCCATACCTTCTTATTCTTCACCGCATAATTGATGTAAGGTGAAGCCACGAGGAGAGACCAGAGAGACCTCGGCAGCTTGTTGTCATTCTTGACGAAGAAATAGATGGTACCATGACGGAGCATAGAGCGATGACCGCTCTTCCAGAAATGGTTAACCAACTTTGCAGCCTGTACTTCCCGAAACTCCTCTTTCTTTTCTTCAGAAAGTTTCTCATCAGGCTGTTGGGCTTTGCTCTTGTAGCAGATTCTGCCTACTCGGGCAACCTGTTGAGTGCCGGTCTTCTGAGGCCACCACTCAACACCAGGAATTATCATTTTCATATCAAATATAAACTATCAATTATTAATTATCTTTCAATGCTGCCTTTATATATTCGGAAAGTTTTGAGCTTTCCTGCTTTTCCAGACTATAGTTCGTTATCTGCAGAGACGTTGTGATTACTGACTGCATCAGAGCGTAGAGCGAAGAATTATTGGTGATGACGTAATCGAAGCTGTTTATATCCATTGTTACCCGATATTCGTCACGCTTCATTCTTTCGGGAGCGATACCACGAGCCTTGAGGGTTTCGGGCTTGGCAGCTACGTAGATATTCACCAGTTCAATATCAGGGAATCGCTCGCAAATATCCATGATGCCTTTTTCGTCGATTACATAGATGGCGGTATCTTTTATCTGAGAAAGTTCCGTCCAATACTTATAACCTCCATACTCGGTATAGGCAAGCATTTTTTCTCTTGGGATATTGCACTCTTTCACGAAGATGTGCTCTCTGCCGTTTACCTCGCCTTCACGCATAGGTCGGGTGGTAGAGGAGCAAAGGATAGGCACATGGAGTGTCATCCGCATCAGCTGGGCAACCGTATCTTTTCCGGAGCCAGCCTGACCTACTATTGCAATAATCTTCTGTTTCATATCTTTTGTTTTGTAAAGTTTTTATATATAAATAGAGGGATAAACGAACAACACTGAAAAAATCATGAAACATTCATGAAACATTCATAAAAGATGTAGCGAGGAATCTCCGAGCAATCTTTTATCGTTTTAAAGTGCTGAATATCGGTAACTTGCGAGGATTTTGACTACTTGAGATTTTCGCCCCCTCAAACGAGATTAACTGGAACTAATTATAAATTTATTTCATCCTCTCAAAATCTTATTTCCCATAGGGAAAAACGTGAGGTTTCTCAGTCGTTCCAGCGAAGGATATTGCTGATTTACTCTGTCTATGAAATCGTCCATATCGCCCATGTCTACCATATATTTTCCCAATGCCATATCAAAGTTCACCGGGAACGTCATCGTGATTTGACGGAGGAATTTACCACCCCCTATCATCACATCGATTGCTACTTTCATCCATCGCTGACCTTTCATGTCGAGCCATGACCCCTTGGGGATTTCTACTTTTCTTTTTGCCATAATCTTATATCTTTAATGTATTAAAAAAACTTTTTCTTTACTTGCGGACCAGCGATAGAATCGCTGGGAACGGAGGCGCTTTCTAAGTATTCTGATATATCTCTTTCCAGTCTTCCCTGGTGAGGAAGATGCCCGACCGCTTGCAGTAGTCGAAGAAAGTTGCCTCAGAAATCTTGTTGTAATTAGCGAACTGGTTCCATCGCTTGCGGAAATCCATCTCATTGTGGCCGCAGGTAGAGTCAGCAGGACGGAAGCGGGAAACTCTTCTCCATAGGTCATAACCCGCCGTTCTATCCACATGGTAAAGCGACATGCCGCATTTCACCCAACCCAGATAACCGCTATTAGCATCCTTTCCGGCACAAATATCAATGCCTTGAGCCTCTATCTTCTCAACAAGGCGCAAAGCTTTGCGATAGATGATTTCCGGTGTGTCCCGTCTGTAGGTGCCCTGTCCGCTATGCGGATAGTTGCCTCCATAGCCAACACCAGTCGGATGACTGCCACTGAAATATGTGTTGGCATAGTTCATCACGGGCATTGGTGTAGGTACGTTATCGGGCAGTTTGGCATATGGTACCGCGCGTTCATTAATATATATATGCGCAGGATCATCCCATGAGGCAAAGCGCACGCGTCCGATGTTTCCGCAGGAGCCATCGAGCATAATACCCATTGCAGCATATTCATGCAGTAAGGCCTTGAACTGCTCTTTGTGATGTTCGGGATAAGCCAGACGGACCAAGCCAAACAGTCCAGTTCCGGAGCAGGAGCGCATCAGCAGGGCTACTTCGGGGCGAAATGCCAACACCCTGCGGATATTCTCGAAATCGGCAATACCCTCGTTGTCCTGAAGGTCAATATCTATCGCCAGCCATCCGGTATGCTGCTGAAGGTGGCTTTCTCTTCTGGAAACCATCACACGCTGGCCGGGATGGGTAAGGCTATCGTCCTCGTAGGTAGCGAAGAGACCGCTCAGTGTGGCACCTGGAAGCATCTTCTTCGTGTCGATATACTCCGGCATCTTCTTCGCCTTGCTTCCATACTGCTGCCGCATGGCTCTCAGTTTCTCTACATACGGCTTCCATCTGTCCGTAAGACAGAACTCACGGATAGACATCTGCGTGATGCACTCGCCCGTCTCCATATCGACGTATCTTCCGAGTGCATCTTTCGCATCCCGATAGATTGAACATATCTCATCAAACATACCTTACATATATTATTATATTCATTTTTCGCTGCAAAGATACAAAAATAAATCGAAAAAAGTATAGGTTAGATATATTATATTTGAAATAAGTTATATTTTTAACATTTAATATAGATTTGAGAGGGGGAACCAGCGATGGAATTGCTGGGAACGGAGACGCAAATGGTGTTTTTTCAAAAATGGGACCAGGAAGCGAAATCTGGTCTCATTTTGCCGATTCTGGTCTCATTTTAATTTTATTAGCAGAAATGTTAAAGTCCCCTAATTGCTAAAACGGCGTATTTTGTCCCCCTGCTGCCACACCATTGTCCCACTGCTAGCCCACGCTGATTTTTTGCTATCTGCTTATTTTTCAGCAACTTATTATTTTTTGGTCTCATTTTTATATAAATTTCTATAAACAGATGTACGCAGGAGATACAAAATATTTCAGAAATATATAGAATATATGTAGAAAATCACACATTTTTCTCACTAGCTGCCACTCCCTATATCCCCGTAACTACCTTATTGTCTGAAGTTAACGGCATAGCCGTTAATGCTACTAACTTCTAATTTGGAGTTAGGGGATTTCGTTTTTAGGGAAAAGAAAAAATACACGGAAAATTTTATATATAGGTAGTAATTCCGACGAAAAATGAGACCAAGATATGCTTTTGAGACCAAAAAGCCCACTAAATCAACGGTTTAGAGAAAGCCCACTGATTTCTCCCCTTGGTCGAAAAAATGGGACCAGGATAAAATTCACACAAAAAAGCTGCCTCGCTTCACAGCGAAACAGCCTCGAAAAACAAATAACTAATAAACTTAAAAACTAACAACTAATAATCAACAAAACCTTCTTCTATTTATTCTTCATAAACCGATTAGCCTTATTCAGGCTATCATGCAGTCCGTCACGACCATACATGTTAATCTGGGCGTTGATAGGCTGATTGAGGCGCTGAATGAGCGCATTCACAGCTTGCAGGAGCGCCGCATTGCTTGCTGCGCTGGCTGCAATCAGGTCGCCTGCCGCTGACGCGCCAGACGAAAGATTACCATTGCCTGCTTGCGTGCCTGCTTCAAGAACATCACCCACGTTGCCATTATCAAATGCCCTTCTTGCTGAGTTTCTTCCGGAATAGTTGCGGTCGTAGTTGACGAGTGCTTTCAGCAAGCCAGGGTTATTCATCATCATGGCATGAGTGGTTTCACGGCCAATCACGATTTCCGGTCCTCTCTCGGCTACAAGAGACGGCTGGCCGTTCACAGAGGTAGCGGTAGGTGTCGTGAGCATCTTCACGCCCTGCATCTGCTTGCCATCATCCTCCTTCGCCCAATACACCTCGCCATTATCAGCCACAAATGGCTTCAAGTCTTGAACGTTTCCGGAATCATAGGTAAGCATACCAGTAACAAGCTTGGTGTTGGTAGTATTGGTATTACTCTTCTTTTTGCCGCCGCTGAAGGCTGAATTGAGTGCCCACTGGAGCAAACCCATGAGAGTAGCCATCACACCTGCGGCTGCAATAGGACCAGCGATAGGACCCAGGAACTCGAAACACTTAGCCATCGCACCAGCGATAGAAAAGGTTACTTCTGACTGAGTGCGGGCTGCATCAGACTGAGCCATAGCCTCATTATTAGCCTGAGTATTGGCGAGATTGGTAGTGAGCGCCGTTTGGGTCATAGCCATACCCGCATTCAAAGCCACCTTTGTGCCCTCACTCTGTTCCTTGTTTCCCTCATCAGTCACATTCGTGATGTTCTGAACACCCTGCGTGGTAACCTTCTCACGATCCTTATTGCCCTTCTTTACCTCTTTGCTCAGTTCCTTCTGGTGCTTCTTCTCTTTCTTCAACTGGTTGGCTTTCTCCTTGTCTTCCTTGGATTTGCCGCCACCAGTCTTGAACTCGGTATTCATTACGCCACCGATAAAGGAACCAGTGATGCCAGCTGCGGCATCCATGAAGGAACTGCCACCTGCGATAGCATCGGCTGCTGCCGTACCCGTTTGCGTCGCTGCATCATTGTAGAACGCATTAGCATTGTCTCTGTTGCGGTGTGCCCACGCATGAGGAGCACCATTGCCCTCTGCTTGCTTATTCGCCTGCTCGGGGGTTGCAGGGGGCGCGTATGGAGGCACAATAGCCGGACTGTTAGGGTTGATAGGTGAACCATCAGGATTCCAGCCGAGAGCCGGCTGCTGAGGAGGCAGATTCTCGAAGTTAGACTGCGGCTGCTGAGTAAGATAAGATGCACCCTCATCTACCAGTCGCACATACATCGGATTCGCCTTTGTGCCGAGATTAGAGAAGTCTTCCTTCACGGCATTGGAATCGGCGTTTGCTCTTGCTGCATCAATACCAGGTTGAGCTTTCCTCTTACCACGTTTGGCACCTGCATCGTTGATAGCCTTCCACATCTGCGTATTCACGTCGTTGAGTGCCATATTAGCCCATGACTCAAGCATAGACTTCAGGGCGTTCTTGATCGCTTCCTGTGCGCTGCTTACATCGTTGCGCATTTCGGCAAATGCCTTACCTACTTCTGAACCGAAGGTTTCGATAGGCTGCACGAGCTGCTGCATCTGCGAGAGGCGGTTCTTCATCGCCGTAGCCATTTGGTTGACATAGGCAAGTTCTGCCTCCTGACGAGCCTTGTCAGCTTCATCGATAAGTTGCTGATTTCTCGAATTTTTGAAAACGAAAGCATAATAATCTTCCGCCATCTGCATCTTCATCTTCATCAGCTCCACCTCTGGGTCGGCGGTAAGATCGCCGAGACCAAGATTCGACCACATATTGGTTCGCTTACCGAAGAGGGCGCTTTCCTGCTGCATCTTGCGAAGGGTTTCCTGGTTGGCAAGATTGCGCTGGTTGACCTTCCACATCTGCTCGGCAATCTTTTTTGCCTGGTCGTAGGTCTTCTTCTGAGCCTCAGTATATTCATCAGAATACTGAATAAGTTTGTTATAGAACACCCTCCAGTCTTCCGCATTGTCGCCCAATACACTCTGAATGCGGGCACCCAGCGCATAAGGATCATCGCCAAAGAGTACCTGCATCAGCAATCCCCTACCTTCTTTATTGCTGACATCAACTGTATAAAGGTTGGCGATTTGCTTTCTTGCTTGCTCGTACATGGAAATGATGTGTGCCTTGCGTCTGTCAAAGGCTTCCTTGTCCTGCGCTTCAAAATCGGTTGGGTTAGCATAGCCCATTTGGTTGAAATCGTCATACATATTCTGCTGCACGGCACCCATGTAGTTATGCTCCTGAGCCACCTTTCTACGGGCTTCTGCCTGCTGCGCTTCCAGCTTTACACGATCCTGCTGGTTCTTGGTAGCCTTGGCAAATATTTCAGCCGTGATGGAGTTCATCGGACGGTTCAGACTATTACCCAACTGAGCCATCTTCGTGCGCAGGGCTGCGATATTATTCTGCGTAATGGAGGTGAGGAGGTTCTTGGAAAGATTAACTCCGGTCTCATCGGTCTTCTCGATAAGATCATTATCCATCGTCTTTTTGAAGTCCTCCCAGGTGTTAGCCTGACCAGCGATAGCAAGGCGCACCTGCGAAAGGGCTTCATCCATACGCTTCTTCACTGGCTCTACGAACAAATCCTGCTCCGTCTTATCCATACCGAGGCTTACTGCCTGTGACAGTTTTTCGTTGATTTGTCGCTCATAGAAGTTGCGCACGTTATCCATGATAGCGTTTGCTTCATCCTGCTTCTGCTTCAACTCCTCACGCCAGGAACGCTGCAGATCGCGTGCCTCCTGCTTCGCAGCACGGATGGCATCCTTATCGGGTGCTTCATTTTCAAGCGTACCAGGTTCATCTTCTACCCAAGGAGTATAGCCATCAAGATTAACTACCTGATTGAAGTAATCATTGATTTCCTTATCCTTACTTGTTTCGCGCTTGGTTGCGTTCTGGAAATGAACGAGTGAAGATAACAGACCTTTATAGCCTGTAGGATTACCCTTGACGGTTTTACCGCTATTATCAGTATAAGTATAGTTTCCTGTTTTCATATTGAAACGGAAACTACCCTGCTTGGCATCTTTTGTGTTTGCCTCGATAATCTTCTGCCATATCCAACCTGCACCTGCACCCTTATTGAACATATCCATCACGTTCTTTTGGGTAAAACCGCCTGCAAACAAGCCGAGATTATTAAGTTCCTTCTTGATACGGTTAGCCGCATTCAGACGATCCATCTGATAGGAAGGCATTACGCTCTGCTTGGCTTCCTCACGAAGGCGATAATAGGTAGCACGCTGAATTTCCTGTGCTAACTCCGAATAATGCTTCTTCAAATCGCTCACGCTCTTGATTTCGATACCCAACTTAGAGATATACTGGCGAAAATCACGATTAAATCGGGCTATCTGCGTATTTCGGGCATTCTGCGATACGTTCAGGGCTTCGAGTGTAGTTTTATAAGAATGGAGTTTTCGGGTAAGCGTATCAGTTTGAGACTGCGCTTCTTTCAACTTATCTTTCCAGGCATTAGCTTTGCGTGCTGCCTCTGCCTCCGCAGCAGCAGCTTCTCTATCCGCTTCCACAAAAGACCATACCACACCTACGGCGGTGACAATCGCACTTGCAATAGCTACATAAGGATTTACCTTGGCTGCTGAATTAAACAACGTTTGCGCAGCTGCCGCAGCTTTTATCGCCTTACCTAATTCCCAAAGAAACGAAACGGCTTTATAGATACCTAGAGCAGCAACATAGTTAGCGATGAGAGGAAGGAGAGTTACAAATACCTTGCAAGCAGTAATCACACTCCACATGGCTGCCTGAAGTGTATTCTTGAATATCGGGCTTTGCAAGATCATCTGCGACATATCGTACCAAGCCTGCGCCATAGACTTTACACTTTCCACACCATCTGGATTGATAAAAGCCTTCTCCCAAAGGTTATTGGCTCTATCCAATATACCTGCGGCAGACTGCTGCTGCATCGTGTACTCGCTGGTTACAGCAGTTGCCTCCTCGAATGCCTCCTTAGACTCGTAGAGATGATCCTTCAGTACATCTACGTTCTTAGACATAGTTACCATGGCGGTAACGAGTCGCTGACCATCAGAACCAAGGTCTTTGAAGATGCCGCCAAGGGCATTCATATTACCCTTGTCTCGCATCTTTTCAAGTACCATCACGATGGCATCCATTGCGTTGCCTGCTGCATACATTCTTTTGATGGTACCATCCGGAATGCCCAAATCCTTCTCGATAAGGTTATGGTTCTTCTGCAAAGCTACGATGAACTTAGACATCGCCGTGGCACTCACCTCCGGCATCAGGAAGAGGGAATCAGATGCAGAACCGAGAGCCAACAACTGGTCGGTAGTGATACCTGCAGTACGGCTCACACCGGTTAATCGCTTGGCGAACTCCACTATATTGGTAGATGTAGAGGTAGAGGTAGAAGACAGTTTGAACATAGCCGAACCCGTAGCAAGCATCGCTTTTTCGATACCCATCTTCGGGATAAGACCCATCGTCTCCACCATTTTAGAAAGAGCCGGCAGCGCTTCCTCGCCCATTTCCTCACCAATGGCTACATTGATCTGGTCGGCAGCAGCTACGAACTGTTTCATACCTTCCACGCCATACTTACCCATACCAAGTTTTGCACCCTGATAGGCAAGTTGGGCCAAGCCATCAACAGAAGTACGAGTATCAATCTTAGCCAATTCCTCAGACAGTTTATTGACATCCTGCATCGTGAGTCCGGACACCTTGCGAATATCCGTCAAAGACGAAGAATATTCAAAGTTTTTCTTGATAGCAGAAGTAACTGTATCTTTGATAGCATTGAAGACCTGAAAGAGACCTACGTATGCGGTCAGGTTCTTTAATGCCGTCTGCCAGGATTTACTTTGCTGGCTTATGGCTCCAGTAGCATTGTCGATATTCTTCTTTAAATCCTTCAGTTCCTTCTGCTTCTCGTTAAATTCCTTGCTTTTGGTGTTTAACTGATTCAGTTCCTCCTCAAGTTGCTTATAAGCCTGTCTCAGCTCATTGATATTTGCCTTGCCGGTCTTACTGCGGGCGACAATATCATTGAGCTGCGCTTGCGAGAGGCGGGTACCTTTCATAGTTTGTTCCAACTGGGCGTATTGTCTGCGCAAATCTGATACAGCCTTACTTCCAGCAGGGAGTTGCTGTATTTTCTGCTGAATAGCGTCCATGGTTTGCTTAATGTCCTCGCCCGAAGCCTTGCCAGGGTTAGATAATACCTGGCGCATTTTCTGCCAACCGATGGCTGTTTTCTGGGCTTTCCCCGATACTGCATCAAGGCGTTCCTCAATCTTAGCAAGGGCTTCATTATAGGCTTTTATCTGAGCAGTATCAGATGTATCTACATTATCCCTCGCCTGAGTGATTGATGTCTTGGCGCGGCGAAGTTCGGAGGCAGTAGATGTTCGGTCTTGCACCACAGTCATAGCCTCCGGTGTAGTCAGCTTGCCATTACGTCTATCCTCCTCTCTCTCCAACTGCTTCAATGTGGCGTGATTCTTGAGATAGCTGGCATCTGTCTTTTCGAGTGAAGCCACAAGGTCTCTCTGCTGCGTTATGGCCTTACTCAGCCATTGGTCAGACTGAATGCTTATATTCTTCAGTCCTTTTTCAATCTTTACATACTTCCCTTCGAGCAAGCGCACCTGGTCGCCTACTTCCTTCATCATTGAGCGGATAGCGTTTGCCTGATCCAGTTCTGCCTCTGACAAGCCTTCAAGCTGACGCTTGCCGTCGCCCAATGCACGGCGCAGGTTGCGAAGTGAAGTATTACTGAGCTGGTTTACTACGCTCTGCAAACGCTCATTGGCCGAAATATCCTTAATCTGTGCAGAAGCCAGCAAATCATACTGCTTCTTCAAATCCTTGATGGTGGCATCGAGTGCTTTATACGGGTCAGTATTCGGCTTCAGGTTTTTCAGCTTCGCCTGAGCCGCATCTATCTGCTCGGAGATACCCGCTGCTGCCTCCTGCAACTGCTTCAATACCTGGAGCGGTTGCTGACCATTGAGCGTGATGATAGCCTCTGTTTTATTCTTTGCCATTGTTTTTTTTTTAATGTTTATTTTTGGGGGATATGAGACCGGCGATGGAATCGCCGGGAACGGGAGCGAGAGGGGTTACTCATCTTTGCCTTCCAGGGCGTTCATTATCTGTAACAAGCCTTGATAACCGTAGTAATCGGCAAGATGGTTTTCATATCTCGTTTTCAGTCTTCTCACCGTGCGCATGATGGCAGGACGATGAGATTTACCTGCCCTTCTATCCCACTTGCCGATATAACGGGTTTTAAACTTGGCTTTTTTCGAGCGGTCCACCTTGTCGGCAGTGATATGGGCTGCAGGGTCTCGGGGGTCGCCCGTCAGACCTACACCAATATCCACATAGCGGAGATAATCGTTATAGCGGATTCCTACCATCAGATTACCCGTCTTTTCGTCAGCTTGATATACTGTGCCCTCAAAGGATTTCTTACCTTCACCCGTAGAGTACCACATGTCGTGTTCCTCGCGGTATTTGTTCACCTTCTCATAGCCGCGATATACTTCTACCGGATAAATCTTCTGGGTATTGAAGTTGACTTCTATATCAAGAAGGGCTTGTTTCAGATATACACCTGCCACCTCTTTCAGGGGTGCAAAAGGCGACTTGATAGGTTGAGTTCTGATAGGCATGACTTATCCCTCCTTTCCGTCTTCTGTCGATGCAGGAATGATATATTTCTGCTCTTTTTCGCATTGGAAATTATAGAGCGGACGGATGGTTTGCCAATAACAATCAGCAAGGAGCCAGCTCGGACCACGGAAAAGAGGATTTACACCATAGGCAAAACTCTCTATATCGACAGATGATAATTCTATGCCCAGCTTAGGCTCTTCCGTCTTGAAGTTTCTGCCCGTGATAGGACAGATACCCGTGCGGCGAAGCTGAGTGAGATAGGACGCAAGGTCTTCACAATACTCCATCAGATCATCCGATGCAGCCTGCAATTTGCTGCCATCATATCTGCCCAATGTAGCAGAGGAATCTTTCAGTCGGGTAAGGAAGCAGACTTGATAAGTAATCAAGGCTTGCTTATCCGATTTCAATTCTCCGGAGTTAACTACACGATAGAGCATGCAGGGAGAGTGAATGATATTGGCGTTGCGGGAAAAGATATTTTCCTCATCAATATCACGGATGCGGAAGAAACTCTGTTCTTCCAGTTTCTTGCTTGTCGGGTTATGAGATAAGGGCTTGTATATCGTAGCCCAGTGCTCCAAAACATTTGATATTGTCATAATTCAAAGGGATTTTAACACATTATTAACTGATAGCGTACAGAAATTAAGAGTTATTTGCACAGAGTGCTTTTTCTCTCATCATATATTCATGCCCGCTTATTGATAAATAGATACCGGCTCTTGCCAAAATAGTCATCGCCTTTACTACCTCTGGTTTTTCGTTGGCTATCCAGTTACATTCATTAAACTCGAAGGGTTCGGGGGAGGAATGAAACTTTGCACCTACTAGTTCTTGAGATAAAAAGCGTTTGGCTTTAAAGATTTCCTTCAACGGAGGACGTTTATTGCTCGTTTTCTTTACCATCGCTTGCTTCCTCTTCTTTCTTTTCTTCTTTCGGAGTAACTTCTTCCTTGTTATCCTCCTCTTCTGTTGCTTCCTTCATCAGGTCTTTCAGCTTCACGTTGAAGTGTCTTTCGGTTTTATCGGCTACAATCTTCTGCATCACTCTTGCCCAGGGTGCCCCATTACAGGTACTCTCGTTTTCGAGGATGCTCACGAGCTGCACACCACAATAAATGGCGGCAAGATAATTAGCGAGATGGAGAGGGTTCTGGAAATCAAGTATGACGGTATCTACCATCGTAGCTAAGAATATAGCGAGGATGAGGACGGAGAAATCCTTCACCATCTTTGCCATTTTCTTAGATTTCAGTTTGCCGTCGATTTTGCATCGAGGGTCTTTCTTGATGGCCTCCCGATAGCGGGAATAGATGCGGCAGTTGCACCGCCATGCCGTATAGCAGTCGCAGATAAGGGCGAAGAAGCATACGGCGATGTAGTTAAGAGATGGTTCCAGGGTACACCACACCAAGCCAATGATGGCTGCAAGAAACCTGGTAAGGGTCGGAATTAAACTTTGCATTTCTTTTTTCTTTTTAATGTTATCCTATGTTGTCTTAATACTATTGCAAAGGTATCGGTTTTTTATTGAGAGATAGGGACAAAGGGATTGAGGGACCTGCGATAGAATCGCTGGGAACGGAGGCGTAAGTGGTGCTATTTCAAAGATAGGGGGTTCGGGGGTTGTCCCAACTGTTTAGGGGAGATTTCGTAATTTTGTGGGCAGATAAAGAAATTAAAAAGGCGCGAAATGATAAACGAGCAATTACAGAAAAAGATAGAACAGTCTATCCGACTCCTGCAAAGCGTACAGAAAAGGTACGATGGAGAGATAGAACTGGCTTATTCGGGCGGCAAGGATAGCGACGTAATCCTGCAGCTTGCAAAAGAAGCTGGCATCAAGATTCGAGCGATATACAAGAACACGACCATCGACCCACCGGGCACTATCGCCCACGTGAAGGAGATGGGTGTGGAGATTATCAGACCTAAAGAAAATTTCTTTCAGCTTATTGCAAAGAAAGGGTTTCCTAATCGCTTTAGCCGTTTCTGCTGTGAAGTTCTGAAGGAATATAAAATCCTCGATAAAACTGTTATCGGTGTGCGCAAAGAAGAAAGCAGAGCGAGAAAGGAAAGATATAACGAGCCTACCGAATGCCGGTACTATGGTTCTAAGAAAAAGGAAAATCATGTAGAACAGATTTATCCTATCTTGGAATGGACCAACGAAGATGTGAGGGATTTCATTCTTGATAGAGGATTGAAGTTGGCACCAGTATACTATGATACGGGGGGGGCAAATCAACGTTACCCGAAGACTCGGCTGCATGTGCTGCCCCCTGGCTTCAAGACGCAAGCGCCTTATCGAGTTTCAGAAGCATCCCCGCATAGCCAAGGCTTATCTGAGGGCGGGACAGAAATTCTTAGATACGCATCCTGACTCGTCAGCAGTAAGCAGATATGATAACGTTTACGAATGGTTTACGCGTGATGTGTTCTATGCCAACAATAAAGATTGGGAAAAGGCAAACGGCACACTATTCGGTAAGCCCGATTACAAGAAGTTTCTGGAATGTCAGTTTGGTATCGACCTTACCATATAGCGTTTCGGGGTTCGGGGGTTTGAACACGAATGACACGAATAGCACGAATTTCGGTTTTCGATGCCCCACCAGGTTAACATAAAACATTAAACATTAATAAGAGATGAGTCAACTTACGCAGAATACCCTGCAGAGAATAGACAAGTGGCTATCTAACGGACTGAGTATCGACACGATGTTTCCAAAACTGGAACAGAAGTATAGGATGCAGCTCTGCTACGAGTTCTACAAGCGCTGGGTACAAAACAATGATATAGACCCCAAGACTACCTGCCGCAACATAGCAAGGCGCGACTACGCGCTGTTTATGAAACAGGCAGGACAGGGCAACAGGGAGGCGCAGGAAATGGTGATGGCGCTGCATATTGATATTGACGACGAAGGAAATATCAAACCCCGTACCATTACCGAGCTGACAAACGATGTGGCGGTCTGCAACCACATTATTCGCTTTTTTATGACCGATGAAAGTCCGCGTCACAAGGCGATGTATCTCAATTCTGCTGAGTGGCTTATCCGCACAGGCAAGCAGCAGAACAACGACCGTGCGGTGGATAAGGGTATGCAGGCATTGGCTACCGTTTATGGCAACTTTCTCGAAGAGAAGGATGCTACCGAGGAAATGCCGGATATGAGCCGCATTGCCATTACGCAAGATGTGAGCATCGTGAAGCGTGACAGGGTGAACTATACTGACGAGTACAAGAAAAAAATGGCTCGCAAGTATGGTCTTACGGCAAAGGATATGCAGGATATTGCCGAGGAGGAAAGTCTGCAGGAGCATAATGAAAAGGTACCTGACTATATGGAGTATATGGAAGAGGTGCTGGATGAACATGCTGAGAAGAAGGAAGCCGAAATGGATATTCCGGAAGAGGAAGGTGATACCGAAAAGGAAGGAGGCGATGATGAGTAAGCGCAAAGGTGATCATCATTATCACAATAAGGTTCCTCCCTTTACACCGGACCCCGAACATTACACCCGAAAACAGCATACCTGGAAGGCGAAGGTGGCATACGAAACAGAGGATGCTGCCTGGGAGTTTCTGAACCAAAGACCGGAGCTGAAGGCGCAAGGGTATGTGGCGTACCAATGCAAGACTTGCCAGAAATGGCATGTGGGAAAGTTAAGAATTAAGAATTAATAGTTTATAGACTTTATGGCAAAAGACTGGGTAGGCGGCAATGCTGCCGTATTTAAAACGTTAGGCGCAAGCAACCATAAAAACGGCGAGCGACAGCGTGAAGACTACTATGCCACAGAACCCGCAGCTACCGAATGGCTCTGTAAGATAGAGCAGTTTACGGGGGTAATTTTGGAACCTTCTTGTGGCGAAGGGCATATTAGCGAGGTATTGAAGGCGCATGGCTACGATGTAGTCAGCCGTGATTTGATAGATAGAGGTTATGGCGAGGTTGCAGATTTTCTTTCCATCGACAACTTAGAATGGAACGGAGATATTGTTACCAACCCACCCTACCGATATGCCTTGGATTTCGTAGAAAAGGCTTTGCAGATTATTCCGGAAGGAAGAAAGATTGCGATGTTCCTGAAACTTACTTTTCTTGAAGGGAAAGGAAGAAGACATCTGTTTAAAACGCAGCCACCTTGCAGGGTATGGGTAAGTAGTTCACGATTAAAATGCGCCATGAACGGCAACTTTCAGGCTTTCGGAAGCAGCGCAGCAGCCTATGCCTGGTTTATCTGGGAAAAAGATATAAAGGAGAAACTATTCTAAAATGGTTTAATTGATAAAGATAGATTTATAGAGGATGGAATTAAATAAGATTTATAATGAGGATTGCCTGATAGGAATGAAAAAGATTCCGGACGCAAGCGTGGATTGTGTTATCTGCGATTTGCCGTATGGCGTTCTCAATAAAAAGAGTGAAGGCGGTGGCTGGGATTGCATTATCCCACTTGAGCCATTATGGAAGGAATATCTACGCATAACCAAACCCAATGCAGCCATTATTCTTTTCTGTCAGGGTATGTTTACCGCGCAACTTATGATGTCGCAGCCGAAACTCTGGAAATATAATCTTATTTGGAGCAAACAGCGGGTAACAGGCTTTCTGAATGCCAACAAAATGCCTCTGCGCTCGCATGAGGATATAGCAGTATTCTATCGGAAACAACCTATCTACAATCCTCAGATGGTAAAATGTGCGCCACATCAAAGAAATCATCGAAGAGGCGATGGTTCTCACAGTTTAAAGCGAGGTTGTTATGGCGATCATAAAGAAGTGCCTACTATCGTATCAGATGAAAAATTCCCAAAGAGCATTATCTGCTTCGATAAAGAACATTCTACCGACACCTTTCACCCTACGCAAAAGCCAGTCGCCCTTATCCAGTATCTTATATGTACTTATACCAATGTGGGGGGGTGCGTTCTCGATAACTGCATGGGCAGCGGCACTACAGCCATCGCATGCATCAGGGAAAAGAGAAATTTCATCGGCTTTGAGCTGAACAAAGAATATTACGACAAGGCTTGCAAGCGCATCAAGTTAGAGATGATGCAACCGAGCCTGTTTTAAAATATACAAATAAAGGAAGATATGAAATATGGATTGCCCTATAAGGGAAGTAAAAACAAGTTGGCAGAGAGGATTGTAAGTCTCCTGCCTAAACGCACGCATCTGATAGATTTATTCTGCGGCGGGTGTGCGGTGAGCCATGCAGCGTTATTGAGAAACAAGTATGAGCATATCCACATTAATGATATTAACTGGATATGCCCTACTCTATTCATTGATGCGTTGAACGGCAAATATCAGAACGAGACGAGGTGGATAAGCCGTGAGGATTTCTTCAGACTGAAAGATACCGATCCATACGTAGCAGTAGTCTGGTCGTTGGGAAATAATCTGCGTGATTATCTTTATTCTAAGGAAATTGAGCCTTTAAAGAAAGCTATTCATTATGCGATATTCTTTCGTGATTACACCCTGGGGAAAGAACTTGGATATGACTTATCTTTTATTGAGCCTATCAGTGACATTCAGCGCAGATATGCTGCCGTAAAGAGATATTTCAGCCAGTTCGGTCACTTCCAGCAACAATCATTTGAGGGGGGCAGAATTGCCGAGATTGCAGAGCACAGAAGCTTACGACAGAATCAATCAGACTGGAGAATGCCGAAAGATGGAACACAAGAGCCATCTTTCAAAAAAAAAAAATACAAACGCCCAAGCGAACTTCAATCAGGAGAAAGCCGCAACTGCATTGCACAGATTGCAATACCGAGAGCGACAACTATCCCTGCCGAGAAATTCGGGGGGCGATTTTCAAACATCACATCAAGTGTGCTTGATTATGCCAAGGTTGAAATTTCAAATGATAGCGTAATTTATTGCGATATTCCCTACGAAGACACTAACGTGTACAATAAAGCTGAAGGTTTCGACTATGAGCGATTCTACGATTGGTGCGAGCATCAGACACAACCCGTTTTCATATCTTCCTATCAGATGCCCGATGATCGCTTTGACTGCATCGAAGAGTTCTCTCATCGCTCTACCCTATCAGCTACGGCTAATAATCTCGTAACGGAACGCATCTATGTTCCGAAACATCAGAAGGAGCGAGGCAACAGAGCTATTCAACTTTCATTATTTTAAATCTGCGAAATTATGGCAAAGATTATTTATTTTGGAACCAATGGATGTTCCGAGCGCTACCATATCGATATTGATATGGCACTGACAGGAGAAGAAAACAATAAATGGTGCGAGTGTGATAATGAAGTCTGGATAGAAAACATCCGGAAAAATCCAGGTCGCCACCTGGTTCAACACCATAGTGAAACCTACACCAACTACGGTGTGCCTTTCTCTGTAGATGAAGATAGAGTTCTATCATTTCTTCTTCTGGGAAGGAGTACACTCAGAAGAAGAAATGATAGAACTCATAAAGAGCAACCCGTTTTTGAAACGACAATTTAAAATGTAAGCAACAATGATAGTAATAAAAATCAAAACATGGAAAGACTGGAAACAGGACTTTCTAAAATGGGTGCAAGCACCTCGGCGCAGTACTTGCAAGGAGTACGTAGATTATATGGAGGCTTTACAAAATCAAGTTCTCTACAAAATAATAAACGACACTTGCGATAAATACGGCAATATGCGTGAGGATCAAATTCAAAACATCACCGAGGCAGTCGAGAGATGCGTGGCTGAGTGTGCCAAAGAAACACGCAAGCTAATCGATGATTGCCAGCCCGCAAAAATTCTCTAAGACTGCAAAAAAAACTGGCATATCTGCGGATTTCAAATCCGCAGGAACGCCTAACGGACGCAATGGCGCTAAGCTAAAACAACATACATTCAGGATAACAATTTTACTATTATGCAGCAACCACATCAGATATACTTAACCCGCTTTCAGCAGCAATCATTATACATGGGTGCCCGAGACGAGAGGGATATTGCAGCTCGACGCACGGGTAAGACCGATGGCCTCGTGGCACCCTATGTATGGATGACCAGCAACTCCATGCCAGGAATGCTGGGGGCATGGGTAGCCGTATCACGACAACAGGGCTTCTCGAAAACCATACCGGGTACCATGGCTGCCATGGAGCGAATGTTCGGTTTTCAGATAGGCATTCACATGGGTTGGGGACGACCGCCAAAGCATGTGCGCCCTTCCATCTTCAAACCGAAAAGCTACGAAAATATCATCTGGTTTGCAAATGGTGCCCAATGGGCATTGATTTCTCTTTCGCAGACCGCTTCTGCAAACTCTTATACCTTCAGTGCATGTGTGGGAGATGAGTGCAGATTCTTCCCTAAGAAGAAAGTGGATGAGGAGTTGATGCCGGCATTATCAGGACAGACACACCCACTGGGAGACATCAACTTTTCTGACTACAACCCACTCTACCGTTCTACCCGATTCGTAAGTGATGCCTCGCTTACGGCAAAAGGCTCATGGCTGGAGCGTGAGGACGAGAAACTGGACTTGGAGATAGAGACAGGCAGGTTTAAGGGCAAGACCTACCGATGGGTACAGAACGAGCTGGAAGAGTATGCCGACAAGGTTATCAGATATAACGACCTGCTCTATAATGCCAAGAAGACGGGGCATTCGCTTCGCGTGGTATCAGTAGAGGAAAAGACTATCATACGTGCCGTGGCATTGAAAATGCTGAAGCATGAAGGCATGTTCCGCATTCTGCCTAACCATGGCAATAGGATTACCAAGAACATGGTGGATATGGCAGTAAACTACAAACTGGTTACTGCCGAGGATGCCAAACTTATCTATGATTACGAATATCTGATTACACCGGATGAGGATTTCGAGATGCAGATGTTCCTGCGCTCGAAGAAGTTTCAGGATGACTATCTCAGAGAACTGCGGCGCTCGGCTTTCGTGGTGCGCAGGGCATCTACCCTCGAAAACGTGGACGTTCTGGGTGAGGAGTATATCCGACAGATGAAGCGAGATCTTCCACCCTATACCTTCATGGTCTCGATACTGAACGTGAAAATCAAGAAATCGAACGATGGTTTCTATTCTAACCTGGATATAGATCATGTTCACGGTTATATCCCCGATGAGATTGACCCGCTTTCTCAGGCTAATTTCCGCACAGAGAAGGCTACGGGCATCATCGGCGGCAAGAAGATTACATCAGAAAGTTATCAGCCCGACTTAAAAGAGCTGTCCGAGAGAAACGACTGCCGTATGGATAGCGACTGCGTGAACGACCTTCCTCTTTATCTCGCATTTGACTATAACGCCAATATCAATACCCTGGTGGTAGGTCAGGTATATCAGCGTGACGGATTGGAGGCAGTGAATGTCATCAAGAGTTTCTACGTAAAGAACGAGCGCAAGCTGCGTGAACTGGTAGATGATTTCTCGCATTACTATGCTCCGAAGAGAGCCGTGAACCGTGACGTGGTTTACTTTTACGATGCTACGGCAAAACAAGGTGCATCGTATGCGCTGACCGATGAGCGATTCTACCAGGCAGTTATCAAAGAGCTGGAGCGTAACGGCTGGAATGTGACGGCGATAGATATGGGTGTGCCGGAGCAGCATGAGGTGAAGCACCGTATCATCAATAATGGTCTTGCCGGCATAGAATATCCTGCTATTCGTATCAATCAGCCTAACAACCCCGACCTGATTATAGCTATGCAGCTTTGTGAAGTGAGCATCGGCTATCAGGGATTCAGAAAGGATAAGAGCCAGGAGAAGAAGCCGGAAACGGAAGACAACCTGCCGTTGCAGCAGAGAACAGACTTCACCGATGCCTTCGACTCCTTATATCTTGGCTGCAAATTCTGGCGAGGAAATATCGGCTGGTTCGTTTTGCCAGACGGAAGGAACGTTTAACTAAATGTTGAATGCTAAGTGTTGAATGTTGAATTAGGCATACGCCATTGAGATAAACCAGCGATGGAATCGCTAGGAACGGAGGCTTTACTCCGAGAGGTAATTCAACATTCAACATTGATAAAAACATTCAACACTTAACATTAAACGAAATGAGGGGCGGGTGTCATCACGACAGCCGCCCCTCTTGATATTAACAAAACTTTACCTTAAAACAATTTTGACTTTTAATTCATGAGAACTAATTAATAAAGAAAATAAAGTCCCCGCGTTTCACAACGAAGGAACTTCAACAAGATCAAAAACTAACAACTCAATAAAATTAAAATAATCATAACTATTACGTTAAGCATATTTTGATAAAACACTAGAAGAATCTATTCTTTAATCTCAGGATGATCTCTGAGATATTTTTCGCGAAAGTTACGGAACATAAGTTCATGCAACTTTCCCTTTTCCGGACTCAATGTTCTCCATCTCTCGCTCCACTTTACCTTTTTACGGTAACAGGCTATGCGGACCACGGAGGATATAGGAAAATCGGTTGCCGTTCTTCCCGTTTCCGGATCATCATACGTAATACTAACTATCGGACTATAAACATCACGAATACATACGCCCTGTTCTGCTACTGCCTGGAGAAGTTTATCATCATTCATTGGCAGCAGCAAAAGGGCGTCACCGGAATAGGAATTATTAATGAGCGATTCAAAACTGCCGTTATGAAGTTTGATAAACCTGCCATCGGTGAAATAGATTTCCACCACCACTTCCTGGTAATCGCCCTATCCTGGTCGAGATCAGTAATCTCATCCCATAGCGTTTTATTTGCGAAGTCCATCTTACCGGAAGAATCCATCATCAGCCAATAGACAGACTTGAGCTGTTGCAGCATCATCTGCTCCCCTATTTTATTCATACGCTATAATCTTTCTTTTTTCTGTTTGCAAAGGTAATACTTTATTTTTTGATGGGCGGGACAAGAAAAGTAAAAGAGTAAAAAGGTAAGAAAGCCTAGCGGGGTAAGGACCAGCGATAGAATCGCCGGGAACGGAGGCGCAAAGCGGTTAAGGTTCTTTTTACCTTTTTACCCTTTTACCTTTTTACCTTTCAAAATTCCTTCACCAGCAGCAGACGATTGTTTTCATTCCTTGCCATTACACGATAGCCAAGGCGTTTATACCATTCGAGAACGAAAAGCTTACTGTCTTTATCATCCCATTCCAGCTGTGCCGACTTGCAGCCCAATTTCTTAGCTTCCCGCTCTGCGGTCTCCATCAGGAGGCGAGCCGTTCCCTGCTTGCGGTACTTCTCATCTACCCAAAGGTTGTAGATAGCGCAATCGGCATACTGATAATACTCGTCTTTATAAGGTCCAGGCTTCGGTACCTCCACCTGTACGGTGCCGTGATGATTTTCATCCACGACAAAAATCTTTTGGGATGCCTCCCAATCTTGAATCTGTATCATAATATATTCTTTTTTATAAATCCTTAAAGTCACTTGCTAATTATTTAAAATTCGTCTTTAATACCGCATCTTTTCTAAGGTTGTCATAAAAATCCCTTGGGCAAATGCAATCCCAGAAGTTATCTGCTGACGCATTATATCTGTTGCCAAAGAAATCACAGGCACAGTTTACGCTTGTCTGATTGAAAGCGATTGCCTCTATATCATTTACGCTATGGACCTTAATAAAGGCACTCAGTTTTTCGTATTGTTGTGGATATATACCTCCACACTCATCAGCGACAACCTTTAAGCATTCAAGATAAACTGGTATATCTTCGCCTAAAACCTTTGCAAAATCAAAAGTAGATCTGAACACCATCATTTCCTCATAAGTTAAGCGGAAATCTTTCTGTAGGTCCTCAATCTCCTTTTTGGATGAAGCACATATCCATCGGCTTACATATTCACCTTTTGCCTGTTTTTCCTTCACCCATTCCAGATCCAGCGGTTTTCCATCAGCTCCTACGGGTACATAAGATGGAAGGTATTTCTTTTCCAGATACATCCAAAGGTGAGGCATTCCACCCCAAGCGTTTGGAATCTCTATAGCGAGTTTCCAGCACTTCTTTTTCTTCATTTTTACGTATATCTCAAACATGATAAAGCTTAGTTAATGATTAAATGTATCTCATCTTCGTAGTCCTTGATAATCTCTATCGGACGGAAATGCTTATCCAGGTACTTCTCGGGGACTTCATTCATCGGACCCTCAAATAAGGTCTGAAGGTTGCGGGTATCAGGCTGGATAGTATCAATGCTTACCTGGCAGAACTCGTCAATGATAGTACCTACAAGGTCGCCTATCTTCAATGGCGAAGGATGCAGCTTCTTCTCCTCTTTCTTGCTGAGAGGAGGAACAAATGGCTTCTGCTTCTCGCAAATCACGTAAGGGGTCACGATACTCTTCTGCTTGGAAGCATCATCTGTAAAATCATTGTACTTGATAGTAACAGCGTTAAAATTACCGAGATAGTTAATAGGGCATGCCTGGATAACCTCTGCAAGGCTCGGTTTGAACAAATTCGGTGAGCCGAAAGTATGCACTGCTTCAAAACTAGGCAGTACGCTTTTCACTTCCTTGGGGTGTTCCTTATTATATGAAGGCTCATCCCAGATACAGGAGGCACCAAACACATCTTTAGGCTTTGGATATTCTAAAAGCACAAACTCTTTTGCTTTAGGGTCATGCCGGAAACAGAAAACGCTGATACCTTCAGCTATCTTCTCTATCTGCTCCCTGGTTAATTCTATCTTTTCCATAATCTATAAATCTTTTAATCATTAAAATGCGTCTTTAATATCACATCCGGCTACTGCCTTGTATTCTGCCTTGAGGAAAGCAATCTCATCCTTCAGGCGCTTGATTTCTGCGGTAGGCTGATTACGCTCTACACACTTTTTCCAGTTGCGGTAGGCATAATAAAACTTATCGCATAGCTTCAGTTCCTCATCGGTGTACTTTTGCAGATGCAGACAGTGTACCTGTTTTATCTCATTCAGTTTACCATCCGCTTTAAGTACAATCAGCCCGGCATAATCAGGAAGGAGAGAATATACTTTCGCACTAAGGTACCATGGTACGCAATAATAAAAGAAATTCGGGCGGCGACGTTTCTCATCTCCATTCTTCAGCAATTCATGCTTCTGCCGCTTATGGGTGAAATCGTTCTTGAAATCAGCAAGGGATATTTTGCATTCCACCTCATACCAATATCCGCTTCGGGTCTTGATGAGCATATCACTCTCCCAGTCGAACACATAAAGGTTTTCTACGATAAACTTATGGTTCGATTTCCAGCCGCGCAAATGCTGCTGAAGAAGCTGCTCTGATACCTGCTCCTTAGTAAGGAGCTGTGCTTGTTTACTCTTTGTTCCCATCTATCTTTTTCATTTGTCCGTCCTTTAATTCATAACCCACATCTCGAAGTCTTGACTCTAACATCTTGACTTGTGATATGGAAGCTACATAAATTTCGGCTTTATCAGGATCGCAAAGATTTATATCAGGAATAATTTCATTAGCGAAATTATCTGTTTTCTCGCTACGGCTAATTCTTCTATCCGGATCGCTAACATAAAGCTTTTTTGAATCACCGTCTTCACTCCAAAAGAAATGAAGCAATATCTTTTTATCTATATGCCAAAGGTTAGCCTTTACGCAAGCAAAACTCTGTTTAGTACTCCGAGGGTCTTTGCTTTTCAGGAAATAAATCACACCTTCCTGCATAAGCGCAGGAGGTACATTAATATCTCCCACGTATTCACTATATTCACAAGGCCTGACACGATACTTACAGTTTTCCGTATCAATATCATATTCCTCTGGGTTGAAATCTCGCCAATTAGGTTCCTCCAATGGGCGATACTCCACGGGATTCCCATCCTTGATGGCTTGCAGCACCTGCAGCAAGCCATCAACATCAAACAAATAATTCTTCTTCATACTCTTTTCCTTACTCTTTTCCTTACTTTTATAATCCTTACTTATGAATACGGATGAGACTAGGGATGCAGCAATCGTAAGTTTTATACCCTGGTTCCACGTAGCTGACTTCTGGGTTTGTATCACGCATAGTGTTTATTTCATCCAGGGAATAAGACCACAAACTGTAGGATTGAGTGAAACCTATGTAAAGAATAGAACCTTCGTTGTCATAGCCAGCAAGACGACCGAGAAAATTTCCCTTCGCCTTACCAGCCGTAATCAGAACTTGACGACCGTGATAGAGATGATAAATCTCTTTAACCGTCAATACGGAAATATCCTCAAACTCGGAATCTTCGGACGCAGGAGTATTCTTCTGCTCCATCCTCTCTTCGATAGACTCTACCTCCATCTTAATATGCAGCAGTTCACGTTTTTCACGTTTTTCTCGTTCTCTCCTGCTTTTGAGAACAAAGAGCTTTGCCTTTCTCCAGCTATCTGCCCAGCCAAGAAGCAAAAGACCTACAGAGAACTCAGCCAGCACTACGATGGTTGCCTCCAGGCAGCAATCGTATATCTCCTGCGATAGAACGCAAGGATGGGTATAAATATTCTTCAGCTTGCCGAGAGCGTAAATAAGGACAACAGCAAGGATGGGTACCAAAATCGCCAACAGGTTAACACCGATAACCTGGGCATAATACTTCAATTTACTTTTCATCATTTTCTTTTTGTTTTGATTCATAAATCTTTTTTATTTCATCAAGATTTCTGACACACAAATTTCGATAAGCACCTTCAAAAGTTTCTGCCTGTTTATACATGCTGTCCTTTACCATAAAACGGCAATCAAGACCGCGTGCCAGGGTTTTAACCGCAACAATAAAACCGACAAACTCGTTGGGATCATATCTATCTTTCTTGATAGGAGATTGAGCACCGATGCGTATCTCGTCCGTAATCTTGTATGTTTTCTTGATTACTTCCGATGCAGTATGAATACTTGTTATCGGCTCTAGAGATACAAAATTCTTAACCACATATTTGTCGTGCAGCTCACGCAAAGCTTCGATACGTTCCTCGGTAGAAGGAGCACCAGGCTCCAACTTATCTTTACCAGTGATAGTAAAACCGATGGTGAGGTGGCGGGCTATATCCTTATAATCTGTTGTAAGGTCTCGAAGTGTACTCTTCCACAATCCCGTCTGCATCCAATGCACGTTTTTTGTTAATATCGTAACCGGAATGCGATCAAATAGCAAATGTAAAACCACCTGCTGCAGGATAAGCATATCTGCCTCTATATCGAATGGGTCGCAAGTGAAAGAGAGGAAAATACCGCCATCCTGACGTATTTTATCTATTCCTATCTTCTCTAAATCCTTCGAGATAATATCACGGGCAGCCACAAGACTTTCATGGTTCACAACACCTTTCTTAATAGCATCATGCGCAGTCATATTATTTTTCTTCCGATATTCATTGAGCTGCTTATCTCGCTGCTTAATGATAGGTGCCGCCAGTTCGGGCTTATCGCCGAAGACGTGACTCAACACTCCTCTGCGGTTATAACAATATGTGCAGCCGTTAGAGCAACCATGGTAAAGATTGATTGCCCACTTAGCATATTCACCAGCCGCACCCTGCGGCTGGTAAATCAATGCTCCTTTTACAGGAGGTTCTTTTGTTTCTGTTTCCATACGCTATTCTTTTTTATCTTCTGGCTTTTCAATCAAGAATCCGATACCAGCTTGGATATTACCAAGCTTATACCACTTCTGACTGAGAGTCATCACGTAGCTGCTGAAGGCATTCTCCTCAATATCCAACTCGAAGGCTTCGTCTGTATCAGGCTCACCGTGTCTGATATAACCTTTACCTGGTGTATAAATGAGACGATAGTAAACGCCATCCCTACAGAGATACAGACCGCTATTCTCGCAATCAGAACTCCACCATTTCGGCTTACTTACATAGCAAAGCATTACATCGCCATCGTAAATAGGAATATATGATTTCTTGCCCTTATTCTCGCCTACGTAATCTTTGGCATCAACATTATCTACCTGGCGGGCGGTAGCCGTTAGCGTATAGCCGTTCTTTATCATTTCGGCTATATCAAGATATGCAACCTGCCATTGCAAATTAAACTCCTGCTGAAAACGCTCAGCACCTCTTTTAAAGAATGCAAGGATATTTGGCTTTCTATCCTCGCAATTAGCTGCGGTATCTTCGATGAGAGAGTTGAAGACTTGAAATTTGCTAGCTTCCAACGCCATCTTTATCATGGAATAAAGATACCCGTCCTTCTTATCTTGGATACTCCAATACTGACCCGAAGCTATCTTACGCAGATCACCGTACATATCCATCGCTTCACGCTCCTGAATATTATGCAGATGACAGACAAACTTATATTGGTCGGGAAAAACGCATTCCACCATATTGCTAAACTTTAGCATATTCTTGATGATGCTTACATATTCTTCTGTTTCCATACGCTATTTTTGTTTATTTTCTAAATCTTCACTCTGTTCAAAGTTTTTATTCCAACAGATGATGGTACCATTTTCAGGTATTCTACATACGAAACCTGGGCAGCCCCAGCATTCTAAGGAATCTGTTCTGATAAGGCAATCATTATATTCAGCCTTTTCTCCGTGAGGACACGGGGCATTATGAGGGTACTCCGTAGCTACGACTTTCACCTTATCATAAATAGAACGAAGTCTGGTATTTAAAGTACTAATTCTCTTATACAGCTCGCTATTCTCTTTTTCCAAAACGTTATTGCGTTTGTATATTCTATAAGCGGCATTTCCCTCCCATCGTTCGTACTGCTTACGGAAACGATGGTTGGTGTACTTACGGAAGAATTTAGACTTACTGCCCGATTCTATGATAAGGTCAAAGATAAAGCCTGCTATCCTCTCCTTCACCTGATTCATATTTATCTTCATACGCTACCCTTCTTTATCATCATTAACAAGATCCTCATACTCACCAATCGTGATTTCCGTGAAATCACGATTCTTCTTCTCGGCTCGAATACTATCATCGAAGAAGGCAAAGTAACGGTCATTGCAGCGGAGAAGCTGAGTGATAGAAAAAGGACAACCGTTAGGACCCCCTATGCCCAGTTCATCCAATATACCGAAATGGTTAGCAACAGCTTTGTAAGAGGCAAGTACAGCGGCGATAGCTTTACCCTGCTTGCACCGCTTGTTAGGCGCAATGCCAACGTAACGGCCATCATCAAACAACTGGGTACCTACCTCTCGCCATAACTTCTTATCCAACTTTTCATATTGCGCAGTCGGCACCCAGATAGCGGTTATATCATACTCTCGCAGCAGACTGCGGTTAGGCTGATAACCTTGCCACTTCTCAAACTTGAAGCAAACGGCTTCATCCACTCTCTTCATATAAGCCTGATACTCTTTTTCTTCAGCATCGAGAATACTCTTAATGTATTCGTAAGCCTTACTTCCCTTTTTTGCTTCGTACAACATACGCTATTTTTTTGTTTCTAAAAACATGTATTATTTACTCACCATTTTATCATACTCCTCCTGAGTGATTGTGCCTTTATTCAAAAGGCTCATCAGGTAGAAGCGGGCCACGGTACCCATGGCGATTTTCATTCCCTGATATACCATACCGATGGAATCATCATCGGTGAGGATGTTTAGGTCAGACTCCTTGCCATCCTTCTCGCAAGTTACCTTGACGGTAAACTTGTCATCCTTCATCTCGTGATAGGAAAGGTTGAGCTGCAAAATCTGCTTGCCAAACTCCTCTTCTTCTGATTCATTCTCTGCATTCTGCTGCTTTGTATTTTCTGCCATAATCTTTAATATTTTTATTTATTTTAATAACTATCAACTAATCTTTTTTGCTTTATACGCTACTTCTCAGTTTCTTTCTGTTGAACATCTTCTTTCTTATCTTCCACATACTTCTTGCCACAGAAAGGGCAATACTCGGGTAGGATATTTACCTGGTTCCACTTTTCACAGAAGGAACCATCTCTCTTCTGTTTATGGAATAAACCATAAACATTCACCATCGCAATGCCCGATGGAATACCGATACTTGTATCAAGGCAACCACTCTCGTTGGTCTTCTCCTTAACCATTTTCTCAACTCTGCTAATACAATTACATGCCATAATCTTTAATGTTTTAATTGTTCTAATAACTATCAACTAATCTTTTATGCATCATATAATAATGAAATGGGCGAGGGTCGTTTGGCTCGTCTTGGTGATAACCCATTCCGGTAAGCCACTTATCTGCCCAAGTACCAGGTTCTGGTTTCATATCCCAATTTACAAACAGGATATGCACGCCGTAACCTTCAGCTCTAGCCTCTAAGGTTTTTATCATTAAAGCGCCAATGCCCTTCTGCCGATCTTCCTCGCTAACGATGAAGCTATTGATATAGCCACACACTGGGTCCTTCATTATCGGATTGTAAGCAGGATCAAACTCCATCAAGGCGAAAGCGGTACCAGTTAGATTTGTAAGGGTAAGGACATTTAATTTCCAAGAACCATCGTGGTCGTTGTAACATTTAATCTCTTTAAGATATGATATAAAAACGAACTCCGGCTCTCTAGCTTCCTCGTCAGATAGAATTGCAGTTTTACATTCTGCCTCATGAATGAGATTATCTACAATTCCATCAAGATAGTTTTTCTCAGTCGCCTTCAGAAAGGCATTTAATCTCGCAGCCAAGGCTACACGTTCTACTTCTTTCATACGATTAAAAAAATTATTCTTCTCGATAATTAAGACCTAGGCCAAAAAGAAAATGTTGCAACTCGTGGATGTAAACAATATCTTTTTTGGACGGAGTAACAAAATCATAATGTTCTAAATGAACATTCCAATAATTTCTTAGCATAGTGCTCTTGGAACTACGAGTTATTATAACTTCAGTTCCATCCTTTTTGAATACCTTTTTATAAGGCACATCGAAACGTATATCTTCCGGATCATAGTCCGGACAGGAAAAACCTGCACATATCAATCTTTCAGGTGTAATTCTGAGACCATCCATATTAGATACATGCACGACTAGGTGTCCCTTTTTCAAAAGTCGATTATAAGTGACTAGATATTCCGTTTCCGAAATACGCCCCAAGACTTCATATACAAGATGTGAATCTATTGATACCAAATCTCCAGTGATAAACTGAGACTCTATATCCCACTGGCACTTCTCCTCTCCTGTCCAAAGCCTATGACTTAATCTGTAAGATCTTTCTTCTTTTATCTTATCATAAATTACAAATATAAGCATTACTAAGAACATATACAGAATTACCAAGATAGGGCTTGTTACTACAAACATACGCTATTTCTTTTTTCTTTTACGTTTATTCTGTAAATACTGTCCGAAATCTTTCGGGGTAGGAACCATCATAAAAGACTTATCCATCATTGTAAATTCCGGGTGATAATAATAATCTCTAAGACTTTCTTTCATACGCTTATCTATTTAAATGATTATCACAAACCAAATCGCATGACGTTTCGCCTTGCGAATCAATGCACCAGCCCTGGCCATAGGCATCCTCATTGTCGAACCAGTAGCAGTTACCGCAACATTTCTTTTCTTTCTTTGCCATAAGCTATTTGAATCTGATTACGAACATATTCTTTTTTAACCACGCATCAGGGCACATGCCCTTCTTCGGTTTATCTACAGTTATCTCGTCGATTTCCTTCTCGATATACGGTTGGTTATCTTTCGGATAGCCGAGTAGAAAATGAACGTGTGTGAAAGGCTCTAATACTTCCTTGCGATAAGTTCTATCTTCCGGACTGTCCGAAGTATGTTTGAGACCTCCGGTGAGATAACCTTGCACGAAAAGGCCTCTATCGGAAGCACGATGATATTTGGCTACACCAACTATCAAGTCTGGCCTATTCGGTATATCCTTTCTAAATAAACGAATCGTCCAGTATAAAGAGCATTCCCGATACTCCTCTGTCTTCTCTCCGCTAGCTATCTTCTGGTACCACTCATCAGTAAGATGAATGGTTAATATTTTCTTTTCTGCCATATTATTTACTTTTTATCAGTGATGGAAACCACTTCGGATCCCGAATAGGATAAGATAAACGATTGGCCAATTCCCTGTAGAAGAAATTGATAGGGTTGCGATATAACTTCGTATTAAAGTCCCGCATCTGGAATGGCATGTGAGGCAGGGGGACGGAAAGCATAGACTTGCTGAATACCGGCAATACCGTTCTTGTCAACATCTGAGCTTCGTAGTACGCTTCCTTATCATCTACTATCGTAAAAGTGCCAGTGAAACTGCGGGGTGCTTCCTTGCTCTTTTGCTTACCTGCGGCAAAAGGGTTGCCAGATGGGGAGATGTCGCTATCGTTCACAAGAGAAATCTCATGCCATATATCGGGCAGCATTAGCTCTTCTCTATGTTCCCACTCCATCTTATTTTCACCATGGCCTGCGAATGTTACCAGATTGCCTTCCTCTTTAATATAAGGCTGACCTGGCTGCCTTTCAAAATTTTCTTTCTTGCAGACGAAGACTCTTTTTCCTATACCAGCATATTCTTCTGTCAGCTCTCCCTCGCTTACATTCGAGCCAAATGGCTCATAGGGTTCTTCTTTCTTTGCCATAAGCTATTTCTTTTTATAATCTATACCTTCCCTTTCCAGATACTCTTCGGCTGCCTCTTGACTGTCAAACTTCATGGGGTGGCCGAACATATCTTTCATGTATTTGTATTTCTGCCACCAATGCTTTTTATACATAATGAAAAACTTCATTTTATCTGCAAAAACAGAGAGCCTATCCCCGTTAAAGAAACTGGGAAAATATAACGAAACAATTTTTATCTTCATACGACTATCTTTTTTAAAGTAAATATACTCACCTATCTGCTCCATCAATATGATAAGAGATATTACGAATATCGCAAGGAGTATAAGCTGCAGACCTGAGCATTGTTCAATTGCCATAACTATATTATTACTTCTTGCTATAATCTACCCGCTCATCTTTGAAACCGGTGAGGCGCTTGGCATCCTCCTCAGTTATCAACTCCAAATCATCGTTGTTTTCATTATCCTTGATAACCAAATCATCGGTAAAGACGAAATAATACTTACCATCATGGGTGGTAAGATTGGTAGGACGGAAAGGTATGCAGGCAATGAGGGCACGCAGTCCTAACTTCTTCAGAATATCATCGTGAGTGGTAACTGGATGATATGAAGACATCACTTCCTTAATAGCTCTACCCTCTTCATTATTCAGGTTAGGAGTTACCCAAAGCTGATTATCATCATAATAAGTCTTGCTCCAGACTTCCTTATCCAATGTTTCGTACTCCTCGGGAGTAACAACAAACTCGTAGATTTCCAACTTTCGGGAAAAGGTGGAGTTTACATAAGAGGCAATGACTCGGGTTAACTGGAAGGGTATCGCCTTGCGGATGCGATCGCAATACTCTGCGTTTTGCTTTCGCTCCTTATCTATCACGTCCTTCACCCACTCGAAAGACTTAGAACCTTCTTTTAATTTAAATATGTGCATAGTGCTATTAACTTTTAATGATTTTTCTTGAGACCAGCGATAGAATCGCTGGGAACGGGGGCGCGATTTTGCTTCTTGACTTGGCAGGGGCAGGAGGCTGAGTGAATGCAGCAAGTATTGCCTCTGGCGGTCTCAAAGATGATATACTCGTGACCTTTTGAAGTGACGGTGATACTACTACCTTTTATGCGGTCGCCTTCTCTGTAATCGGTAATGAGAGCATGAAACAGCAGATAGAGCATGCCGTACATAAAGAGTGTAAATATCACATCTGAGGTCGTTGCTTTCATCTCATAAAGGAGTTTCTTTAACTTTGCCTTATCCATACGCCTTAACAATTATAGAGCTTGATACCATAGCGGTCCTTCATCAGGGTTACTGCCCAGTCGGGATAACCACCTTTATGCTGCTCCTGATAGATTTCTATCTCCCGGATATAGCGCTGCAGAAGGAGAACAAATCTAGGGTCGGGCGTTTCGCCACCTTTGATGTGATACTTCTCCTGGGCGAACTGCATTTCTACCTTCAGTTTGTAGCTGTAGGTAAACTGCTCGTTGCCTCCTTCATGGAGAATGATAGCCATGACGCGCGCCAGGTCATCTTTATTCACTACCGCCATGCCTACTGCATCGGCTGTGCGGAGAGTAACGAGATAGAAATCATAATCAAAATCTGTTTTATCCATATCGTTTTGTTTTTATCTATTACGCTTTTTTTCTCAATTTTTCGCTGCACATTTCTAGCTTAATTAAGACATCATCCGGAACATCTTCGACACGAAAATCATGCTCTGACGCATACAGACTAATAATTTCCTGATAGAAGTCTTTTATCTCGTCACGCTTAAACGCTTCGTAAGGAACGAAATCTATTGCTTCTACGGAAAGCATAACCCCATCTTTATAAACACAATTTGAGATATAAATGCCGCCAGGATATACAAAAAAAGCTTTATCCTTACAAATTCTCTTCAGACATCGAAATGAAGGAACTTCAGCTAAATCTTGTGCTATCTGCAATTCGGGAACCTTTCTGTAGCCATATATCGAATGAATATAGGCACTTACGAAATCGGAGCGAAAACGAACCTTAGAACGATGAAACAGCCAACCACCGTTTTTCCTTCTGGTTAACATATCCGAGTCTATTCCACCTTCGGGATAGTGATAAACTACAGCATAAATGCTGCCAGCCTCGTTGCGGGTAATAAATTCTACATCTGTTTCTGTCTGTTCTACCTCCCGCGGCTCACCCATACGCTTAATAGCGTTATTGAATTTCATATACGCCTGGTTATTGGTATACTCATCGCCATAAAAGGTAGATACTACCTCGATAAGCTCATTGCTGTCTTCCTTCGAGAAATTCAGTAGGTTTGGGTTCATAACTACTTGTTGCATACGCTACACCTCCTACTTGTTGTAATCTACCACGATGTTGTATTTGGCGAGGACGGGTACCAGACCGGTCATTACGCCTTTGCCCAAGAGAGGAACGGCATCGAGCACGCTGTATGGGATAACCTTCTTCTTAGGGAGCTGTTCACGATGGGCTTCCTCTTCTAGGATTTTCTTGTAAGTTTCCAACTCCTTATCGGCATCATCGCGCTCATCGAGAGCCTTCTTGTATTTGGCATTCAGTTCGTCGTATTGCTTCTGAGCCTCCTTAGCCTCCTGTTTCTGCTTGGCGATATAATCACTGGCCTTGAGCATGGTGTCATTGGCTTCATCAGCTTCTTTTCGCAAGGCTGCTATTTCATCCTGATGCTGGGCTTTCATATCCTCTAGCTGATGTTGCAGATCAGAGAGCTTCTGACGAAGGGCATCGGTATCGGTGGCGGTATGGATGAAATCGAACAGGCGCTCTACGTTCTGCTTTAACTGGGTGCAGGTTTCGGAAGTGGTACCGATAAGGGTTACGGCTTCTTCGGCGGTGAGAGTATAGCCTGGAGAGGCTTCCTTTTTGCCAGCGATGGAATCGCTGGGAACGGGGACGAGAGAGGGACGTGACGAGGCAGAGGGTTGCTGCTGGGCGGCTTCTTTCTTTGCGGCGGCTTCCTCTGCAGCTTTCTTTTCTTCTGCCTTCTTTTCCTCAGCTTGCTGTTCCTGCACAAATTCGATAGCGGAAGGCATATCTCCCAACTTATCGTAGTAATTATCTTCCTGTGCGTCGAGTGCAAGGCGACCTTCGTATACTTCCCATAGGCCGTTGTCGATGAGATAGTAGATAGCGGAAAGCACGATGCGCTCGCCGTATTCTTCGATGTAGGCATTGAGCGGTTTCACCCAGGCTTTTTCTACTACGTCTTTGAGCCATTCCTTATAGACGATGCCCATCAGCTTCTCTTTATCTCCTTCCACGGCATAGCAGGAAGCGATGCGAGGAATGATGTAGAGAGGTTCTGTCTTCTGCAGGAAGTTCTCGAAGTTGATTCCGAGCGCCTGACGGACCATATTACTTACGCTCTTGAACTTGTATTTCTTCAGTAATGAGCGAAGAATATTCTGTTGTTTCGTGTTCATGTTTCTATAATTGTTTATTTTGTATTTCCGAAACTCATGCTTCAGTCTCCGGTTCTGGTTCTTCCGGCCAACCATATTCATTGTAGCCTGTCTTGTGTTCATTAGCTGACTTCTCACGGCGATTGTCATAATATACAGGTTGCTCGCCTGCGGCTACTCGCTCCTTGTTGTATTCAGCAAAGGCGATGGCTAGCTTATCCATAAACTCCTCGTTGGCACGGCGTTTAGCTATCTTGTAGTCGTGTATGGCTTTCTGGTATTTTGCGTGAGCATCAGCACGATCAGCATCTTGCTGAACGAAGAAAGATTTCTTTTCCAAGGTTTGCTTGCCGAGAAATTCTTTCAGGCTAGACTTCTGACGTTCCTTGAACTCAACTTCCTTATCCAGGAGTTCCTTCTTACGTTTCGCAAAGGCCTCGCCGCCATCGGTCTTGATTTTCAAAGCAACTTCGTGTTTTTTGTCTCTTTCCTTACGCAAAGGCGCAAGGACTTCTTTCTGAAATTCTTCTAATGTTCTCATTTTCTCAAAATCTTTAATGTGTTATAAAACTTTTCTTAGTCGAAGAGGGAAGGCTGACGTGCCTTCAGCTCCTCTTCTTTTGCTGCCTTCTCCGCTTTCTCTTCCAGAACTGCAGCAGATAGTATCTGTTTCAGTCCCTTGCGAGAGGCGAGAGGTTCCCTTGATACGAGGGAAATAAACTTATCTCTGCCCAGTTTGCGGTAGAAAGGAATAAACTCCTTATCCACCAAATCGGCAGGGGCGCTAGGAATCAGTTTGCCCTGGTAAGGCTGACCTTTTCCATCTACTACCAGGAAATGGCGTGTGCCATTTTCCTCATCTGATATATCAATGCCTCCGGAATATTTGGCTATGCTGAGTTGACTGCACAGCCAAGCCTCCTTGGCTATCACGATTGTTTTCATAGGGCGAGGGGTTGCTTATTTTTCTGCAGTTAAATCGTTCTTGATTTCATCCCACATCGCCATCTCCACCTTCTTGCCATCGAAGTGGCCAACGGCTACCAACTCGCCACCTTCTTGAGTAGCGTCCGCTGATGAGATGGCGCTGCTGCGGATAATCATAATATCGAACTCGTGGATAGCATCGAGGATGCTCTTCATATCGATGTGCTGCATTTTATCTCTAGCATTCAGACGGATGCGCTGAATATCAGCATCGGTCAGCTTGCTGGACGTTTTCTCCTGCGCCTCCCTCACAGCCTGTGTCTCGATAGTAATACGCTGCTGCTCATAAGCATCAGCGAGCAGTTCCGAGTTTTGTATCTGGGCGGCGATGTTCAGAAACTTCTCGAACAATTTACTTCCACCCGCCAGCAGCGTAGTAGCTAAACTCTGCTCAATGAGAAGAGTCTTGCCCTTTACTTGCCAGTAAATCAAACCAGCCTTCTCCCACTTCTTGATCGTGGCGATTACGCTAGTCAGACTATCCAGTATTTTGAGAGCTTTCTTTGCTCTATGTCTTTTAAACGGATTCCACATAATCTATATATTATTTAAAAATGAATATTCCAGTGAAAAAAGCGCCCTATGCTCACGCACCGGGGAGGTGTAGGGAAATGTGAATAGACAACCCTACATTGCTTTTGCTTGTAGTTATATCACAGAACTTACCTTTCGCCAAAGGCTCATGCTATGAAGCATTTACATTTACTAATTAAGCAATTAGAGCTTTAAAAATCTTCGATAAACTATATTGAATCTTAAAACATGAATTACCTTAATGAGTGATAAACCTGGTACCGTCTACTTCAAGCACCAGAATGTCGTTAACCACACGGATTTCTCCGCTATTAACGAACTGCACTTTCCTCTGATGCCTCAGAACGTCTACCTTCAAACAAACGCATTCACCTTCATCTACATGCCCGGTCTTTGTAAGGAACTTAATGTAGAACGATTTGCGCTTTACGTTTCTCGCTGTCTGCGGATGTATGTAACCAGTTACCTGCTGTCCGCTTCGTGGGTCTATCCACTGCCACTTTTCGCAGAACTGACGGAGGTTCTGATAAGACTGATGATATTTTGCCATAACTATTATTGTTTATACGAAACCACCGAAGTCGTAATGATCACGAGGACCATCCTGCTCCTTATCCTCTTCGTAAGGAGGAAGCTTTGCTTGCAGGAATCGGTTTAGGATGATACTGTCTACCTTCCGTTTCTCCTTGGCTACCCTTTGCCGATGCCGCAATATATCAGGAAACAGGATATTCTTGAGCGGGTTCGACCAATCGGCTGCGTCATTGCATGCCGAATAATCGGGGTAAAGAACCATGGAGTAATGCGATAACTTACCGTTAGGGGTATCGAGCATCGGACCAGCCAACGTAAAGGCTTTCTCCTCATTGTAAAGAACCATGTGCGAGGTCTGTAGGGTCACATCCTGATGGTTCTGATAAAGGATTCTGTCTCTGTATTCCATCAGATGAATATCTATCCAGTCTTCTACACTCTTATCGGTAGAGAGCACCAGGTGAGTTATCCAACCTCGCTCAAAGCAGGTTTGAAGATAGTTGATGATATACCCGGTAGCAGATGTTCTGCTTACGGTCATCGCCAACACCATCACGCAGAAATGATTTTTCTGCGCCCGGTTGGGATTTACATCTGCCAAGTATCCGATAGCGTGGAAGAATTTATCTACCAGCACATCGCCGTGCGTATAGAAGCTCAATGCCCGCCGTGGGGCTTGGATGATTGCCTTGGGCAGCTTTTTATCTACACAGCAGGGAGGAATAAAGAGCAAAGTATCATTCATAATCTTATCTTATTCGTTCGATGTAAGTTTATTCACTAATAATCATCGGCATGATCAGGGTCAATGCTCTAGGTGATGATTCGTTTGCGGTGATTACCCCAGCGCGGCTAGGGTCGCCAAGATGCAGGCATACGGTATCAGACTGGATAGGTGCCAGGGCATTCAGCAAACTGCTTGCCTTGAACCCGATGCGATGACCATCTACGCAATTACTATCGATGATAAGTACCTGGTCGTTCGCCGCCATATTGAAGTCCAAATCCTGCGCTGCTATATCGAGGAACATGCCTTCTTTCTTCAGGACGATCATGTTGCTGCTTTCTGAAGAGAAGAGTGCTACACGCTTTACTACGCTTGCCAACTCCCGTTTGTCTACCACAACATCATAAGGGTTGTTGCGAGGAATTACCGAATTATAATTAGGGTACTGACCTACCATCTTTTTGCAGACGAAGGTAATATCATTACCCGAAGTGAAGCGCACCATACTCTCGTTTGCTTCTATATCAATATCTGCGCAGTCATCAAAAACCGCCAAGCTCTTGAAGAAGGTTCTTTCTACGAGAATAATGCCAGGTGTACCGCTACGGAAGAAATTGCTGCCTCCCGTTTCAGGGTTGTTGGTATGAATGAGCTTGATGAGAGAGTGACCATCAGAGGCTACAAAAGTAACCTCACTTCTGTCCTCGGCTACATCGATGCAGAGACAGTTCATGATTGGTCGAAGTTCAGAATTGCCTACAAAGTTACCGGCATGAGAGAGCACATTACCAAAGGTTGCCATCGGCAGGGAGATATGAAGACTGGCATTATCAGGCTGCGCTGCACGAGGAAATTCCTCGGCGCTGAAATAAACCAGACTGACGTTACCCTTCTTTACATTTTCGCCGTTCTGGGTACAATACTCAATATTCATTGAGCGGTTCTTATCCTGAGATAGATCCATGGTGACTACGCAGTCAGCAGGGAGTGTAGAAAGGAGAGACAACAGAGACGTGATAGGAAGAACAACGTCTTCTTTGAAGCTGCCTTCCACGATACTGAGAGGTGCAGGGATAGATAACTCCGAATCAGTGGTAGCTGATACGAAGAAGAACTGACCATCTTCCTTGCGCTGGGTAAGGAGCACATTGCTCAAGATGGCGATGGTTGACTTGCTGTCGATACACTTCGCAGCTTTCTGCAAAGCTTGACGAAGCAAGAGGGATGATTGCGCTTGTATTTTCATTTTGCTTTATTTTTTTTGTAAATTCTATTTTCTTGTTTATGGACCAGCGATAGAATCGCTGGGAACGGAGGCGCAAAGGGGTTAAGGTTCTTTTTACCTTTTTACCCTTTTACCTTTTTACCTTTAAAAAGGCAGGTCGCTCTTATCTATTTCCTCTACGGTAGCTGCGGCATTGTTGCCATCGCTAGCGTTCGGTATAGCTTGCCTTCTGCCCTGCTTGCGGGAGGTGAATGTCTTCCATCGCTCTTCCTCTTCTGGGGTGAGAATAACAATGTTGCCATCGTCATCACGGTATGGTAATGGGTCGGGACCTTCAACGTATTCCTTCGCTATCCGCTTTAACTCGTCGTAGCTTTCCGGAATATGATCCTTTCCGCTACGGAAGAAGAAATAGACGTGCTTACTGGTCTTTACCCTGCGGATATGCTTTGGCTCCACACTATCATCGTTTTCCCATTCACGCCCTACGAAGTATTCCTCCGTTATCCAGGCGCGAAGCTTGAAACAGCCATGGCGCTTATTGTCCTCACCTATCAGGAGATGATCAGGATTGCAGATGATATTCATATTCTTGCAATACTTCTTGATTTTCTTCTTGAAGGTGGCTCGGCTATATTCCTTACTTTTACCCTCGCTGGCATCAGCCCAATCACGCATGAACTCATTAAACATTTCGTCTGCACAGATAGGTGCTGAATAGACTTCATTACGACTGAAGAACCACTCGAAGTAGTTCACCGTGTTCTCGGTCAGCTCTCTTACCATCAGTCTTCGCTGAACGTTTTTCTGAGGAGCAATCACAAAGGTATGATAGCGCATGATAAACTGAACGGCTAAGGCACAGATGTATATCGCCTGATTGCGGTCTCGCTCATTCAGATTCTCCGGTTCCTTAACGAGGTTCTTCATCACTTCCTTTGGGGAACGTGCCAGCTTATGCTGCATCGGATTTTCTCGACAGAACCTATCCGAGAAAGATACCAAAGGAAAACGGCCGATGGTAGACTCATCATCATCACTCAACTGCGAGTTGCTGGAAATTACGTTCGTTGGCGATTCTTCCAACTTGAAGACGATAGGGTCACCAAACTTTCGTTCTACCTTGGCTCCCGCCGTTACCTTATTATAAAAGTACTTCATGGGGAAACCCGAAGGTTTATCTTCCCAATGTACTACCCTATATTTACCCGGAGAAATCAGCAGGTCGGAAAGACTGAACTTTGCATCGGCAATCGTCAGGAAATCTTTCATATCAACGCGCAGTACATTGACTGCTGAACCTACCACAAGTTCTATCATCAGTGATTTACCCGAACCGCCACTTGCCTGCTTCTCGTCCTCCACCTCATCTTCGAGAAGATAAGGACAGATACTCTGCATATCAGCCCATGAGCGATAACAAATTCTTCCTAAACAGGAAATCATGTTGGCAAAATGGGAGTCGATGTCGGCGATAGCTTCGGCAGGCATTGGCTCTTTGTTACGGATGCAATCCTGCTCCAGTCGCCACTGCATATTGCAGCAGCCTCGAATCACTCTCAGGATAGGCCAAAGCTCTTTCTCCTGCTTACCTTTCCAATCCACCTGCCAGCGGAAGGTTTGCGCCCAATCTTTAAGCTCGGATTTTTTTTGGTCGATTTCGGCTCTTGTGAAGACTGGCGAACCGTCTTCGTTGGTCTGAGCTTCCTGCTGGGCGATGACTGCCACCCTATCCTTGTATTCCTGGCTCTCGCTGATAACAAACGGAGGATTGAACACCCTCATCGTAAAATCATACGGTCTTTTAGCCAGGGCAGGTATAAAGAAATTCAGGCGGTCATAGCTGACTGGCATGATGGTTTCGGGCGTAATCTTCAACGCTACATTGCGGAAAAAGAAATATTCCGTATGCGCATCGAAACTTTCTGTGAAGTCTATCACCATGCCCTGCAAGCCGCCAGCCGATTTCTCGCTGAAATTCTTGTCTATCAGGTTCGCGCAGTCTGACATCATCTTGCGCTCCTGATCATTATGCCGCCAACTCTGTTCAGTAAACTGCAGAAGTTGGTTTTTCGTTGCTTGGATGATACTCTTCTGGTCGATGTATTCTACGAAACATCTATCCAGATGGATATACTGACCTACAAGGTCGGTACTCTCAGGGTCTATCATTCTGTAATAGCCGTGACAGGTCATAAAGAGCCACACCTTGGTAGGCGATACCTTGCAGGTAGGCGGTTTAGGCTTGCCGCTTCTCGGATCACGAGGATATTCTATCTCGAATGGGTCTGTGTTGTTGGCACTTCGCAATCTCGAATATAGCGGCAACCGTATATCGTGGTCGAACTTGAAGTTATCGGTATCATCCATGTGGTAGCACATCAGATAATCTCTCACTGAGCGAGGAGAGCAACCGTACAACCAGTTCCACCTTTGATTATATCTACTTCTGAAGCCATCGGGCAGCGTGGCATAAAAAATATCGCAATACTTGGTTGCGATGGCTCCGCAATCCCTTTGGCTGGCGATGTCGTTAGGGTAAATCATGATAACCCTTTCGGCAAATCGCTTCATCTTCTGATACTGAACAGCATTGAAATCGAGTTTTTCCTGTCTCCACTGCCCACGCTCGATATACCAGAAGTTTCTTCTGCCTAGCGAGAAGGCTACGTGGTACCAGCAGTATTTCTGAAAATGCTTATCCTGCGCCTTATCCTGACGCAGGGAACGCATGGCGTAATAAATACTCAGTGCATCTTCCGGAGTCCGGCAGAAAACGATGTTCTGAGCTTTGATGTCGCCTACTTCTATCGGTTCCTCCTCAACATGGAAGGTGCCTTTCGGTTCACCATCCTTGGTTTCGTTCTCTACCCATATTTCTTTCGTCTCGGTGTAAGCCTCTCCCGGTTGCAACTTTTCTATTGCCGAGTGAACGGCCGTAGAGTTGTTACTCCGATGGTCCATCGCATAGGTGAAAACCTTGTCACCCATCAGCCACTTGCTCACCTTCCTCACGCTATGTTCCTCACAGGTAGAGAAGACGATAGGGTCTTGCTGCATGGCTGGACGGAAGAAGCATCCGCAACTGCCTTGAGGTGCTATCACGTCCGTTGCGAAGCAGACGAATAGCGGGTTCCAGGGTGTGCCGTAAATGATTTCACTCACCAGTTGTCCGTTTCTCACTACGTGGGGCAGCGTTACCTGGTCCACGGCATAGATGCGGAAATCTTCATTCAGCATCTTGGTGTTGAAGTCCTTTCCGAAGCCGTATTGCGGGATTCCCTTAACCGATGTGACTTCGCACCCCAGGGCTGCGAGCTCCTGGGGGTTGAAGTCAGTTTTTGGCATAAATGAGAAAGTTTCTATCGTTTGTGGAGCGATTGTGCGATAGTCCATTTTTGCAAAGAGCATCGGCCATTTGGCTCTCGTCTTCTCGTTGTCGCCATACACCCTCACGATGAGGTCATGGCACAGACGCAGCAGACTGGCTCCGTGCATCGGAAGTTTGCGCATGGCTGCATAGAGTTCTAAAGCTCCGTAGCCATACTTGCCGGTCTTGGTACACATCCAGCGCAGGGCACCATGCTCTGCCTTGGAATTGTCTTCCACTCCTACACCGTTATACATACCGCCTCGCTCATTATTGTAGATAATGAGGTGAGGAGTCTGCTTTGCCTTGCCCTGCTCGCCATCGTCTGCCTCTTCCTTCTGGCAGAGGGGGCAGAAACAGGCAGTCTGTCCCTCGATGCGCTGCTCATCGGCAGGTTTTACGAGGAAAGCCATGTCAAGGTTGGCAATCTGGTTCAATATAGGATGGAATAACATATCTTTATATCAAGAGTATTTATATAGTAAAAGAGAAAGGGAAGGCATCACTCTTGACCATTGACCAGCGTCCGAGTCGCTGGGAACGGAGGCGTGAAGGTAGGCCAAACTTCAAGTGTTTACATCTTGCCGGGTTATATTCCAGAGCGAGCGGTCGGAGCATTTGAAAATCTGTGGTACTCGCCCGCTGCAAAGATGCAGTGAATCGTAGTCGTAGGGCATTACTGACTCCTACTACCCTTTCATAAGAGTGTTCCGAGGTTGCCTCCCCTATTCTCTTTATATCATATTGTCAAAGAAAGAAGACCTTTCGGGCGACTGGCAAAAATCTGAGGATGCCGCAGCTACCGTCCGATGGGATTCCCAGGCTTTTTAATCAGACTATCCCCCTTCTTCTTGAAGCTGCGGGTGTGAGATATGCGATGAATGTTTCCAAGTCCACCTATCGCCCGTCCGGTCTTCCTGCCATTTTAACCGATGGCTCGGTGTCTAACAAAATAAAAATCGGAAACGAAGTGTATCGTACCGAAGTTGCATGATGTCATGCAGAATATCTTTTATTTCTTCATGTCTTTATGTTTTATAAATTCAGAAATGTTTCCAGGCGATAATGCCTTATCTTGCAGTTGCAAATCGTCTCCATACGATGTACGATCATCTGCGAGAGACTTTCCATCGAGAGGAAATCGGTATCTAAACCGATAATCTGCACTTCCTGCCTCCAGTATATCTTGCCGTTCTTTCGGCGGCAACTGTGCGAAGGCGTGATAATCATATCTTCCACGCTGCCCGTCATCATCCTGCACAGATACTCACAGGTATCTTTCAGCAGGGCGAAGGGCGCATAGAAAAGGAGGGTTGGAATATCATCCTTCAGTCCGCTCATCGTCTCGGTATAGGCGAAGCGATGCAGCATTCTGTATTTAGATAAGTTCCTATGCCTCTGCTGTATGCCCTTCCGGTTAGGGATATATGGCAAATCAAACAGTCTTGGCATAGCCTTCTCTTATCTTTTTCATCATCTGCCAGGTACTATAGATACTTCGCTTGCAGTCGAAGATAGGGTCATGTGCCGCACCTTCATCGGCGATGTCTTTATAGTCCATAGTCAGGGCATAAGCCTTGTCGAGGTCGAAAGGTTCCTCGTTTGGCTCGGCTGCATCCCAGATGATTCTCGCACATTCCAGATAGAACGTGCGATGATCTCTCAACTGGGTATGCTTTATCTCGAACTTGATACCCATCTCCCAGCAGATATATCTCAAGATAGCTACATCGAAATCAGTACCCTGCGCCCAAAGGCAAAGTTCATCATCACCGAGCTTCTTCTTGATATAGGCTATCCAGCCGAACAGGTCGTTCACGATTACATCAATCGGCTGACAAGGTGCCTCGTCGCTGTCATTGCCGAGCAAGGCAGCTTTTGCCTCGTCACTCTGTTTTGACCACCATTCTGCCGTACTCTTGTCAAATGCGAACCCGTTGATGAACATGCTTCGCAGGTCAACGTGAGCAGAAAAAGTGGAATTTCTTAACACACCATCACCTTCATCAAAGAAAGGTGATTCGTCCCCGTATCGCTTCCACGCCACCGCACCGAGACTCATCACGGCTGCGGTTGGCGAGAGCGAACAGGATTCCCAATCAAAGGTTACATCTATCATTATATATGGTTACGAATTTACCTTTTTACTTTTTTACCTTTAAAAGCAAGAGTGCTTTAATTCCTTCCTGCTCCCATGGCTTCCAGTCATCAGCGGTAAAACGCTTGATGATGGTCGTGCGGCTCATGCCTCGCTCCTCCATAAAGGCAAAGAACTTCATGCAGAGACCGTTGTTGGCCTTCTTCAGACAGGTGTAGAATACACCCGACTCATCGCTCATAGCAGCCTCAAGCAAATATCCCTTCTTACTAATCTCGTTGCCCAGGACATCGGTCTCTACATACCCAGATAACAGGTTAGCTACTTCCGGTATAGCTAAGAACTGCTTTTTGCAGTTTTTAATGCCTTGGATTTCCCAAGCGTCGAAACCTTTCTGAAAGAAACGGAGATAGAAAGTTGAGATTGTGAAGCCCTTATCCGATAAAAACTCAGCTAAGTTCTTCTTTTCCTCCACAGAAATATCATTTACCTCTAATGGAGAGTTCTTTCTGCAGATTTTTTCTATAATTTCCTTTGTCATTTCGATTTTATTTCTTAATTTTGATGCAAATTTAAAGATTAAAATCGAAACAACCAAATGTTACCTATATTTTCTTTCAGAAATTAGGGGAATTTAACATAGGTTACATATATTAATTGATTTCGAGATGAACAGATTAGAGTTATTCACCTTATAAATGTAGTTGAGATATGAAGTACTTTTACAATTACAGCTTCCTAGACAAATGGATGGAAGCAAACAGCAAAATCACCAATAAAGAAATTATGAAGGCTATGGGTACTACGAGTAATGCGTGCCTGGATAGCTGGATAAGAATGAAGTCGCCGCTGCCTACCATCGCCATGCTGCGATTCTGCAATGCGTTTCACGTTCCGCTCTCGGCATTTATCGTAGATGCGGACCAGCAAGGAAGGGAAGGCTGCTGCGAGGAGGGGTATGTATGCCCTGGTATAGATGACCAGTTTGAACCCGATGGGGGCTATCTGGATAATGAAGAGAAGCGCAAACAGGGTACGAGGGCGCTGCGCAATCCGCTCGATGTGGAGAGGATGAAATCGGTAGTGCCTGGGTGGACCAGCGTTGGAAACGCTGGGAACGGAGGCGCAAAGGGGTTAAGGCTCGGACGCAAGGAAGAGCACAAGGAAGAGACTGCCGCTGCGCCTATGGATGCTGCTGCGCCTATGAATGCCGCTGCCCCTACTCCGATTACGGAACCGGTTACAGCAGCAGAAACGGACATCAGCTTGAAGACCCTTAACCGCATGCTCGATATTATTGCTGAACAGCAGAAGCAGATAGGCGATCAGCAGAAACTCATCAGCGAACTCACCCATCGTCTGGAATCTCAGCAGCCTAGCTACGGCATGGTGGCAGAAGAGATACATCGCGAGACGGAATAAAATAAAAACAGCCAGCTATTCATCACGGACGGCTGGCTGAGAATGTTTCAGCTTAAACTACGTTTTAGAAACAACTCATATAAAACATATAAAATAAATATATATAAAATATAAAGAACGAAATATGATTAATGCTCATTTACTGCTGCCATCTTGCGACGAAGGAACTCCTTCTCCGTGATAACCTGGCAGTCCTCGCTTGTGCTCACGTAAGGCACATCGGTATAGAAGAAGCCATGATGCAGAAAGAGGATAGGCGTTGTATTGCCAAAGGAGAACGGAAGCTGCACCTCCTTGCCTTCCTTACCCTTCGCCATCTTAGGCTTGAACTGCAGGATAGCGATAAGAGCCGTTTCATTTACGATAGGCAGTGCCATCATCTCCTTCTCCAGTTCGCTGTTTTCTTCTGGAATAAAGAGCGATGTGCTCTGCATTCCGTCCTTGGTAGGAGTCTGAATGTTCGTCCAGCCTTCCTTGCTGATCGTGTTTTTGAACTCTACCATCGCCACACCACCTGCAAAGCCTTCGGGCGATTCGTAGTAGGTATCGGCTCCCTGCTTCTCTGCCCAGGCTCTCGCCTTCTCGCTTGCTTCACAACACTCAGCAAGAAATGCCTTCAGCTTCTTGCCTGTCTCACTCTCATCAGCTATCTTCAGATAGTTGTGAGGTCTGTTTTCTTTTTCCATAAATCCTTATTTTTTTAATCTATTATATAATTTTCGAGAAAAATTGTATTTTTGAGTATATATTTTCAGCGAAATATTGTATTTTTGAGAGTTAAACCAGCGATAGAATCGCTGGGAACGGGGGCGCAAAGGGGTTAAGGCTTTTTTACCTTTTTACCTTTATTTCGCCCTGCAATAGATAACCGGCTCGCCACTCTCATCATTCTGCATGATAAAGCCCCAGTATCCTAGCTCCTGCAGATAAAGCGAAAGCGGGTCGCCAAGCGGACAGACTATCGCCTTGAAGTACTCACGAAGTCGGGCATCGTTAAACACTTCGCAACCGTCTACCCAATGATCCAACGGCTTATACTGATTATTGAAGGCTTCTATCTTTGCCGGGATAACGAAATCCTGCAGCGTAACTTCTGCCTGTTCATCATTATCCACGATGTCGTAACCGTACTGCACGTGTTTCTTACTTTTTCCCTTCCCCATGGTCGATATATTTATTAATTGCTGTAAGTACCAAAACTATCACGATAAGCAGAAAAAGGGCGAGGGCGTTCTTTCTGGCTTTCTGAATCCAGTTAGCCTTTCTTGTCTCTGCTGTATTCTTTTCCTGCGTATCTGATAAGCTGTCGGTGGCCTCCCAGTGGGTGCCCACATCATTACTGCTACTGACGGCAAGGCTATCGATGGTCTTCTGCATCGTATTGATTTTCTGCTGCTGCATCTGCAATCGCTCCTCATAAGAAGACTGGTTGTTATAACTGCCCTTGCGATGTGTAGTGCGGTTGGTGGTAGTCTGCTTATTGCCGGAGGAATCAGTGGTCTCGGTAATCTGCTCCTGGATAGTCTCCTCATATTCGCCCGTTTCCGTAGACGAAGAAGAAGTATGCTTATCCTCGCTCACCTTAATGGCTACGCTGTCATTCACCATTACCTGCTGATGCACGCTATCCTGCTGAATAGCCGATACGCTATCCTTCACTTCCTGGTGGTTATCGCTAACCGCCCGTCGAGAGGCAGCACATGCCGTAAACATCATCGTCACTACTGCTATCAAGAGTAGTTGAATAATCTCTTTCCTTTTCATACGTTTTCATTTCTTTTAATGTTTCTGATGCAAAGGTAAGAAAAAGGGGAAGAATAGATGGGACAAACAAATAAAGGTAAAAAAGTAAAAAGAGCATTTAAAAGTAAAAAGGTAAAAAAGTAAAAGAACAGCAGGGCGATATATCCCGCTAGGCTCTTTTTACCTTTTTACCTTTTTACCTTTAACCTCGGTAGAATACCGGAGCAAAGGAACCTTTGCAGTCGAAGAACTCCTTTGCTTTATCCTCGATACCCAACTTCCGTATCATATCAAAGTCATCATCGCTGCACTCTACGCAGAACCTTCCGTTCTTCATGCCAACGAAGGAAATGCGGGAAACCAGTGATTTCTCAGCGTCGCCTATAACGAGCTTGCAGAATGCCTTCCACTTGTCGATACCTTGCCCGCTCTCGGTTACAATCTTACTTTCCGTAGGCTGATGCACATGGGCGAATATATCACCCTCTACCGGTTTTCCAGTTTGCTGTGCGCTATTCTGCTTATACCGCTCATTCAGAGTGGCAGCAATATCAGTGTTCTTATCCTTAGATAGATGATTCTCACCAACCACCGTGCGCCTGACGTGAAACCTGATAAACTCAGGATCACCTTTTCGCTTGCCCGATTTATAGATGATGTCATCGTCTTTCAGCTCATCAAATACAATGTCCGTCTGCGATAACTTCTCCATTCTCTGCAAATCCCTACACACCACATCGAGAACTTGCTTTCTGAATTGCGAGAACTTGGGGTATTTGTTCATAACCGGTTCGCCCAGCTCATTCAACAGAATCTCCTTCTTGTTGTTATCTAGTTCTACCAAACCGAGATAAGACTTCAGTTCCAGGAAAGGCACCGATATATCCATGCTACGGTTCAAACCTATCTGACGCAAGAGATAGATATATACGCGTGGAGTGTTCACGTTCTTGGCAAACTTTGCTATCATGGATATATGGTGAATATACCCCTGCCCCATATCGAATACACGCTTAGAAAGTTTCGGGTCAATCTCAAGCAGGATATATCCCAGTATGCGGTCCACCTTCTTTCCGTCCTTAGTCGTATATCCGTTCTTTGATAACGGTATACGCATTCGGCTGAATATATGCGTAAATTCCTCGCTGCCATCGGGCAGTGTGCTCTTCACCGCCATATCAAGAATACTTGTCTTCAGCTCCGCTCTCAACTTCTGATAGCTCATATTCTCATAAGTAATGAAATCGTGAATATCTATCTTGATAGGCGGGATATTCATAACAGCATGGTCCACGCCTTGCTCAAACAGAAAATCAGAACGAGCGTCGCCCAACTGTCTTTTCTCCAGAAAATACTCATCCACAAATTTTTGAAGGTGGGTACTCGTTAGCATCAACACGTTCTGCTGGAACAAAGTGTATTGCTTATCCAGTTTCGTGAGCGAAAAAGGAGTATTTATCCAGGCTAAACCCTTGTTTTCATTATCTTCATTCATATCAAATCTGACTTTTCGTTTACCTAAATCTGACTTTTCATTTACCTAAATCTGACTTTTCGTTTACCTAAATCTGACTTTTCGTTTACCTAAATCTGACTTTTCATTTACCCAAATCTGACTTTTCATTTACCAGTATCTTTGTAAGTATCTGAAAACTAAACTATTAAGATTTTACTAATATATATAATATCTATAATCTTATAATTTTCTATTTAAAGATTTCGTTTTTAGGTAAACGAAAAGTCAGATTCAGAAAGGTAAATAGGTTCAAAACCACTTTTCAGTTTACCTTCAAATCTGACTTTTCGTTTACCTGCATTATCCGTTCTTATGTCTATCCAGATACTCGATGACTGCCTGCAGAGCGATGTCCTTGATAGGCGTACCCGTCTCCATCTTCATCTGCAATATCTGCATGTAGTAGTCCATCGGCACATAGATGGTGATACCGTTCTGCGTCTTCTTGCCAGTTTTCCTCATAGGTGCAGACTCGGGAGCAGAAATAGGAGCGGCTGATGCAGGAGGAACCGGAGACTGCGAAGGTGCTTCAGTCTGGGGTGCAGGTTCCGGCTCTGCGGTACCCTGCCCGTTCTGCTGTTTCTCCAATGCCTCGGCAGCGCGCTTCTGGCGAGCTTCCTCATTTGCCTCATAAATCTTTTCTATACCTTTGATGGCTGGAGAGTCTTCCAAACCTTCAAACTTATGTATACTACTTTTTGTTTTTCTTGCCATAATCGTAAATCTCTAAACGTTAAACATGAATCATTATTCCGGCATGCTGGCCAAAATCTCCTTCGTAAAATTCTCATAGTCCTGCCCTACTCTGCTGTAAGGCGAATAAGAGAATATATCCTGATTGATAGCCTGCGCCTCTACCATCTTCGTATCTCGACGGGTGTACGAATCGAACATGTAATCATCAAACTTATTGCCCAGATACTCCTTAAACTGCTTGGTGGCTCTCGTCTGATCATTACTCATCACCATAAACAAGCCTCGAATATCAATATCAGGATTCAAGTCTTCACGCGTTTCCTGCACCGCATTCAGAATTTCGGCAATACCTTTCGTTGCCAGCATTTCGAGCTGGATAGGTATTACTACACCCGTTGCCACAGACAGGGCATTATGCGTAAGCAGAGATAGTGCTGGTGGGCAGTCTATCAGAACATAATCGAAAGCCTCCAGGATAGATGAAACTCCTTCGGTGCCCAATTCGTCGCCTCGTACTTCCGCCAGCGGCTTGCCGAATAACTTATACAAAGCCTTGCGTGGCACCGGCATCTGGTTTAGAAAAGGTTCGATGTTGATAAGCCGGTAAGATGCTGGGGCAAGATAGATGCCCTCTCTTACCTGATAGACGGGCAAAGGAGACTGCTGTATCAGCGCATCGTATACGGTAGGCTTCCCGATATTCTCTGCCTCACTCCATCCGAAGAGGAAAGAGAGACTAGACTGAGGATCAAGGTCAATGAGCAAGATACGAGGCTTGCGCTCCTTGCCATCTTCACCCTTACCGAAGTAACCTTTCCCATAACGGCGAAGACCAGTTGCTAAACTCTGTACGGTTGTTGTCTTACCAACTCCTCCCTTGTGGTTTACGAAGGCGAGGATTTCTTTTAATCTTGTTTCTGCCATAATCTTAAAAGTATTAATTCGTTTATATATTTATTAATGTGTTCGTTTCTTTAAATCCACTAACGCATCCACGCATAAATGCACGTTTGTGCGTTTCTGGTTTTGTGGAAATATGTAGATACAGAATCATGCTTTTATGCGATCCTTTTGCGTTATTTCTTGAACACGCTACAAAATTAAGAATTTAAATTGATACTACCAAATTTTTTTATAACTTTCTGCGTTTATGAGTGCATTTATTTGTTTATTCGTACATTCATGGGTGTATTGGTTGCTTTATTCCTTGATACCTGCATTGATTTATTTATTCATTTATTTATTCATTTGTTTGTAGATTTCTTTATTGATGTGTGCGTTTATGTATTTATGCGTTTGTGTATTTGTGTATGCGTTTCTGCTTTTGTGGAAATGTGGAAACGTGGAAATGTGGAAACGTGGGGATAAAAAATAAAGGTGCAACATACCAAAGTACGAATGCACCTTTTTACCTTACTGTCCCCCCTAACCGTCGTAATCTTGTTGCGCTCGAAATTCACATTTGGAACCGTGAAGGTGGAGTAGGGCTTTTCGCTGTCTTTCTTACCCATGGTAATGGTGATATTGGTAGAGTAACGTAGGAAAACCTATTCCATCAGGTTCGGGTCCTTGTCATATCTGCTGGCGACTTCCTGCTGCCACTCATCACGCTCTTTCTTATATAGTTCCCTCTCATTCTCTTTGCCCAGAACATCGTTCCAATCCTTTTCAAATTCCTCCTTCACAAATTTCCTTATCGGTCCGAGATACTTCTTTTCTTCCTGGCAGATCAAACGGTTTTGCTTTTTGCGGTCGTCAGCATTCAGATAAGTTGATTTCCGGAAGAATATTCCGAATCCAACCCCTAACCCTATCAGCTTGCTATATTCTGTCAGGAAAGAAACCAGGTAGTCTCTCAACGTCTTTAGTACATCCTCTTTCTCATCCTTTAAACCGAGTTCCGTAAAATGTATATACTTAGATAAAGACATAACTATTACGCCCTTGTCGGTTTCTACCGTCAGCTTATAGGACGAGCTTTTTTCGCCCCATTCACGGTCTAGAAATACCTTCAATGAACCGGTCATGTTCGATTTATCTATATGAACATCGTAACTCTTCAGGTCGGGAATAACCGCTGGAATAAATGTGGTATATCCGAAGACGTAACATAGATTTTCAAAAGGTATCGTTTCTCCACGATGAGCGATGATAGAAGCTCCAGTCTCTTCATTCACACCTTCAGGAATCTGCCAAAAACCATCTTCGTCAATGTAATAATACTCGTCATAACCTTCTAAACTGTCCTTATCTTTCTTCCATGCAAGACCAATGCGCTCATACAACATGCCATAATGATCAAGAAAGATGGCATGATCGCTGCAGGGGATAGTAACTACTACTTCATTATCTTTCATATTTTTAGTTTTAAAATTGTTCTATAATTGATAACGCAAAGGCCTCCGGAATTATTATATACCCTTACGTTTTTTTATTAAATCTCCTCAAGTAGCACGCCCTGAAGGGGCAGAAGCTCCTAGCCCAGGGCAACACCCTGGGTAATCATAGGCGCGCCCCTCTCGCCCTGTAAGGGCAAAAGCTTTCTTGCGTTCCCAGGTGGTGGCATAGGCTGCGCAGCCACGCCTACCAGATAGTGGGTTTTCCTTGCGCCTACGTCCTTATCACGTCCAAATGGTACAATGATAGGCGACGATACAAGATAGCCGCATACAGGCTTAAAATCTCTGGTGTACGATGGTGATGCAAGCAACTCGGCAATATTCATCTTTATGATTGCCGCAGGAACGGAAACGGAAAGGTGTTTTGTTTCTTTCTCGTCTTCCTCCTTATCCTGCGCCAAATCTGCATGCTCCTTAGCCTTCAGCGCCTCCTTGAACATCTTATCCAGCTTCACACCTTTGTAGGCGAAGAAAGCGCAGCCACGATAGCTGTTAGCCTTATTCCGTCTATCATCAGGCATAAACTCCTTACAGAAGCCGGAAAGAGTATAAACCTTGCCCTGGTATACCACCTTGTTATTGTCTATCGTGATAACCCTCTGCCCACCATGGATAAAAGTAATGATGTCGCCAGGCTCGATGCCGACTGCCTCAAAAGTAAATTTACGGCTATCATCTACAGACTTCTTTTTCTTCTCAGAAAATGATGCAACTTTCTTCTCTGAAGATGATACAATCTTCTTTTCAGAGACCACAGGAGTAGTGATTTCGCAGCTCTGCTGTAAAAGGTCGATAAGATTACCTGCCTTGCCAGCATCGTAAACGCCATCGGCCACCAGTTCGCCCACATAGGCATCGTCCATCGTGTAAGGACAGATTAGATAGATATATCCGTTTCCGCATACTGCAGGCTTTGGTGTATTAGCCTCCATGCCCAGATAGAGCACATCTAATTGCGAGATGGAAAGCAGTTTTTCGCCCATAAAACAGAGATTAAAGCTATGAGCCAACACCTCATCCGTAGCAAAGGTAGCCCAATTTTCGCCCATCTTTACCGTGATAACCTTCTCGGCCTGCTTACCGGAAAGATAAACCAATTCTTCGTTTACAGAGCGGATCATCTGCTGGATAGCCTCCCAACTGCTGCCCAGATGCACAGAATGCTCTGCCGATAACTTGCTAAAGCAGTATGTCCAGTTCACAAAACGACAAGTAGAAGGCTCGTAGGAAGTCACGCCTTCAAACTCAATCACAGTAGCCTCTTCGCGGTTATCCAGTTTGGTAGCCATCAGTTCGTAGGTTTCTCCCTTCTTCATCTTTGCGCACATCTTTTTCCAGGTCTTCGCGTTGATAAGCATTTCGCGGGTATCACCAGCCTTCTGGGTGATGGTTACAGGCATAGCAAGCAACTTATAGGTATCTGTAGCCACCAGTCGTTTTTTTTCAGCGTCGATAAAGATACTTGTCACAGCCTCTTTATCCTGCTTCTTATAAACGAAATTGCAAAGCTCTGCCATCTCCTTGGTAGCCTGGAAACATACGCAGCCACGTTCCTTCTCGTTCTCCTCCTGATAAGTAAACATGTGCGCCTTCTTGCCGATACCGGCAAGACTCTCGAACTTCGTAACAAGACGGAAGATATGCGCAGCAGCAAACTCGCAGCGGAAATTGCCTACCTCTATCTGGATAAGCTCATCTTTATCTGCATCACCCCAATAGAAAATCTTACCCAGGTTCTTTGCTATCTCGCTGGCACGAAAACAACCGTGGTCGTTTCTTACCATCTTCTGCCAAATCATTTCAGCTATTTCATACAGTTTGCTGAGGATAGCCATGTTCAGTTCCTTATTAGTCATAATCTTATAATCTTTAAAAAAACGAAAGTATTAAAATTGATATATTTTATTTGAATGCTCCAGCCAGAAGTGGCAGGAAGAACACTGCTACACCGATGGTAGAGAAGAGCAGCACAGCTACGCCTACCAGGGCGATGGCTGCAACGGAATATGTGATTGCTTTTTTCATAATGCTATAATCTTTAAATGTATTAAAATTGAAGTTTATAATTTTGTCGCAGCATCGGTGAAGTTTCACCGATGTTATAACAAGGAGTGACTAGCTGCCGAAGGTAACAGTAGCTACCCGAGTATCTTTGCAAATCTCTATGCCTTCTATAACGTAATCTTCAAATCTATGAGGAGTTCCTGAGCAAAGACCGTTTTCATAGTCACTCTCTAAGCATTGGCGAATTATTTCGACAAGTTTATGAAAGGTAGTTGCGTCTACGTCTTCATCTATCCTCCATGATCCACCATTAGAATCAGAATTTACAGGATAACCATATCTGATACGTTTCACATTGCAAATCAGCTTGCAATCCTCCTCCTCGATAGGTTCGTCTGTCACAGGTATGCAAATATGCTCGATTACCTGTTTAAAGTTAGAAGCCTGTACCGAAGGACCGCTGTCGTGACTATCCTCTTTCTTCTCCTCGCTTTTCTGCTGCTTCTTCTGAGCCTGCAAGGTCGCAGCCTCGATAGCGCGAATAATATCCGTGATATATCTGCTGCCTCCATGCTTTTTGATCCAATCGTGAACGTCATCGGGTACCACATATTTATGAACGCTGCCCTCTGCTGAGCGTCTGCCTCTCTTATTTGATGTTTTGGTATTCTCCATTTTCTTTGTGAATTTAAAAAGTTGCTATAAAATGTTCTATTTTTCCGAAATAGAAGGTTGGCCAAAGCCTTTTTGCGTTCTATTTTTCCTCTTCCTCTTCTTCGAGTTCAAAACCTTCAGCTTCGATGATCTTACTATCGTTACCCATCGCCTCGGCTTGTTGCTCACGAGATAAATAGACTGGCCAACAAATAAGATCATCTGCATAATTGCCAATATCTATTTCTGCCTTATCCTTGTAGTTCCAGAACACGGAAGCCATGCAAAACACCTCCATCGCCTCTTTATCTGATAGCATAGATACCGCGCCCAGGAGTCGGGTAATCTCCTGCTCGGAACAGAACTCATTTTCTCCATCGCCCATAAGAACGGAATCGTGAACCTTGTTAAAGAGAGTATCAGAAGCTTTGGCCATATCCACATCGTTAGGAGAGATACCCTTAATAGCCTCAGTGATGACTGTCAGGCTGTGGGAATCGTTCAGCAGCCAGATAGCACGGAATCGAGCAGAAACGTTACATACAGCCAGATCCAGGTGGTTTTCACCTATCCACTTCGTGATATTTGCAACGATGCCATCAATATCCTTATTCTTGCATTTTGCTTTGTCGATAACAAAATATCTACAAGTATCAAACAAATCTCCTTCTACGAAAGTGATGCCTATGCCCGACACATTATCTTCAACCGTCCATACTACAGATTCGGTCTTGCTGGATTTTACAACAAATCTATCTTTCTTCATATTGAATCCGCTTCACCGTGATGCGTAGGGCTAAATGATTATATTACTTTTTCTTCTTTAGCCAGGGAAAGAACCAAGAACCTTCCAAATATTGTTGCGCCCTGATAACGGCATACTCCCTGGTATGTATGCGCAAATCGGACGGAATCTTCTCTATTATCTTCCCTTCTAACTCGTGGTCATAATTCACCCCGCACTCTTTCAGAAGCTCATAAAGAGGATCATCGAAGAATGAAGCAAATATATGATCCTGAGTGTCGAGGTTTAGAAACTCGAACGAGCAGAAGGGATAATCAAGGAAGGCGTGCAATATCTTAAACATCTTTATTCCGCTTATCCGCGATGCGGTAGGGCTTTAAAAACTTAAAATTCTATAATTTTTCGGGTAAATTGATACACCGTATTGTTTTATTTCTTAAATTTACACTCGTCTTCGGAAGATTTCAATCGTACCTTTATGGAATAGAAAGAGCAATAAAACTTCCGTTGACGGTCAGACTTTCAAAAGTCTGTGGATTCAAACGCTCTTAAAGAGCCAAATTTCTACTATAGTAGATTCGAGCCGGAAGGCTCGCGGTGCCCCGGCTTAGGTCGGGGCTTTTTTATTCCTTATCGTCATCGCTTGACTCTTTTAATTTCTGGTCTATAACGGTGGTATCTATATCATCTGAGTAATTGTCTCTAATATATCTTAATACTTCAGGAACGGAAGTCTCGAAAAAGATATATGAATTATCAGGTAACTCTGCTGCAATAATATCAGCGTCTTCATCTACTGCGCTAATACCGTAAGGAAAATCGAAAACAAAATCATACTTCAAATCAGCAGTATTCTCCATATCGACAAAATAATCAAATTCATTCCAGAACTCATCAGGGGACTGAATGCAGAAATTTTCATATTCGTCATAAGTCATCTTCTTCATATCTTATAACTTAACCGTGATGTCGATGGCTTGAACATTATTACTTAAAATCTATACCTTCGAGCGGATCATTATCGCCGCCGTTCTCAATCTCGATACCTTCCGGCTTTTTCAGAAGAAACTTTCTCGTAGCCTCCAGCATCATAATCGTGTGGATGGTGGCCTGTCTTGCGTGATAGTCTGAGCCGGCATCGTCCACATACTGCTTATTCATACGGACCAGCGTGTTCAGGAAATCGGCGCACTCCTCACGGCTCGGATTGTTTACGTGAACCTCGCAGGTAACAGCCTTCATAAAGTACTCCATACCTTTCTTCAATAAGGTTCTGATTCTGCCCGTATCAGGGTGCTGACCTATCATCTGATGAATCTTGATTCTCAAGCTGCAACCACGGCGAGGAAGACCGATGCGGTAGTCATCGCCTACCTCCTCCTTCTCCTCGTCGATATAATCGACCTTGGCTATAAAACCGCAATCCTTATCAGTGCAGACAAGGAAGTCGCACTCACCACGCTTGTGATTTCGCAGCGTGTCTATAATAAACAGGGGAATTTCTCTTTTTGCCATATCTCCAAGTATTTTATGATTCTTTATAGAGCTGGCAATACAGCTCTGATCTCATGCGCTTGATATAAAAGACTACTTCGCCGGGTTCTGGCTGATAGTCTGACTTTACAAACATCGCATTTTCGCCGTCTGTGGCTACATACTTCTCCATCCCGAAGGTATTCTTCGGTATGCTACCCTCGTAGTAGCTTTTGGCTACAGAGGATAGCTGCAAGGGTGATAATATCATTTTTTCCATATTCTATAAGTAATATATATGATTCTACAATTTGTTCATAACGTAGCGGATAACACGCTCGGTATATTCCTCAAGACCGAACTTCTTGCCATACTTGCGAAGGTCGGCAAGTGAAATCTCGGTAGCCTCGTGACCGATGGCAGCCTCGTAGCGGTTTTTGAAGTTCTGAGTGCCTGGGCGGCAGTTGCCGGAAGCCAAAGACTCTTCAAAGGTGAACATGTGACCGATTAATTTCTGATAGGATAGCTTATTCTTGTTGCGGGCATTCAGCAGACTAAGAGCCTGCTTGCTGCGCTTCTCAGCACTGATACGCTGCGCCTCCTTCAGAGATTTAGCTACGATGTGCTCACCCCTTACCAGGAAGCCCTTTACGGTTTTAATATCAGCGATAGCCTTGCCCTGCTCAATCCACTCACAAGCCACGCCCTGACGCTTGATTTCGCCACGCACGAAGGTAATCAGACCGCCCACGATATAGATATTATATCCCTTCTTCAGATACAGAGTGAAGGAACGGCGGATCATTGTATAACCGCAGCTTTTGCTATATCCGTCATAATCTTTCCACTCGTAGCACTCCACGCCGTTTTCCTCGGCGATTTTTGCATCGATACCTCCGTGATTTTTGCCCAGTTCCAGACAGCGGCAGATGAGCTGATCTGCACTGAAATCTACCTTTTCTCCAGCCTTGCTAAATACACAGATATGCTCCTTGATATAAGCCTGTTCCTTGGCTCTCGCTTTTGCAGCCTTCTTCGCTGCCTTTTCTTCCTCCTTCTTCTCTACTGCCTTACGTGCAAGCATACTCAGATATTCGTCTTCGTTAGCAAGACCTTTCTTTTCCAGATACTTCTTGAAAGCCTTCTCTGCAAGAAGGATATACTTGTGAACCTTGGCTGCACGCTTGATTGCGTCCTTTTCGCACTCGCCTACGATGACCTCACCGCCTCCCAGCAAATCCACCTCGTTCTTACCTTCGAGATAGTTAGTAAGGCGTATCCAGGTAGCGCAGGCCACGGAAACGGAAGAAATCACGTAGTTATTGATGCAGCAGTGCTTGTAATTATTCTTGCGCTTATAAGCCTTTTCGATGTCGGCAGGAAAGTCAGAAGCGACGACAATAAACGTATGAGCGTTGAAATCTACAGGAGCATCCTCTTTTACGAAGGTGCTACCCCAGAGATATTCGTAATCGGTGTAAACGTCCATCTTATAACTGTCTGCCAACGGAAGACGGAAGTAGTTAGAAGCATTGTGGTAGCCTGATTGACAGATAGAAACCTCGCGACCATAGCGCTTGTCTGCTTCGTCAAATCTGAACGAGCCAAACTCGATTGAAGCGGTATTACGAACTCTGTCCTTAAACTCCTTGAAAGTGATAATCATATTTCTCTGCTCATGCCCTTGAGACTTATTTGGCTATCTGGCACAGCCTGTTATTATTGTTGTTGTTATTTATCTTCTTGTTTTATCTGATGCAAAGGTACGAAGAATTTCTGAAACTACCAAATAAAATGCACTTTAATTGCGTATTTAAGTGCATTTTTAACGTTTCGTTACGTTTTTGGCACCTCATACCTTATTTCTCAGTCATTCGTTCGCCGTGAAGTGTCGATCCTCACATCTTTAAATAGATGTTGCCAGCCGTGGCAGCGATAAGCAAAGGCAAGGTGGCTAAGTTTTTTACCTTTTTACCTTTTTACCCTTTTACCTTTAAAAAATCTGCTGCTATCCATCACGGACCGCAGACAGCGAGTAAAACTAAAAAAATGCGGACGCTTCCGCACATAAACATTTAATTTTTAAAGTTATTTAAAAGAATAGCACCCCGCCGTGGTGATGATCCACACTTGCCGGTCTGCCGGACGGGGTAGGGGAAGGCACTCAGGCTTCCCCTGTATGATGTGATAGGGCATTGCAGATGGTCATCCTATGCCACATTATCTTGCGCATGGCGCTTATTGTAATCAGCCTTAAATTCTTCCTCGGTCATACCCCGGAAGGCAAGTAACTTCTCCCACTCTCTGTCTCGGGTGTACTGCTCCTTAAACTCCTCGAAGGTATGAGAAGCGAAGCTCTCGGCAACGTAATAAGCCTCACCTCGCAATTCGATACCATCACCGATCCATTGTCCTGATAATAGACGGTTCTCCTCGTCCGGGTCTTCCTCGTCTTCCTCAAGCATCTCGTCGAAATGCTCGATAGCGTATTTAATCATCGTGCGAATATCCTTCGCCCATGAGCTGGTATCATCCAGGCTGATATTACACTCCTTCAGCACCATCTCTACAAGCTCATCGATGCCCTTGCGGCTCTTGATGTAGGCGTTGTGGTAGAAATCGAAAGGAATGACGTGATCCAGCTTCCATCCCTTCTTCTCATTGACAGATGGTCGGCCGTATGCCTTGCGGCTCTCTTCTGTTACCTGCACTTCGTTCTCTACATTCTCTATAACGTTCATACCGTTCTTATTATTATTCTTTGCTTCCATAATTTCTAATTTTTTAATTGATTCTATATTTACTTTAATTTTGTGAATATCTGCTTATAATAAACTTCACATTCGGAATCAGATAACTTTTCGTCCTTGCGTTCGTACTGGGTATAATAATTGCCGTACATATCTTTATAGCGTCAGACATACTTATAACCAACGTTTTTATTAACTCGTTTCGCATGTTTTACCGTACTTTCTTTAAGTACTTTCGAGACTTTCTCCGATGTCACCTGCCCATTTGCAAATCTGCGTATCTTATATATATCTAACATATATTCTGCCATAATTTCTAATTTTTTACACGTTCTATAATATTCATATAATACCATACTACTGCCTGAGCCATCGCATCTTTCAATGCCTCCAGATACTTGTCGATAGCCACTGGTGTATCGGTATAGATATGCTTATCTGGATATTTGCCGCCCTGGTCGCCACTGCCCAGATGGATGATACAGAAGGAGCGGTCCTTGTCGTGGGTAGCTATCATACCACGGCGCTTGCAAAGCGCCACCACCTTGTCGAAATATTGTGGCTCGAAAGTGATTACCTGGAGCACACTCCAGGGATATTCCTGGGCAGTCAGCAGGATTTTACCCTGCTGCTGCGAAATAGCGAAATTATATATAACTGATGATTTCTTCATTTTCTATCTGTTCTATAATGAGTGATTTCTAATTTTTCCGATGAGCAATAATAGGGCAGCGCTCAGGCAGCCTTATTATTGCCAGGGTACGTGATAAACTCGGTGATGCTCATCTGCTCGGAGATATTGTAATAAGCCATCATCTCCAGGCGGTCGTCGCCGTTCTTAGCCCCGATTTCTGCCTTCACTATATAATACAGCATGTAGGCAAGATAGGCTTCCTGGCGGTCGCTCGTATGGTTGAATAAGGCTGCACGGTTCCAGTCTTTTATATCATCGCTCAAGAAGGACCAGAAGCCATCGCAGGAAGTGTGATTTTCCTTGATCCAGCCGGCTATCTCTTCATGGTGATATTTCACCTTGGCTATAATCGCATTCTTAGCCGCACCAGATAGCCCGATTTTAACCTGGATGGTATCGGTACTGAAGTTATAAGCCAGTGGGTGCTGAACGCCTACGAAGGATAATTTAATATCTTTGCAAACATACTGCTGGAGCCAGCGTTCCCACTGCTTGGTGTATGCCTCGCAAACTGCCTTCTGGTAGCTGTCTTCATTAAAGGTGAAATCCTCATCCTCTACAACTTCGTTCCGGTACTCGTAATCTGATACCTCAAAAGAAGAATCCCAGATAGTCTGATAAAAGCCTTCGAAGCTTACCAGGTCGATGTTTGATACATCTAATTTCTTTTTCTTTTCCATAACCTTAAAAATTTAAATGTTCTATAATATGTTTCTTTTTGTTGCCAGGGAATCTTATTTTGCCGGATTCCCTGATTTGATACGCACGCTATAATAAGGCGTACTGAAAGGGTATCTTACTTCGTTTATGAAGTACTCGACAGATGGTGTACTCATTGCCAGGGTATCTTGGCAATTTACACGTCCATTCATACCATGCACCATCATGTTGAGTGCACACATTTTACATACCAGCGGATCTGAGTCTTGTGCAATATACCGGAATGGTCGCCCGGCTGAATGGTCCAGTTTGCTAGCCTCGATAAAATGAGCCAGAAGGAGTCTGCCACTGCCAGCTGCACAATCATTCACCGTGGTACCTTCTATTTTTGCGCTGGTGGCTTCGTTTTTGCCAGAGCCTATAATGGAGCTCATCAGAGAAGAAACACTCTGAGGAGTGAAAAATTGCCCCGTTTTCGATGCCTTGCCAGCGGTTAAATACATATCCTCATACAGCATACCGAAAACGTCAAGCCACTGGCCGCGGTCCATAGCCTGGCTAACATCATTCAACCAAGCCACAGCCAAAACGCCAAACTTTGGTTTTGCCTGAAGGCGCTGCTGCCAGTTTTTAAAACCGTACAGGGTACCGTCAAAAGCCTTCACGCTGAACAGGTCAAGCAGATAGTCACAAAAATCACTTAGCGCCGTTTCGTATGGTCGCCCGTCTGCCTTCGTCTGCTGGCTCAGATAATCAATATAAAATTTCTTGTTTATCATAAATCCTCAAAATTTAAAACGTTCTATAATAAGTAAGATTTCACACGTTCTATAAAGGGTGCCCTGGGTGATACCCAGGGCTTTCCACGATATTATCTACACTTCCAAATACTGGTAACTGAAGGATACTGCTGCAGGTCGTGATCCATCGCGAAGCCTTGAATATATGGATCCTCGCGGCTGAGTTCCTCAATGAGCTTCTCCACTTTGCGCACCTTTGCCACGTACTTTGTATAGTTCTTTCGGGTACCCTGAATGCGTTTTATTTCCTTCTGTAAGACGTTTATCTTTATATCTATAATAGATACCGCCTTTTCCGCCTCCATGCGATCGCCTGGCTTCCACTGCCAGAAATTCTCCATTTCCTGATACCATCTATAATAGAGATAAACGTGGATTTCCTTATAAGGACCAGCACAGCTATATTTATATAAGCTCATGCAGCCATCCTCAAAACAGCAGTAAAAGCCCGTAGTGGATTTTACAGCCTCATTGAAGCGCTTATTTATCACTTTGCCGTCGAAGGTACGGCAAACGGATTTTAACGCCTCCAGGGCTTTTATTTGCTGCTGATAAGTATCTACTATCTTTGCAACATGTTCGGCGTATTGTTTAGCCTCCATCTTTGCGCGGTCGCGTTCCCAGTTTTTCACCGCCATCTGGTAATCTTTTTCCGTACCTATAATATAGGTAGTTTTAGATACGTAATCACCTAACCAACGGCGCAAACGTTCATTATTCAATACTTCGTACTCCTTCGCGTTCTCCTCGCTGCTGAAGGTACGGGCTGAAGGTGGAGTATTTTTGTTAAACTGCCAGGCGTACACGTCGCCGCTATCTGCTGCCAGTTCCTTGTATCTAGCCATGATTTTCTCCTTGTCCTCTTTTTCCAAATTACCTAAATCTATCTTTGTGTTCATAATTCCTTAAAATTTAAATTGTTCTATAATAGAGTGATATTCTTTGCAGCCTATAAGGAAGGCCCCAGGGGTACCCTGGAAGCCTTCACAGGCTTATTTTCCGTATTTGTCGTAATCGATAAAAATCTGTTTGATAACGTCGAACTGAAACGAGAAGTATACATTATCATAGATGCACTCGTTTTCATTAAAGAAGTGTACTTCAAAAGTACTGCCTTCGTGCCAGATGTCCCAGTGACAGTTTGCCAAATCGACAGCGGCAAAGATATTATCATATACAACCCCGTCGCCAAAACTAACAGTTTCATTTTCTACGTTAACCTTAAAACCAAGTGCACGTAATATGATAGCTAATTTTTTAAGTTCCTTCATAACCTTAAAATTTCAGATGTTCTATAATAAGTGATATTTTACACGTTCTATAATAGTGGGTACCCTGGAGCCTCCAGGGGTACCCTGTTTCGCGTTTATGCTGCCTTATTAGGCTTCGTTTCGTCTACTTCTTGATAGAGTCTTTTTCCGATTCTGCTGTAGCCTGTTTCCCCGTTACTACAGTGGTATGCAACGGCCAACTCTTCGCCACAATAGCAAGAAAAAACGTACTCTGCTTCGTTTCTCAGATCCTCTATAATAGCATTTAATTTTTTGATGATGTTCTTTGCCTGAAGGTGATCTAGACCGGCGTTCCCGGTCCAATTATCATCTACCACGGAAAGCTCGCTAAATTCGCCATCATCAAACATATTATACTCAGGGCTGCCTGTCCAGTAATCACCAGCAGAGTCTATAGTAACTTTGCCCGAAAGATCCATACAAGCGCCTTCGTAATAACCGGAACGCACCAGGGCTTTTATTTCAAGTGAAATTTCACAGCCTCCATAAACAAGGGTTTTATCCTTGTAAGCAATTACGCACGCGTCGTCTTCGTACCCGTCGTAATCCTCCCAGCCCTTCGCCTGAAGACCTGAAACTATATTTTGCTTGGCAAAATCATAATCTGTTTCCGTTCCGAACTCATCGATTTTGCCCTCAAGTTCAGGATCCAGTCCACACTCCTCAACGTCTTCTTTAGTATAGTATCGATTCATACCAATTGCAAAATAACGTGTGCAATTTGCACTCATAAAATTACATGTAGCCATAACCTTAAAAATTTAAATGTTCTATAATATATATTTATTAATTCCTGGTGATATTTTACAGCCACTATAAAAGCGGCTTTTATCACCTTGTTAGAAGGTGCCGGCGGTCCGCGAACCGCCTGGAGATCTCAAAATCTTTGCACCCTGTTATTAAAAGCTTGAAAAAGAATATCATTATAAAGATATTGATAATATCAAACACACGGCCGCGGTAATAAGATTAATACCTATAATTTGCAGCCCGTTAAATGTCACGCCTTCACCGTCGCTTGCAAAGTAAGTTTTAGGCTTAAAAAGCCACTGCCAGGCGGCTTTTATAGCCGCAAAGGTACTTTTAAAAAGAAGGGCACACACCGCAAATAAAATGCTTACCAGTTCGGCCGTACCTGGACGGCGTGAAAAAGTGATATTATAATTATTCATGATCCTAATATTTTAAAGATTCTGTAATATAGCTATTTTGTGGGTACCCTGAAATATCCAGGGTACCGGGGAATTTTTACGCACAACGATAAAAATTATCGAGATAGTGGCGCGTTCCCTTAATCGTGATATAAGGGCGCGGCCAACTGTCTTCTTTTTTAGGACACGTGTATTTTATCTTTTGCCAACGCGCGCAAAGTTCCTCCGTGTTATTATAACATACCTTATATAAGGCGCGTTCCCCGTTCTCGTCGATCACAAGGGTCCAGCCTCCATAACCTTCTTGCTCGAAACATTCGCCGTGTTTTGCCAGTTCGTCGTACTGCTGTTTGATAGTCTTTTTTGCCATAACCTAAAAATTTTAAATGTTCTATAATAGAAGGTACCGGTGGGAATGATCCACCGCCAAGACCTCAAACCTTTGCACCCTGGAATCTTTAAAATATATTATAATACTGCCATCATAGCAACGGCCGCGTTAACGGTTTTAGCCTGGTTTATGTTGGTAATAACAGGGGTATGATCCTGCACAAATTTCTTTTGTTCAGTACTCAACGCCGCGAAGTTAGCCGCGAACGCCTTATAAAAAGCTTCTGCTTTCTCGTGTTCGTTTTGTGCTACTGCCTGGATCTCCAGGCGCAAAGGTACGCGCATACTTTTAGGGAATTTATCCACGGCGTGCAAAAGCGCCGTTTCATACTCAAAAGACTCCCAGGTCTTATTTAAATAAGACACGCGGGAATGTTCTTAATATTTGCCGCCTCCACTTGCAAAAACATGATGGCAGAAGCCGTTTTTTGTGTTGGTAGTATCACAAGAAAAATGAACGTGTTCGCCGTTTACCACAAAATTAAATGTTTTGCTATTATATCTTTTAGTTGCCATAATTATCTAAATTTTAAAAAGTTTCTATAATAAGGACCGCCGGAGCGGTCCCCGTGTTCCTATGTATTACAGTCTAATTTCTTCTAAGTTTGCAAGATCAAAAATTGCAATTTGTTCATTTGCACGGCCGGCCTCAATAGCCTCTTCGCGATCCTGAAAAATTACGGTTGCATCATAATAATATAAACCGCTTTCGGAATCATACCAGCCGCCGAATGCTAAGGTACGGCCGTTCAAATTACCTGAAGCCTGGAGCTCGTCGATTACGTTTGCAACCTTTGCCAAACCTTCAGCCCCGAAACTGTTTTGAGTCTTCTTTAATGCTACTGCATAACCTGTAGTAACGGGCTGCAAGTTTGCAGCGTTAACAGTAAAACCTTCAGGGTTAAATGCTGCAATTGCAGCTACACTTGAGATAACTAAATCCTTTTTCATAACTTTAATTTTTTATTCGTTTATTATTTGTTTCTGTTTTACGTTTGCAAAGGTAATACTTTTATTTGTTTTGTGCAAATATTTTCCGCAAAAAGTTTATGTTTTCCTTTATTTTTAACCTTTAGTTACAAATAAACGCCTTAAATTTGCATATATTTGCAAATAAACTTATTTGTTATTTGTTTTTCTGGTTAACTCTGGATTGCTTTTTATATAGTATACATTATTATATATAGAGGAAAATTAAACGGTACGCCTCCATCATCTAGTGGGTACGCTATCCAGGCAGTGGGGTGCACTCATCATCTAGTGGTACGCTATCCAGGCAGCGGGGTGTACTCATCATCTAGTGGGTACGCTATCCAGGCAGTGGGGTGCACTCATCATCTAGTGGTACGCTATCCAGGCAGCGGGGTGTGTTCCTCATCTCGTGGGTGCCGGCTGCATATATCCAGACGGATCCAGGCAGGCGGGCAGGGGGCAGCCGTCTCAGGGCGGCGGGGGTCTCGCGGCTGAATGAAGGTTCTCGGGTTTTCCCAGAGATTGGGATTTCTCTAATTATCAATTATTTATCTTCTCCTCTCGGGCGGTTAAAACAAAAGGCTATCTCTCGTAAAACCTTAAATGCCAATAGTTTAGAGGGGATTTAAAATTATTCAAAAATAATTTATACTATCTGAAATCTTAAATAAAAAATACCTAAAATATATACTATCTCATCAAAAAATATATAGAAAAATAAATAAATATATAACTTTTAACTAGAAATATTTGTAAAAATCAAATAAATATATTACTTTTGCAGCGAAAATTAAAGAATATATATAAACAAAGAGATAATGGAAGGAAATAATAAACCAAAATCGGAAATCAATCTCCGTAAACTGATGCAGAAATTAGGCTTGGGCACAAATGCTTTTGCCGAGAAATGCGGCATGTCATCGCAATCGATGTCGCAGTTCCTCCGCAACAAGTCGTTAACGACAAACACCATCTATCGCATAGCCACAGCTTTGGATATAGACCCTCGTGATATGTTCTTCCCGACAGAGGAGAAGAATGATCTTTTCTCGAATGCTGATAAGAAAGAGCAGGAGGGTAAAACTCTGAACGCTACGCTGTGGGGCGGTCTGCCGGAAGGTGTCACCTGTAGAGACGTGAATTTTGTGCAGCAGGCAGAAGAAAATCAGCAGCAGATGATTCAGACTTCCACCTTCTGCCCTCACTGCGGTAAGAAAGTAAGGGTAGGAGTGGTGCTGCTGGATAGTTGATAATTGATAGTTTATAGTTTACAACAACTTAAAAAAAATAGATGAAATGAAAAAGAACTTTTCAAGTATTGTGAAACGTTCCATGATGGCTATCTTCTCAGTGGTGGCCATGGGAATGATGACGGCTTCGCTGGCAGCTTGCAGCAGCAGCGAGGATGAGAGTGAGAAGAATGCGGCTAAGGTGAAGGAATACCTTGCCGGAAACGAGTGGACCATCAACAGCACCAGCGGTACTTATTCTTACTACAAGAACCACCTGGTTTATTATGAGGATGGTGGCGATGTGACTTCAGGCGGTTATGTTGTCGAGCCTAACGTTGCCTTCGGATACTGGCAGATGGATGGCGACAAGCTTACTACCCGTTTCGAGGTGGGCCGACCTAAAGGTTTCAATATCGGCAATCTGCTGAACGAGACTATCTCAGGGGTGCATCTGCAGGAGAGCAACAAGCTTACGGGCAGCGGGACATCGGCGAGCATCGATATGCGTCCGCTGATTGTAGGAACCTTCGCCAACGGCAATGAATGCCAGATGAGATGCGGCAGAACGCTGAATGATATTTCGGATGAGACGGACCATGATGCGGCGATAAGGGGTACCTGGTATTGCGTCATAACTATGACAAAAGATGGAAAGAAGAAGGATTGCATGGGTTCCATGACGTTTAACGAGGATGGCACCATGCACATGGTGATAGAGGGTGAGAAGGACTTCACTACCACCTATTCTACGAAGAACGGAAAGGTTACGATCAATGGTTATCTGGTAGAGAACCATGTGGCCACCTTCTATTATACGAACCTTTACGGTTCGCTCATCAAACTTTATAACTGCGAAAACGGCTACCTCTCGTCGATATGGAGGAAGAACAGAGACGAAGCGTATCAATAGCTCCGAGTAAGTCCCACACGCCCTGAATCAACGGTTGCCGGCCGAAGGGAAAGGTAAAGGGCAAAAAAAAGTAGTTGCCCATCACGCCCTGAAAGGGCAGAAAATCCTAACCCAGGGCGTATGCGTGTTTAGGAATAAGATGAAGCCTTCTGCTCCTCGTATTAAGGAGCGGAAGGCTTCATCTTTTTTAGAGAACAGCGAAAGAATCGCTTGGGGCGGGCACTTTACTACAAAAAAAATCGGACAATTCTTACGGATATACACGAAAATTTACAGATGATTTCTAGTTTTTCTCTGAATTTCTCCGATTTTCTCTGAATTTCTCTACATATCTCGGTTTTTCTTCGTATCTTTGCAATCGAAATTCCGCTGCCCGTAAAAAAGGTGGCGGTGTTATAATCTTTAAAAAAGTATTAAAAAACGATGCAGCCCTGCCGTCCGCGATGGATAGCAGGGCTTTTTAAAAGTTTTTTTGTAACAGAAATATTGCGCTTTCAGATTATTTTCGTAACTTTGCGGCAGAAATTAAAACATTAAGATTATGAAAAAATTAGAACCATACGAAAATCAAATGATGTACCTAGTAGGTGGCAGTAGGTTGCCATCAACTCCTGGAGAGCGAGAGTTGGAGTCCAAGTGTAATCCGCACCCTAACGACTGGATAGATGGTATCTATAGTTTCAATGAACTTCCATTTGCTGTCAGAATGCCGAAAGGTTTAGTAACACAAGCAGAAGAGGAACGAAGGAAACGTAGATATGGCTATCTTAGTGATTTAATTCCATCTTTTCGTGGCTTTGATGCACCATATTTCCCCTGACGGGCGATAAAAGAAATAGGCGGTCACCATGTGGTAAACCGCCTTGTATGTTCTTATCCTTCGAGCAAATCAACTATCTGACCATATCCACCTACAGCCATGACAGGACAGAGGATCTTCTTGATAAGAATAATATCCTCGGCTTCGATGTCTACGTTCTCTGCATCCTTGCCTATCTTGCAGGCTACCCGATAAGCACGTAGCTTTTCTTCGCCCGATAGCTGCATATCTTGGCGGTCTATCACTTCGAAGAGTACCTTGCCTACAATATCACCAATAATCTGAGGCTTGTAGGTTTCCTCTCCATTCTCATTCTTAACTGGTGATACTATCACCTCACCCTTCCAATTCTTGAAAGGTACATTAAAATTCTTTTTCATATTTATTGTTTTTTTTAAAAATTATATGCCCATATTCCACATCAGCCTCCAGTTGGTTCCAGTATATATGATGCACGCCATCTCGTTATTCGTTGTAAGTTTGTAAGATGTTCCGTTTCCTGACGGATAAAAAATCTTCGTATCATCGGTCGTCTTCAGAGTGTAATCGTATTTAGATGACCTTATAATCCAGTACATCTGACCTATTTCCGGTTCCGTTGGAAGGCTGAGTATGACTTCACCAACATCGACTATGGTATCTGCGCCAGTAATACTGTTGTGCTTCTTCCATCTATCGACAATCTCTAAGAACACATCATATTTTGACAACCGCTGGCTTGACGTAATAATTCTGAAACAAGGTCTGAATCCGGCAAAATCACCTTTATCACAAAATATTGCATGATTACCACAAGGATATACCGAGTTAACGATGCCAGTATCTCTAGAAAGCCTATCTATGTTACCAGAGGCTGAAACATACAATGCGATATTCTTTAAATTTGCTATACCAATATTACCGCCATAAGATGGTGTTGCATGGTCGTACTTAACAACTATCTGCTGACCAACATAGTCCAATCCATATTTCCAGTTAGCTCCGATTATATTATCAATGCCATGAGATTTATTATCGAAGGAAATAAACCCTGGTGTAAGCATGACTTTATTCACTCCGCTGCTTCCCTCTATACTGGTCGTCCCTATATTGAATCCACCTATATATCCGCTCGTAGCGTACATCGCTCCCTCGCTCGTTACGTGGAACGGCGAATCCTTAGCCGTAACCCCACCAACAAAGAGAGGGGCATAAGTCGTATCATCTACCTTGCAAGCATCAATCTCGTAGTTGCCGAAATATCCCACCTTGGTAGTTCCATCCTCAGACTTCGCCCAAAGGTGCTTTACCTCGATTTTATCTGCATTAATAAGCTTAGCACTGAGCTTGCCGCCTTCAAACATCGCAACCTCATCAGAGCCGTTATACACCTTAACCTGTTCGGCTTTCAGCGCAATACGCTTCTCTCCTATAAGAATACCGCAATCGCCCATGTCAGCCACCAACTGAACAAAGTCTGAAAGCTGACCGATACTCATCTGCTTGTTGGTAATAAGCGTCACTTTCTCCTTGAATACCTCATCATTGTCAATTCGTGCCTTGCGGTTGACACGCTGCGAGGCAAAAAGATGTACTACCTTTTTCATAGGCTATTATCCTCCTTTTAATGAGTACTGATATAATTGTCTATAACATCTGTAGCAACAGCCTTCGCCTTCGTGCGCCAAGCTTGCATCTCTTCATACTCAGCTTCATGTTCTTCCTCATCGGCATCAAGCTTCTTGCCATCCGCAATTTTGGCAAGATTAGCAAAATGGTTGTTGATTATAGCTTGCATTTTATCTGTCGGATAAGCGGATGAGACGATTGCATCAACAACCTTACCTCGCTCCACAGGCTGCTCGATACGTACAACGTGTGCGGCATAAGCAAGTCTTGTAGCCTTTCCCTTGCTTTCACCACTATCCATGCCATTGGCTAACTCAATCTGCTCAACATCGAAATTGATGCGAATAAAATTGCCCTCATACTCAATCAGACTAGGTGAGTAATCAAATATAGACTTTCTAATATCCATGATAATTTCCTTTCTTTTTAAATATTACACTTATGCTTTTGTTCCTACGATTCTGAAATCAGGGTTGCCGCTCTGATTCATTCTACGCAACTTTCCCAGGAACGGGAATTTATCATTGTCTGAGCACCATTGCAACTGCTCAACGAGTTTCTTGTTGTTAGTGAAGAACTTGAACTTCTGTCCGTTCTCCTCAACGCTGACAACATTACTCTTCCCTGATTTATGAACCTTGCTATCTACATCAAATTCAACATCAAGGAAAACAATAGTTCTCTCGGCAAAGTAGCTTGCACTCATCCTCTGACCTTCGAACATTCTCTTGCCGTTGGCATCTCTGTCCTCAATCTGCGGCATCTTAAAATCATCAAAACTATTCATTTTTGTTATCATTTTCCAAAGATTAAAACCATCGCAGTGCATCAACCAACCCTTGTAGCTCATAACTACCTGGTATCTCCTCATAGGATTTTTAAGGTTGTGCATCTTCTTTTTGAATTTCTCCTTCATGCGCTTTCTTAACAATGTATGGTTGAAATAAAAACGGTATCCTACGAAATCAAGGAAATGAGTATCATCAATTATCTGCATTCCGATATTGCTATGCAACTCCTGGTGCATCACATCATGTGCATATTGCTTGATGAAGTTCACAGCTTTCCATACTTCTTTCTTGTTTCTACCCAAGATAATAACATCATCACAATATATCTCTACCTTAACATCAAACTTCCTACATACCAATCTACATAAAATGCTCATATAGAAGTTGGTGAGAGTCTGAATAGGATACAGACCAATCCCTAAACCTTTAGGAAGAGCGAAAATAACTTCATACAGAAGTCTTCTGATACCTTCATCGGTAAAGAAATCACATAGAGATTCATATATCTCTTGCTGGTCTACGTTCTCATAGAACTTTATAAAGTCAAGTTTGCAGTAATACAATCTTCCACATGACTTATTTTCATCTATCCAACGTTCCGTTCTGCGCTTCGCATAAATCATTCCTCTGCCTTTTACACTTGCTCCACTCTCTATATAGAGAGCTCTTATAAGGTGAGGCATCAGAATTTGCATCAAGGCATGCTGCTCAACATGGTCTGGATAGTACGGAAGCTTATGCAGCTTTCTTACCTTACCGCAAGGGCATCGTCTCATACAATCGTGACCTTCGCTAGTCTTGTAAGTTCCATCTATAAGACTCCTCTGTAATCTCAGAAGGTTTCCGTTATAGTCTTTATCGAATATAACTACGCCCTTCTTTCCTTCCTTTCCCTTGCGTGATTTCTTAACCGCTATATTGAGGTTAGTCATATCACTAACAAGATTCACTCTGACCTTTCTATGCTTCTTGCGAAGTTTAGCCTTGCGCTTATACGCCAGCTCTTGTGCGTCCGTCATCCATTTATATTTCAACCAATATTTCAAAAATCGCTTTTTCTCAATAGGCTTTCTACACTCTCGGCTCACTGGCTTTCGGCACATACGCACAACTGTATCACTTACTTGCGAGAGGGGACTCTGTTGTAGTCGGACATACCTAACCACTCATACCCAACGCCTTTTATCTTTGCTCTGTCGGGATAAAATATCCCTCCATCGAGACAGGTTCAATCATGTGCTCTCTCGTCCAAGCTATCTCGTAGCTCTACGACTTGCGAGGAACAGTGTAAATTATATCGTCATTCTAAAAATAGAAATCTTGTGTAGTAATTCAAGCGAGCGCCGATGTTCGTCCTCGAGTTCGAGAAACCGTTGTTCGAGTTCGCGTACGAAAGACCGCATTGCGACCTGTTGTTAGCGTTACCCCCAACGTTCAGCAGCTCCATGATGTATCACCTTTTCTTCACCCACTCCATGGTTGTAGAAAATCTTATCGCACGGAATTGGGTTGTTTATATTTTTGTGCTTCTGCGAATCCTATTAAAAGGAGATTTCAACTTTCCAGTTTCAATCTTGCGTTTTATATTATTTTTATTAATTCTCTATTTCTGTCTAGCTCACTAGCAGATGTGCAGCCAACGCTAGGCGTTGTCTCACATCGCCATGAGCTCCGAGCCGCTCACGATTATCGGGTTTCCGTAGAAAGCCAAGCGAGCGCCGATGCGCGCCCACGAGTCCGAGAAACCGTCGCACGAGGCCGCGCACGAAAGACCGCATTGCGACCCGTTGTCAGCGCTACCCCCAACGCGCAGCAGCTCTCCACTAGTCGACGCCCAGAATCCATCGCAGTAGTACGTACTGTCACTGCCTCCTACTGCTTGCGGAAAGGCATCCCAATGTGCGCCTAGCGTCTTGCGTGTGATAAACTCTCCATTAGCAGATGATGGAATAGTAAACTTCCTTCCATCTGCTGTATTGCTTACTCGGTTTCCGCTATAGACAACAGCATATCTCGTATCGCCATCCATATAGAATCGAATATTTGGACGGAACTCCCAAAGCTTACCCCATAAGTCCTCAAAGCTAAAAAGCTTAACAGGATATTGGTCGCCTAGAGTAGCATCATTATAGAGTACCTTACCGCTGCCATCACCGAGAGAGATACACTTACCCATAGGTACATCACGACAAGCTTCCCATTTAGAATGCTGGAATCCCGCTCCAATTACAGACTGAGTATTAAGGTCACCGAAACTTACTTGTTCCAAAGCTTCTATGAGGCATTGAAATCCGTAGTTGGCTAGACCGAAATTAGAGCCAAGCTTCTGTGCGCAAGCCCAAAATGCGCTCATCGTTCTGGAATGCGAAGGGGCAACGTTAGGTCTTGAATGACCAACACCGCTTCCATCCACATACATTTTGTATGCACCTACCCAGTTTGGCGAATCGAAAGTCTTACCGCCCGAAATAGGGAACAATCCTCCGAATTGCATAGTTTTACCTTCTGCCTTGAAGTGACAGTCAGGAACATGAACCATCGTTTCATACTTGGCAGCGTTATCCACCTTTGTTCCGTCAGCAAAGAATTCCCAGTTGCTAGGGTCAAGCTTGGCAGCGTATGCCTTGCCATTGACAACCTTCATCATATATCCACCCATTGCTCTCTGATACATGTCTGCCATGAAAGGCGTAGGGAGAGCGAACTTAGGGTTAGAAGACTGCTCTAAAGTTATTGTTGGGTAGAAGATATTGTTACCCATCATCTTCTGAAGGTCACTGAGGCTTAATCTACGAAGAGCACCATCTACTACAATTAAGAAAGTTTGGTCGGGATTCATTGCCGACACGACTTTTTTCTCTGTTAATTTTACACCCATATTTATATTATATTTTAAAATATTACTAATCTATCAACGGATTGCCATCCTCATCAAGCAGGTAATTGCTATCTTCATCAAGGAGATAGTCGTTGGCAGGTCTCTGTCCGTATTCTATCTGTTCTTCAAGATAATCACTCTCAACATCGCCAAGACCAGATTCCTTGATTGAGAAGTAGCATGAATTTCCCTCTTGCCACGACTTACTTGTAACGATATTACCGTTAGTTGCTTCGGTATGCCATTGCAATTCTACGATGCGGTTAGGGTATTCAACAACCCTCCCGTTGTACTCCAAAATAGCCTTGTTGCTTCTGTACATCTTACCCCATTCAATATCATTGCATACCATGAACTTAGGCTGATTGAAAGAAGGATAGAACCTAGAAGCGGAAAATTGGAACTGAGCAACAGCCTTGCCGTTTATTACCGCCTTGATGGTATAATTATTCTTCTCTACAAGTCTAAGGTCAAGCACAATCTCAGATGTGGAGATAGATATAATCTCGTTAGGGCTTGCAGCAGACGAAGCAGACATCTTAGTCGTTCCACGATATAGCTCAACTGTAAATCCGCTTGTAATTCTATCCTTAGACTTATATACATCAATCGGAATGTGACATTCATACTGATTGCCGTCAAAGCAAGCGTTTCTTGCTTCCGTAGATGCCGATACGATATTATTGGCAACCTTATACTCGTAGAGTGCCAGCTTATCAAGGAATGGGTTATAGGATATATCGGTATCTTCCCGAATGCCCATACCATAGGTATCTGCGCCCTTATCTGCCGTATACAGAGTGATAGGGTCAGCGGTGATATGCAATATAGAGTTCGTTCTATAATCATACAGGTCAGCTTCGAATTGCAACTGCTGCTTATCATTACTTGAAAGATTCCTCTTGATAGTAAGCGAACCACGATTAGATGTATTGCTTGTATCAATGCTATACTTTCCGCTCCAAGCATTAATCTTAGATATATCCTTCCACTCCGTACCAGTTGATACCTTCCATACCATATTGGCAAGAGACATATTCGACTTCTTGCTATCCCACGAATCATCCTTTGCTGTTGCGTTTATCTGTGGGTAGGCAACACATTCAAAGCCGCTCTGAGTTCGGTCTGGGAAGAATTTATTACCAGCCATAGCCTGCATGAATGGAGACTTAGGCGATGCGCACACTACTGATACAGAAACGTCCAAAGGGGCGAATTTTCTATTCGCCTTATTACTAACTATTGGCATAAGCGTTCCTCCTAATCATCAACCGTTAAATAAGCATCTGCTGACACCGATACACCGATGATATTATTATTCTCATCAAGGGTATCAGCATTCCTCACAATAAATCCGTCACTGACATTCTTAGCCCAAGTCATTGTCTCTGAGCGTTTATTCGCTATTTTACCATTGTTATCGGTGAAGATAACGAAAGTAACATTGCCAGTTATAGCCTTCGGTACTTTACCTGTCTCGCAGTTGGTAACGATACATCGGAACGTCTGATTACTATCTTCATCAACCTGTCCTACCGAATTAAGGGCAAGCTGATAAATATCTGATATATCATCAATGCTGATACCAGTTCTGTATACTGCTGCACCATCAACGATAAATTCAAGAACGAAGAGCTGGTGACTATCTACATAGAGCTTATCCGTATCTCCTGTCTTGTCTCTGTGAATAATGATTCCACTCGCAGGATTATCGTAAGTTCCTGCAAGGTCTGTTCCGCTGCCACGATATAGATTAATAGAATAGGTAGAAACCTCACCACCTGCTGAGTTGAACAGCCAAGGTCTGAGGGTAGCTTTTGTCTGTCCCTTACTTAATACCGTAGTATCTGCTGACACACCTCCGAAATAAGATGAGCCACCCAACATGGACACCAATATATCTATACTCTTAGACATCGGATAGATACTGGCTCCCATCACGGCATCACCCGAATATGTAAGCGTATCGGAATCTTGGTTTACTTTTGATGCGAGGTCTGCGATAATAGCGAGTGAACCATCCGCATGATTGAGCTTGAATCTGCCATCTACTGTGGAAGTCTCCCATCCTGTTCCACTAAAGCCGAAACCTAAATCCTTGCCATTGTAAGCCCATGCGTGATTTGTTAGTGTCACGTTATTTTTGCGTGCAGAGCCTACAGTCGGTGTAATGACTGGGTGTATTCCGTCTTCACTCCATTTAGGAGAGACGGTAAACGTGTCTGGGTTCAAACCCTGAAAGAGCGGAACGCCATTCGTTTGCAGATTGATGGATAACGTGTCACCCTTCGGTGTTCTTCTGACCGCTGCAACAGCAGAAAGATGTATTTCCTTTCCCATATTTTAATCTCCTATATTTTTAAACTTTAATATATTCTTGATGAATTTTTCCTGTTGTGGTCGTTGCTGTGAATACAAATTTCGCAGTATCACCCTTGCCCAAATCGTCTTCTGTTCCATCATTAGACCAAACAATATCTATTGAGCCATTGAAGTTCTTAACCTTATCCTTAGTCGCCCATGCAGCATCATCTACGGAATCATTGGTTTTGCGTGTCACCTTCCATGATGCTACTCCGTTTGATACATCCTTATCACCAAGCATTAACTTGCAAGTAATGTTGTGTGTCTCGCCTATAGAGATACCGCTGTAAACAATATCGGTATATAGGATAACTTGCGGCTTGTATATATTCGTAGTCGCCTTCCAAAAAGGTGAATCCTCAGACGGTTCATCGGTTGTGGTCTGTCCTTCTGGAGAAATACAGAGCCATCTTGTGCCAAGCCATGTAACCTCATCATAGTAGCTGTATTCCGTACCTTCCTTCCAGTCGCCGAGATATACGGGAGTCCAAATCTTCTCTCCGTCAACGGTGGTTATATGGTAGTACTTTGACACGATGTTAATGCCGTTGAATCCTACATCGAAGATGGATTTGCCTTTGAGGGAGTAGGAGTTGATGCCTCGGTACATGGTGAACGTAGGTGCGGAATCTCCTTCGGTCTCCATCATCAGAAGGTGCTGTCTGCTCTTATCACTTCTGTTACCCATGAGGACGATGGTATCTCCTACAGCAGGGTTATCCGAGCCTTCCATGCAGTTCTCCTTCGCTATCTGAATCCAAGCGAACTTCTTTCCGTCATAGAGCTCGTGACCTTCATCATCGGTGATTACTTCATTCTCGGTTGAGACCTTGGAAATAAGTCTCCAATAGTCCTTGTTGCTGACGTTCTCATAAACTCCAGGCTTGATGTTAAATGTCTTGCACCTAACTTGGTCGTCCACCTTGAATGAGTTGATTGTTGCGGTCGTTCCATCATCGGCTAAGAGATAGCACTGCCACCCAATCAGCTCATTCGTTGTCTCGCTAAAGACTTCCTTGATGTAGCTTATCTTACCAGCAGCAGGGGAAAGGACGATGTTACCTCCAACGTAGCTGAGTTCACGTATCAAGAGGGTGTTGAAAATTGCCTTACCCCATACTATCAAATCCGTAAGCAACATTTGAAACTTACCATCGCTTCGTTGCTTAATTGCAAAACCGCTCTGCTCTGCTTCGTTAAAATCGAGTGATTTCAGAAGCTTCACAATAACATCAGATAGGATAGCGTTTCCATTTGCATCAATGCTGTATGCGTTGGAATTGCCTAAACGCAAGCCTTTCAGGAAGGTGATTAAGCCTGCAGCCGTATCATCCTTATCCTTGGCAAGGAAATGCTTCACACCGAACTGACCGAGATAATGAGGGGTAACTACGGTATCGTCGCTTGTTTCCAGGGTGCCGTTACTGTCAGCAACGCCCTTCAGTTTATGCCCACCCAGGAAAAGACTAGTTACGCGAGCTACATTTGCCGACAATTCATTAAAGTTTGCCTTCAGAATCTCCTTGAGGAAGGTGATGGTATCTGATACGGAATTATACCGCCACCATGCGCCTTCTCCACCACTGGCTATAGCCTCGTCGGTAGCCAGTTTTCCGCAATCAAAATGCTGTTCCCATTCTCGCTTTCTGGTATTGTCGGCATCGGTCTTTACAGCAGATATGATACCGCCTGTAAAGATATAGTAATAAGCCTCGTTACCTATCTGCACACCTTCAGTTCCGGAAGATGGAATAGTCTTACCGTATATATCTATCTTCTGACCAGGGAACACGACGGTAGCCTGGTTATTATCGGTGGTAGACTGTCGTGGAATGGCGATATACACATACTTCCGTTTGCTATCGGGGAAGATAGAAGGATAGGCAGCAAGCGTCCAGCGCTGATAGTTGTGACCGGCATCATAGCCCAAGCCTGGCACATCGCTCATATAGCATAGGACTGAAGCGCCCGATACTACACTACACTGGATGTAGTCAGGCTCTCCCATCGAATTTAGCTGGATAGAGAGCGCAGTGCTCGAGATCCAATAATTTGTATTTTTTGCTTCTGTTGCCATTTTTTTGTTTGGATTTTTATTTATTTATAAGGCAAAGATAAAGGTTTTCGCTTTTTTAGTGGGGACAAAAAGAAAAGGTAAAAGAGTAAAAAGGTAAAAAAGCCTAGCGGGGTAAGAACCAGCGATAGAATCGCTGGCAACGGAGTCGCAAGGCGGTTAAGGTTCTTTTTACCTTTTTACTCTTTTACCTTTTTACCTTTAAATGGCGAAGGGGTCGCCGTTTATACCGAGCTTTGCGGTAAAGGAAACGGAATACATATTCCTGTTGGTATCATCCTTGATGGTTATCTCGTCTTCAAGATTGATGGTACAAGGAAGCCAGGCATCATTGGCTTTCAGCCATACGTGCTCAGACATCAGGAACTCATGGAGATACCACTGCTGCCATGCCTTGGTGAGCGGGTCACTCTGATAGAGCCAACTTTCACGATCATTCTGCTTCTGAATAGCCGAACGGGAGAACTCATTGAAGGTTTCCTGAATAGCTTTCGTATATTGCGTGCTCTCGACACTCATCTTCTGAGAGTAGGATTTCGGCACGCTGATACTCTCCAGACAACCGAAGCGGTTAATGAAACGGAAGGTGGTACGGTCTTCAGCTTCAGAGGATGGTTGAGCATAGATGGGGTGTCCCTGAATGCTCTGCACACCTTCCTTCGTGATTTCCTGTTCTTCAGATGCAGGGGCGGTCAGTGAGCTGCTGGTGGCTAGGTTCTGTGCTGCGCTATATGATACCGGATAAACAAAACTCTCGCCTACAACGGCTATTTCGTGGGCATCAGTCGGTTTGCAGGAGAGAAGGGTGACTGCCTTCGTTACGCCCGATTTCAATCGTTCTATATCGCTGAAGGCTCCGGCTATGCAGCGAAGGTTGGTTTCACCTTTATTCTTCGAGCCATCAGCTGGATAATAGACCTCGCCTACACCGGTATGCACCTCGCCGTTGTTATCCATATACTCATCGTAGGCTTTGATGTACCAGCTTACCACGGGGTAGGTGGATGGAATGGCAGTATACTTGTAGCTATCCAGCGTTATGCGGAGAGCAGAGGATATATCAAGCGATACATCACTTCTCTCGGTAGTAACGGGGATGGTGAGCTTATTGGTTTCGTAACTACCCGTACCATCATCAAAGTTCACTTCTACGATAACCCGATGGAAAGATGGCTTTGTAGCCACGGAGGGGGTGATGGTAAAGGTTATCGGGTTTCCGGCAAATACAGAACCCGATGTGAGATTGATTTTCTGTGCCATAGTTATTTAGTGTTGAGTGTTGAATGTTGAATGTTGACTTTCTGCTCGGTGAGCGCAATTACATCAGAAACGAGCTTGCAATCTTTCGCCTCTTCCGGGGTAATCTTGATATGGAACATCATTTCCACCTGCTGAATCATATCGAGAAAATCAATAGATTCCAGCTCTACCTCGTCACGGAGATTAGAGGCAGGGGTTACTTCGTGCTTTACCCATGATGTTTTCAGGCTGTTCACGATAGCGATAATGCGAGAGGTTATTTCTTCTTTTTTCATATTACCTTTTTTACCTTTTTACTTTTTTACTTTTGAAATGACAAATGAGGAGTTTGTACCTCCAAATCCAAAGGCATTACAGAGGATATGATGAGGGGAATAATACTTAGGGAGCATCACCAGGTTCAATTTCGGGAAGGCGTTCTCCTCGGTAGTGGCTGCATGGAACAGACGACCGTATGTAAGCATGATGGTAGCTTGTACGGCTTGCGATACACCTGCCATCCAACACTCGTGACCCGTCATACCTTTTGTAGCTACTACGTTCGGACAGATAGGGAAAATTCTCTCTATTGCCTTTGCCTCGGCTTCATCGCCCATCGGTGTGCCGGTAGCATGAGCAAGTACTACGTCTATCATGCCTTCATCCAAACCTGCATTCTCGATGGCATTCAGCATAGATACTTCTTCCTGATAACTATCAGGGGTAGTGATAGCTTTTCCATTGGTAGAGAAGCCATAGCCGGAAAGGGAAGCGAATGAATGCACCTTCTCTTCTTTCAATCGAAGACTATCCGATGGTTCGAGGATGATGCAGGCTGCACCGCCCGATGGTGCCAATCCGTTTCTGCCTTTGCCAAACGGCTGCACCTTATCGGGTGAGAAGACACGGAGCGCATCGAATGCCTCCATGCTATATTGCGATGTAGTTTCCTGCGTACCAACCACGATAACCATCTCGGTCTGTTTGCTATCAAGAAGCATCTTTGCTAGTCCGATGGCATGGCCACCTCCTGCACAAGCTGCACTTACGGTAAGTGATAGGCCATGAATACCGAGGATAGTAGCCAGGTTCATACTGATAGCGGAATTAAGAGTTTTGAACAGAGTTTCTGCCTCCAGGTATCTATTATTAAGATCATAATCTACGTGATGGACTACCTCTTTTGTTTCGTAACACTCAGAGTCGTTGCTAACGATGACGGAAACATTATGGTTCTGAAGGAAATCATCGCTTACTTTTGCTTCCTTCAAAGCTTCAAATACGGCATCAAGGGCAAAAAAACCATGCAAGGGCATACTATGGAATTGTGTCCGAGTTAACTTTTTCGAGTAGTCTCCTTTCCAACCAGTCACACGACCGCACAACTCCGAAAGATAATGCTCTCTGATTTTGTCATGATATAGTCCGCATTTGCCCTTGTAAAGGTTCATGGCAACTTCTCGGGTATTTTTGCCCATGGCAGAAATAATACCGGTTCCGGTAATCAATATTTTTTTATCCATTTTATTATTCTTTTTATGTTATAAAACATATTTTTTATCTGAAAGCTTTTGCCCTTACAGGGCGACATAAACCACATTCCATATACCCAGGGTGTTGCCCTGGGCTAGGAGCTTCTGCCCTTACAGGGCGTACACTGTTAACTCTACTTCGCCCATACCCGTCTTGGCATCGATGGTAGTATTCACCTTATCAATAAGGCATTTCATACCTCCTATGTTCCACCATTCCTGCCAGTGGTTCGGTATATCAGCCACTTGCGCTACGGTGGTGGTGCATCTTACCATAAACTTCTTTCTGTTCAGAAGGAAATAGGCGTAGGGGAGGACGAAGGTATCAAATAAGCCGCGGGAACGGACCTTCTTCACCACCTTACCATTTTTATCTACCTCATCTTTATCACAAAGTACTACATTTTGATACTTCGGATCACTTAACCACGATGGTTCCTTGAAAGCACGTATCTTGAGCGAGAATTTTTCACCTTCGCCCGTTCCTTCCTGAATACCATTATAGTCAAATTCATTGCCCATCATATCCAGTGAATCGCATGCCAGGGCATACTTACCAGATACGGTACGCCATTTGGACGTTCCGAAGTGGTCGTAATTATAATCGTAAGACTGGCGGGTAGCATCGCTACCACCACCTCGCATCAAAGCAACCGCATATCCCCAGCGTGAATCATCCTGCAACGGAGAATTGCCATCATCGGTGCTCGACGGGTCGTAGCTTTCTACGAGTGATAGTGTCTGCTGCATGTAGAAATCACAGAAAGCAGTAGAGATAGTCTGATTGATAATCTGTTCCACAAACTCATGCTCCATATCCTCATCTACATAAGCACAGAGGATAGGCTGACTATCGGCGATGGTTACACCATATTTCTTGCTGTTGTAGGAGTCGATTGCCTCGTGAGAGCCATAGGCAGCTTCTATCTCCTTGAAATAGTTCACATCATTGAACGGAACAGGAGTAAAATCTACCGAAATATCGTGAATGAAATCTTCGTTCTCATCGCTGCAATCTCCATATTCTACACCCTTAAACTGACCTACCTCAAAGAGTACCGGTTTCAAGTCGGCTGTCGTGGTTGCATCACTATTCACCTTTACGCGATAAGCGTTGCCAGTCTTGCGGTCGATATAACAATGCTTATCTCCACTACTCAGATTATGGAAGAAATCGATGTAGTCGAGATTATAGATGGTGGAGTTATCGCCACTATCTGGCGCAGGGTAATCGATGTAATCATAATCGGTAGAATAACCCATGTTCTTGTTTCTACGGCTATCGAGTACATTCTGACGCTGATCTTTTGCATCACTCTCTGCAGAATAGCGCATACGCACACCTGTAATCTTCTCGGTCATCGGGACCATGGAGTGGATGTTGGCATGAAACGTTCTTGCCTCATTACCGCTCTTGCGCAACACATCACGGGTAAGATAAGCTGTTACCTTCTTCTGCTCGTAATCATACGAGAACTTGATACCAAAGGCACTTTCAAGAGATGAGATTACGGTGCTTACGCTCTCATCAGGGAAATTGCCGCTGTTGGCTACCATATTAAGCACGTTTGCCTGTACCTTGAACTTGCTGATTTTTGCCTCGATGCTGATACTAGTAACCTTGCCGCCATCATCGCGAACCTCACCAACCTGTATATGCTCGGTGGTGCCTTCAGGTGTGTGGAGTGTTAATTCCTGCACGTCCTTATTCTCTGCCTTTACGATATTAATCTTTCCACCGCAACCACGGCTTTCCAGCCATGAATTGATATGCTCCTGGCTTTGGAAATAACCCGTCTTGATTTCGCCAGCTTTCTTCTTCTTGGCGATGACTTCGGCATCGTCTTTTCGGTAATAAGTACCATGGTGAGGGTGAAGATTAGGTTGTTTTGCGCCTGTAGGATCTTCCTCGTCGTACTGGTAACTGACGGTATCGTAGCTGCATACGGTCGTGAAGAAACAAAGATGCTTCAAATCCTCTATCTGCATTAAGGCTCGCTTATCGAAAGTTACACCCAGATAGTCAAAGAGGCAATCGAGGAAATAAAGCACATAGAAGCAGATACCCGACTGCGGACGTTTGGCATCCAATACCCAATAAGGGTAAAGGTCTTCGTTCGTCCAGGTACAGTCTTTCGTACTAATAACACCGCTCGCCGTCTTCTTGTCATCATCAAGACCATGATGTTTGTAACAGATACGGGCGTTGCAGTAAGCGGCTGCCCTGCCCGCGCCATCGGTTTCGCCATAGGCAGCAGCAGTGTTTATATAGTTACCGTTATTTGCGATGGTAGGCTCATTTACTGTATGGTTCTGCGGATAGGAACGCTCTGAGAGCTTATACGCATCACCTTTATAATGCTGGGTAGATGTGCTTGTATATTCCTTACAACTGGCAGGATAAGAGAAACCGAGTGCTTGCGGTTCGAGAACCTTGCTTACGCTTACGTGGGCGGCTCTGATTTCGTGGTTTTCCGTCTTATCATCCTTATGCTTACCTCCGGTAACAAAAACATTTACCTTTACCACAGGGTCGCTCTCTATATCCACCCTCACATTACCGATTTTCTCACCGATGATAATCTGGTCCTTTACAGGAATATCACGGCATTGCAGGTCGCTGATTAGCTCGCTGAAGCTCTGTGTGCTGGCATCGATGTTCATAGAGAGTGAATCGGTTATTTCCTCATCGTCCTGCATGACCAAGGTACCGCTACGGAATGGCAGTCCGTCGGCATGAATGCGAGTAGGCAGGTGCTCCATATTCACGGCTTTCATGGCGGCATGAATATCTTCGATGTTCTTTACCAGCCATCGGTTGCCGTCCAGCGGAATAGAGAAAGGATAGGAGAACATTTCCGTATCGTTGAACACGGGGTTCTGGTCCTCAATATCTATTGAGAAATCATCGGGCAAAGATACCGGCTTGTCGTTTATCAATATAGTAAGATGTGAGTTCATTTTCTGATTTCTATTTTTGCTTTATCGTATAAATCTATGAGGCGATCGGTGAAGGTATCAATGGTTGCCGTACCAAAAGCATTGATTTTCTGGTGCCCATGGTCGTGAAGGGTGCCATCGGTGATGAAGACTACACTCTGGTCGTAGCTTTCTGCATCGCTGCCAGTTACCAGGTGGGCATAGTTCCTGGCGATACCGTAACCTGCCTTTATGGTAGCCTTGCTGCCATCAAATAGCTCTACTTTGCAGCCTTCATTCATCACGAGGGCGGTAGCCGCATTATGGAGGATAACGTGTGCCTTGCCTAAGACGTATATCTTTCGGGAGGAGTAGAGGTGGATTTCCTCGTCTGTATCGCCTACAAGGACGGTACCGGTGGGCGAATCCTCGTTATAGAAGATACCACCCTGGTTAATATCTGCCTTAAACTCCGGATATACCGCCTTGAAAGCATCGATTACCTGCTGCGGTACCTCGGTGATTAAGCCGTGCCAGTATTTGCGCCATGCCTCGCACATTTCCGGAATACTCTGCGTGCTCTTGAAAGCATGCTGAGATTCCTGGCAATTGCCGCTCTGGGCGAGGATATGGACGCAAAGGGTCTTGAAACGCTGCGTGCGCTGTTCTGGGGTTTCTTTATTCTTTGCCATATTGCTTTTCTTCTTTGTTTATAGGGCAAAGATAGGAGGTTTTTTCTTATTAGAGGGGACATAAAAAGAACCCAGCGATAGAATCGCTGGGAAAGGGGGCGAGAGGGGAATTATGCTTCGGGATCCTCTTTGGCTTCTTCTATAGTTTTTGTGAGAATAGCTTCATAGCCGGAAAGCTCCTCTTCGGTCACGATGTCAGAGAAATCCTGGCGAAGTTGGTCTATGCGCTCCTTGATGCCTTTCACTCTCGTTTGGGTAGATGGCTTATCCTTGCGAAGGATATACTTGATGCGAGCATCGGCTTCTGCCTTGTGCTTGGCGGCTGCATCACGGGCTGCCTTTACTTCCGGACGGTCGTTGGCAATTTTCTCGGCTACCTGCTCGGCAAAACGAGGGTCGCGAGACTGCGCCTTCTCATAGAATGGCTTAAACTGGGTACGGAGGGTCTGAGGGTCGACAGTAAAGGTTTTCTTTACATAGGCGATATATTCAGGGTCTCCGGTCTTCTCGCTCAGTCGCAGATAACACTCGCCCATTTCTCTATCTACAGCCTTGAAGATTTCCGGAAGAATATCGCTTTCGATTTCTACGGCTCTTGTGGCGAGTTCGGCAATCTCATCCTCGGTGTAGACGGCACTTTTGCCTTGAGAGATGGCTTTCTCGTTGGCTTCAGCCCTGGTCTTAGCCTGTTCTGCCTTGCTTGCCATCTCGCTGCGGAGGTCACGCACGGTGTTCACCTGCTCCTGCAGGGCGGTAGAGAGGAACGGACGCAACTGCATTAGGTTGGGCATGGTGGCAGCGATACTTTCGCCGTTAGGGTTGGCTACGATACCATTATAGGTAAGCGGCTGCAGGGTGGTGTCCGGTTTCAGGCTAGGGAAGAGAGACTGCTTCGCATCTTCCAGGGCTTTCTTTTTCTGAAGTTCGGCATACTCAATCTGTTCCTGCTTGGTAGGTCTGCCCACACGTCGCTTGTCGGTAGCAGATGATGCAGCGTTAGCTTGAGAGTTGCTGTAGCTGTTGAGATAGGCGATCATCTGTCGGGTACGGCGATGATAGTCTTTAAACTTACGTGAGTTCTCAATAAATGAGCGTGCGTTACTTGCACCCTCCAGTAGAGACAATCCCTGCTCATAGGCATCCTTCTGTTCCTGGGTAAGCATTCTTGCGCCGATAGCTGGCTTCAAGATGCTGATGATTTCCTGTAAAGATAAATTTTCCATAAATCCTTGTTTCTGATGTTTATTTGAAAATTAAGAATATTTTTTGCCTGTTTTAGACTTGATTACCGATTAAACGTCAAATTAAGCGGTTTTTGAAACGCTTGATGCGACATTAAACCGAAAATAAGCCTTTTTTAGCACAGAATAGGTGTTACAAAGATACGAGAACCTTTTTGGTTGTTGTCGTAACCTTCGATGCCGTCCCTGCTATCCGATGATGAAGCGATGGAGGCGTTACTCGTCGATGATGAAGAGGTACTGTCTTCTGCGGCACTCTCAGCTTTGGCTGCATCGAGTTTGGCTTGCTTCTCGGCTTCCTCTTTCTTCAGCAACCGATGAATGCTTTCCCTTACGGTGATGGCATCATTGTGCGCCGTGGATCGGGTCAACTTATCGAAGTTGATAACTGATGTACGCTCCTTGAGATAGGCGGCTACAAGCTGACGTGCCTTCTTCAGCATCTTGTCGTTCTCATCAGCCTGCAAGAGGCGAGGGATGAAATCTTCGCCAAATGCCTCTTCCAGATACTCACTCTGGATGAAAAGCATATCAGGGATGAGACGCACAAACTTATCTCTGTTGCCGTAAATATCGAGATACGGCTGCAAAGACTCGCAAGTAGGGAAAAGCAGATCCCGATGATAATAGTAGTACTTACTTTCTTGCCAGAGGGTTACGATTTCCTCTATCGCCTCATGCTGCTTCTTCTCGGCTTCTTCTGCATCATCTTTGCCGCTATCGGTTCCTTCATCGGTTCCTTCTGATGGGGAACCCTGGTTACTGCCATCTGAAGGGGTGCTGCCTTCTGCACCATCGCCCGCTGCATCGATAGGCATAGGTGTATTCACTTCCTTAGCCCATCCCTCCAAGAGGGAAAGCAGGTTATTGAGCGAGGTCATGGCAGACTGGCGATAGCTTTCCTTGCCCTGCGCTATCTGCTTGTCGGTGGCTACTGAATAGTCGTTGCTGGAGGCTACATTGATACCGGAGCCATTCACAGAAAGGGCTTGCTTCTCGATGTTCTGCGCCATCGCATCATTCACAATCATGCGCTGGGCATAAAGCAGAAGCTCATTCCATGGGTCGTTGACGTAGGTACCATCACCAACAGCTTCACAGAAGACCAAAGGGTCTAGGCTCGCATACTGCTTGCAGAGACGGTCGTATAGGGATGCTCCAAGGCGAGGCTTCAAGAAGTCCTTTTCGCTATTGTCGAGCATACCCTGCAGGTTGGCTACCTCGTCCACGGCATTGCTGGGGAGATGGAGCCTGAGTTCTTGATTTGATGAGAGTATCATTTTCTTTTTGCTTTTACATTAAACATTATTCCTGACCTTGCTTGGCAACGCCCGTTTTGGAGTTATCGAGGGTAGTCAGTACCTCCCGGTCTATCTGCCATACCAGATGCTCGTCAAAATCGTTAAAGCGGCTCAAAACTTCCAGCGGGCGTATCATCAACTGCTGCAAGGGGGCAAACTGAATCTGCTTGACCAGGAAACGCTCTCTCAGGTCGGTACCGCCCGATGATGCCGTATCGCCAGGGGTGTTGCCGATAAGCTTTGCATCAAGTCCCATGGCAAAGAAGATGATGCTGCTTATTTCCTGCAACTCGGTTTTGTCGGCATTCGCCTGATCATTTGCCTTGGTTTCGATTTCTACGATTTCCCAAGCTTTGTGCTCTTTCCCATCGCTGCCCGTGAAGGCAGAGGAAATGAGCGCCTGACCTGCATTATCGGGGTTAGAGAGCCAGGTATTGATAGAAGTAAAGATTTCGTTCTGAATCTCGCCCTGGGTTTTCTTTTTCTTCTCACCCTGCTGCTGATAGAGCCTGCTGATATAGTCCTGATGGATATAGATAACTCTACCGATGATGTTGCTGTTGCGCTTTCGGGTAAGGCGGTCATCTACGATGGTGAAGGCATACTCAAAAATGCTGCCGGCAAAGATGGAGTGCCAAAGGGCATCGGCATAGTATGGACCGCCGAAATCTCTTGGCGACATGATGAAGCGAGTAGGGCGTTTCTTGCGGCTTACGTTCTTCTGACGTGCCTCGCGTATCTTGCGCTGCAAATCCTTCACGGCTGATGTAGTAGGGAGATAAGGGATAGCCGCTATCTTGCGGTCTTCTTCTTTCTGCACGCCGACGTATTGGGTAGGGTCGAGCCATTGATTGCTCACGTAGGCATAGTTGATGCGGTAGTTCTCGTCCATGCGTTCCAATCGGGTGGTGAAGATGCTGCGGTGCTTCAGACCGATCACCTTCGGGGTCCACTGGGCAGTAGGAACAGCTTTTCCGTTCTCGTCGAGGGAACGCTGATTGAGCTGGAGCTCTACAAAGCATTGTGACATCAGAGCCATATCTCCTGCCAGGTCGAGGAAGGTCTGCATCAGGTCGTTGTTTTCCAGGAAATCACGAAGCTGGGCATTGGTTTCTTCCCATTTGCGGAGAGCTTCTTTCAGAGATTTCATCTCCTCGCTTTCCCCTTCATCGGAGGATAAGACCTGCGATTGAACCGCAGAGAACGGTGACTCCTCCTGCTGAGACTGCCCGTTCTGGGTCTGCTGCTCGTTCTGGCGCTTGGCTTCGGCGGCTGCCTCTTCCTTGGCTTTCAGGTCAGCTATCTGACCTCGGAGCAAAACTCCGGCACTCTCGTAGGGGATATATTTCTCTGTGATGTTGCCGCCTACGTACTGGGTGTAGTGGTACTTGGCTGCTGGACCGCGACCTACCAGTATCTTCTTGATGTAATCAACTCCTGCTGCGGTAAAAGGCGACATACGGGAGAGCATCCAGATAAGGTTTGGCAGTCGGTTGGCCATACCCCATTCCATAAAGCCTAAGCCTTCGGTACCTACGTCCTTCGGCTTGCCCATGTTCTCGCCGCCACTCGATGCAAAGATAGTGGAGACTTGCTGACGTGCTGCAGAACCGCCTGCGTCGCCACCGCTTGCCGACATACCGGCTGTGGTAAGGAGCATGCTGTGAACGTAGTCGTTCCAGGAAAAGACCTTACCGCCGCCATTTTTAAGCGGTGTAAAGGCATCCGGGCGAACGGCTACATAGCCTGCATCTTTCAGTTCCTCACTACGATTTTGGAGCTGCTGCAGGTTGGTTACTCTGTTTTTGTTTTTGCTTGCCATTTTTGCGTTTCTTTTTATATATTATCCTGAATGTGATGGAAGAGAGAAGGGTGGCGATATACGCGCGCCTATTTCTCTTGTTTCTGAGTGTAAAGTTAGGGATTTTTATGGCTTTGGTGGGGACAAAGAAGGGAGGGGACCAGCGATAGAATCGCTGGGAACAGATGCTCCTCTTCTTATTCATAATTGATAATGATCATAAAATCCTTGGTGATGGAGGAGATGGCATTACTGATGCTGCCCCCGATTTCTAACCTTTGGGAGTGAGGATTTGAGTACCAATCACCATCGGCTCTGCCTCTGCTTGCGCAGGTTCTTATTCGTATTGTTGCCATAAAAGATTATCTTTTGTTACGGTGGGAATGCAGTTACTCCAGGGGTAGGGGCTGGGGCGATGATACTTATCCTGATAACGGCAACCACCTCTGTCGCCGTGTATCTTGCGATAAGCCTTCGCTTCCTCGGTTCGATAGTGAGTAATGATGGCTTGCCTAATCATATTCCACAAATATTTTGGGCTGAAGTCCACCACCCGCACATGTATTACAAGCAGGTGCTATGCCTTTTACAGCATACACTCGTTTTGCCAGCTGGAAACGCTTATCAAACGGAGGCGTATTCAGCATACCTACTACTATCGTATGTATTTCGTTCATAACTTTTCTTTATTCATATCTGAAGGCAAGGAGATTATCCTTCGTGTGGAAGGTACCGATGCACTGCATCAGGAAGCTGTCACGAAAGAAGATGGCTTTATCACGATAATCGTTGGTGCCGGTCTGCTTACGTACTTCCTTTGCGTGCTCTGTTCTCGCCTCGTGAATGGCTAATATCTTAATCATATTCTATTAATACGAAAGGTGGCATATCATTAGGGTCATCCTCTTCTTCTTCGGAAGAAGGAATGCTGCCTTTATCTATTATAACCTTATTCATACTCTAATAATATTTTCGGTTTATCTACATCATGTCCTTTGCCCCCACCAGTAAGGCATAGGGCAATACCTTTCGGATGCACGATAATGCCATTTTGGGATGGACTATAAGAGCCGAGGATGATAGGGCGATTACTATTCATAGTTCTATATTTCTACAATTACAGCACCCTCACGATTACACCTACGTTTTAAACCAGGAAGAATATCGGATAATGCCAGCTTATGATAATGAGTGCAGACCGGACAGTGAAAGCAATCGTTATCTACGTTTATCGGCATTAAATGATGTATGCTTAATGAAAACAAACCTTTAATCATATCTTACTATTACAGCCGTTGCAGCCCTACCGCCTGTAGCCTTCAGAAAGTTTACTATCGAGTTTCTCTGATACTGTGATTTCAAAAATCTGCTTACTACAAGATAGATAGGGTCCGGGTTTAAAGAACTTACCTTTATCATTGCCAAAATGGATATTGGGGTTTATCTTCTTACAAAGGTTCAAAAACCTCTAAGTCTGCACCGCAGTTCGGACAATGATAAAGATACTTATAACCATTATCTCCATACTCTTCATTACCAACGAAATTAAGAGATGCAGAGCACTGAGTGCATTTCGGCATCTTATTGCGAATCTTTTTCTTGCTCATTTCTTCTCCACAAACTGATGATACATACTTTCCAACTTAGGATTTGCGAACTTGCCGTTCTCTTTCCAGTCATAGAACAGCGGCATGATGATGTCCTCGTGAGCGGAAGAAAGCTGTTCCTGCAGTTCTTGGGGAGTGCAATGCCAAAGATGCGTCTCTTCCAGATAAAGGGTAAGGATGGCTTTTAATGCCATCGCATTCTCATGGCTCGGCTCTATCTCGAACTGATGGAAGACGCAGGTGTCTTTATCGTTTGCCTGGAGGAACTTGCTGACGGCTTCATCTTTCAGGAAAAACCTTGTATCTACTTCTTCCTGCAACACATCTTCCAACTTTCTCTTCAGCGGAATAGGGTCGGGAAACTGGTAATCGAAGGCTACATCTTTTCTCATTGAGAGGCAGAAAACTCGGTCGCGGTTCTGCGGAACACCATAGTCTTTGGCATTGAGTCTTGCCCATCGGCTTACGTAACCGAGAGATGAGAGCTTATCAAGCCACTTCTGAAAATCGGGCAGAAACTTCTCGCTTACCAGGGCTGCCACGTTCTCCTGAAGCAGATACTTCGGGCGCAACACTTCCACGGCATCGGCTACTCGCCACAATAATGCCGAGCGGGTATCGGAACCTTCCTTCAAGCCCATCTGCTTTCCGGCTTGTGATATATCCTGACAAGGTGAGGAATAGGTGAAGAGGTCGATTTCTTGCCCCCCCACATTATTCTTTACCTGTTGCCAGTCGATTTTGGTTATATCGCCCAAGGCTTTGTCAGCAAACTGCGGAAAGATGATGTCGTGCATCTGACAGGCGTATTTGTCTATATCGCTCCAACCTACGCACGTCCAACGGAAATCAGGATGCTGCTGGGCGAGGACAGCGGCTGCCATGAGCTGCGAGTCATAACCGGAGAAGGTGGTGAGAATAAGCTTCTCACCTTGGTTCTTATCTACCGGATAGGTTGGCAGTTGGTCTTCTGGGAAGAAATCGGCAAAGAAAGAGGTCTGTGCCTCACGCTTCGGCTCTTTCGGGTACCAGAGTTGCTGATAGATGGCTGTGAGCACATCTACTACGATGGAGTTGCCCGCCTGCTTGTATTGCTGACTGGCTGACACTGCCATATCTTCTGCCTTTCCCTTGCTCTTATAGCCAGCTACTAGCTCGGCTGCCTGGGCATTGGTACTCTGCATGGTGCGGATTACATCATCTCGCACACCCATGAGTCGGAAACACTCAAAGGGTGTAAGCTTTCGGATGGCATAAGACTTAATGGTCTTATCCTTGAAATTGAACTTTGTTATCATCTTGTTTTTGCTCTATAAATCTTTTTTTATTTATAATTCCACAAACACAAACGGATTGCTGCTGGCAGCCGTGAGTGCATTCACCAATTTACCCCCTCCAACGGTGCGGCTACGTCTTAGGGCAGAAGTGGCGTAGCTTAAATCGGCTGCACCGGGTGCTGGGCAATCGGTATAGCCTTGCTCCGTTGCCTGACGGATGCGTAGGAAGGTTTCTCCTTCTATATCCACGATTTCAAGAAACGGACGGTCGGAGGTGGAGTATATCCGATAGAGAGAACCATCGGGATAAAAGCCATATCTCTTTCCGTTCTTGATAATCGTTCCTCGCTTGTATTTAGGTGGTTTATTGCTACTCATATTTCTTTATCAGAAAAACGTTCTGCTCCCACGCATTGATGGTAATGGTAGGGCAGAGATCTGTATCTAGAATACCGCCCTTATTCTCGCCTCGTGGATATTGGTAAAAACGATGGTTATTCATATTCTATTAATATGCCTGTATCAAACTTTTCAGCTCGCAAACATCGGCTATAAAAACATAATACCGATTTGCCGAATAATGGAGAATCCTGCGGATTTACCCCCCCACATTCGGAAAGTAGTAATCTATCTTCATCATTTTCCTCTCCTCATCTTTTCCATTTCCTCATTCTCTTTCGATAATCTTTCGAGATGTTCGAGAACGAGAGAATAGGATTGGGTGTTGACCTGGTCTTCCGTTAAGCCAGCATACTTCTGCATCGTAGCGGTGGTGGCGGTGTAGATTTCCATCGGGGTTTGCGGCTTTTTATTATCAACCTTCTGCACCTTGAACACGTGAGGGTAGCGATGAGCTAGGGTGTGCATGATGCCGCTCCACCAGAAGAGGATAACCTGCCAGTTGGCTTCCGGGTATTTGACGAAATAACCTGCGTTCTCGGTGAACTGCTTCGACTCATAATGAAAATCGTATTTCGTGATGCCTGTTGTCGGATCGACGTACTGGGTGGTGGTGTTAAAGATGGTGGCAAGGAACATGTTTCTTGCACTTGCGACACTCTGAGCTTGCGTCTGGAGTTGTTCCTCGGTGAACTTATTCATCTGCTTCATCTTTACCAGGTTATTGCTCAACTTGGTATAGGTCTGCATCATATCGCTGGCAAAACGGTATTGCTGCCAGGAGAAGCCATCGAGGTCGATGTTCGGACCGCGGAAGGCTTTTGCACGACGGTACCACTTGGCTTTCTGCCCGATAATCGGATAGGGGAAGCGGGTGAGGAAGTTGCCGCTATCTGCATCCAACCAATCGAGAAGACCTGCGCCCTGAGCGATGTACTCAGGGGAGGTCTTATTATCGGTCTTGGCTTTCGGGGAGAGCCAATAGTTGAGCTGCCAGAGGTAGAGGGGGAAATGGCTACTCTGGGGGTGACCAGCGATAGAATCGCTGGGGACGGGGGCGCAGAGGGAGAGTAGCTTCTTCAGGAGGCTCTTCTTCTGCGGCTCTATGCTTACCAGGTAATGTTGCTCATTGAGGGGCAGACGAGGGTCGGGATAGGCATTGATGCTTATCCCCGCAAAAAGGAAGAAGACGGCTATCTTCACCTTCTGCATATCGAAGGGGTGATAGCGGTCTACCTTGGCTATCTGCTCCTGCATGATGGCAGCGAGGGCTTCCAACTGGGAGGGAGTACATTGGTTCCAGCCCTTCGGAATTGTAAGATTTATTTGTTCTTGCATATTCTTATTTTTTAAAGGTAAAAAAGCTTTTGCCCTTACAGGGCGACTTACTAATTGCTATTATACCCAGGGCGCTGCCCTGGGCTAGGAGCTTCTGCCCCTTCAGGGCGTGTGGGGCTAAGGTTCTTTTTACCTTTCTTAGAATGGCAGGTCGCTGTTCGGATCATCGTAACCTGGCATTGAAGAGTAATCATTGCCTCCATCTGCTGGCGGTACATAGGCGGTAGCGTTGCCAGCGGCTCCGTAGGCTTGCTGTGGGTACGTCTGCTGCTGGGTAGCGGTCTGTGGCTGATAGAGGCTGGCGATGCGCTTATTCATGCGAGTACGGATTGCCTTGAAGAGGTGAGAGTTCTCGTCGTTGAAATCCTGATTTACGATGTCAGGGTCTTTCTCCTTACTATACTCCTTTACCTGTTCTACGAGTTTCGGGAATGCTTTGGCTACTGCCTTGACGTACTCGGTGGAGAATGATATTTGCATTTCGTGGGTAGGCACACTTTTGTCGGTGTCGCCACGCTCGATATTACTCTGTCGAATCTTATTCTTGTACGAATCTTTAAAAGGTTCGATGTGAACTCTCAACTTAGCCACCTGTCTGTTAACATTATCTTTTTGATATGTCTCTACTCGAATTTCGTTCACATCGATAGGAATGCAGACGTAAGGGCGCTGCTTATTCTTCTCATCGATACCTACTAAGACCTTTGCTCCATTCAGAGCCAAAAGGTCAACGTTTCCATTGTAACTTGCCATAAATCTTTTATCTATTTATTGTTAAAAACTTATTTTCTTGCCGCCATTGGCGATGAGACTGCCGTAATTGATCGCATTGAGGCGACGGAGCCAGCCTGCCTCGAAGACCTGCTGGCTAGGGTGCTTGGCGATGATGCCGAGGATATACTGCTTGCGGCGTGCCTTGATGCGCTCGAAGAACTGCTTAGGGCTCTGACTGTTGAGCGCCTTGAGGGTTTTGTTGCCCACGATACCATCGGCTCTTACGCCAAGCATGGCTTGCACGAGGGTTACGCCTGGTGTGCCGCTAGACCAGACCCAATCTACCAGGATGTTGGCGATGCTTTGGTCTTTGATGTCATCGGCTTTCCATCGGTTCCAGTAACAGCGGCGAAGGATGGAGATAGCATCGGCTTTGGTGATAAGCTTCACGTCCTTTGCGTCTATGCGGCCATCGTTGTTCTTGTCGTAACCTTGGGTTTGCCAGGTTTTCAATGTTACGCCCATGTTGGTAGGACCGCCCTTGTCATTGGGGTGGTTGACGTAACCTCCCTCGAAGGAGAGGATGAAATCTGCAAGAGGTTGAATCTTTGCCATATCTTTTCTGTTTTATCGTTTTTATTTCTTCTGATGGCAAAGATAGCAAATGCTAAAAAGATGATGGGGACAAAGAAAGCCTCCCTGCGGCTTTTGTAGGCGCAAAGAGGCTTCAAAAAATGTTATCCCAATCTTTTTACTTTAAATACTTGCACTCGCTAGTGCGAAATCCATATCACCTATATAAAAATAAACTACATCGTAGCGTGAGCGGACATATAGTCCCATATCTTGGTACAATCGTCTTCTTCGGGTTGCCAGTCTGCATCCTGGAAATAGAAGAGATAAGCTGCCTTGATGATTTCATCTTCTGTCATATCGCTGCACAGGTCAGCGTACATGGCATTGAAGGCAACATACTTATCCCAATCGTTCACCTTATCATGGAACTTCATGCCCTTGGTGGCATTCACTATCTGCGATTTGCTCCAGTGTGCCCCGGTTCCTACCAATTCGCCATTCTCGCCTTTCTTGCTATACACAAGATGGCAGACATCATGGTTGGCCATCTTCTCGCTGTAATGACGATCATAGAACACTGCGTGCTGGTGACGGAGGATGCACCAGTACAATTCCGGATTTGTTTCCTCCAGGGAGGCGAGGTCGCAGCTCAACTGCTCCATCGCCTCCATCATCTTCTTCTCGGTAGCCACGCCGTGAGCGCGGGCCTGATCTATTAACTGAATATACTTCATCGTCTCTTACCTTTCCTTTTGTTGGTGGATAGTCATGCGATGGTGAGTGTTAACGGAGCATCGCACACGAAAGTCTTGCTGCAGGAGCAGCAGGCTACCTTGACAAGACGGTTTTTCACGCTGCCAAGAGATGTGGTAACGTTCGTGATTGCCGTAGCAGAGAAAACAGGAATGGTGAAATCCTGACTTACTACCTGCGAGCGGGTGCAGCAGGAGCCACAGTTGCAAGGCACGTAACTGATAACACCCTCTACGTGAATGGTTATGAGATATTGCGAAGTACCCACGTTGTCAATACTCTTTACAGAGAACTGAGGGTTGAAAACCGGAGTCTCGTCCACGCATGAAGGAGCACAGAGCTGCTGCGTGATATTTACATCATAATAGGGAGCAGTGGCGGTTGCACCTACTGCAAGCGTAGCCATGATGCAGGCTGGAATTGTTCTTTTATTCATAGTCTTTTCTGTTTTAATAGAGCGACGACTTCACCGCCGCATTAATGTTTCACCTGATAGCCCTGGGTCTTCTCTACCGGAAGGTTCTTCTGAAGAAGGTCGGCGAGTTCGTCAAGATCTTCCTCGTCAAAGGTTATCACACCCTCCAGGATAGAGAGCGGTCCTTTGTAGCGAAGCTGCTCTACCACATCGTGCGCCATCTGCGGAATGCTCTCTTCGGGAATGTTCCCGAAATACTTGGCGAGCATCGGAGTGACAAGCGCATTGACCACAGGCTGAATCATCGGTTCTATATCGGCTTGCAGAGAATAGTTGCCACTCACCAGTCCCATGCTGCCGATGGTAGCCTGGAGAGACTGGAGCATAGGCAAGTGCATCAGATTGCCAGCCGCTATCTGAGAGATGGCAGGGCGTGCCCATTCGGACACCACCGCTGCCAGGATTTGCGAGTTCTTGTAATCCATATCGTTTCTTCCTTTTATCCGAAAATACGGTTACTGATTACAAGCGCATCCGCATCCCATCTGACAAACATTGCCCGATGGAATCATCAGCTTGGTAACACTCGTGAGTGAAGCCACCTGCGATTTCAGCACGTCGATGTTGGCGTTGGCAGCGGCATTATATGCCATCTGCTGTGCGTTGACCGCCTGCTGTGCATCCTTGTTGGCATCTACCTTGTTTTCGAGCTGACGAATCTTACCGTCAAGATACTGAGTAACATCTACCATCTTCTTGTCGGTATAGTTCTCACTCTTCTGGATAGCAAGTTCCGTCTTCAATGTAGAGTTCTCCTGAATAAGGTTGGTCTCACTCTTGGTTACAAAGCGTGCATCCGGATCACTCGGATTGGCAGTCATGCCATTGTTACCTCTACCGAGGTTAAACAAGGATGCACCGCCACCCAGCAAACTGGTAGCCAAACCTGCGATACCAAGTCCAAGGGCGGTATTACCCAATCCCTTGCTGGCAACATCATAGTTGCCATCATTCGTTTTTACCTGCATAGTTTTTTGTGTTTAAATTCTTCCAATATCGGAATCGTATGCAAAGGTAACATGAATGAAGTAAACAGAAAAGTGATTTTCATTAGATGTTCTTGCGGATAAATCATGAAGCAGGAACGCTAATAGACAGATAAGAAAAAGTACAAACGTGCAGAAGTACATAAGTACAATTGTACTTTGGTACTAAACTACATAGTTTCTTCCAAAGCCTTGATATACGGGATGGCTTCGTCCCTGATAATGTCGAGGAAGAGTTGTGCAGAACGCTTCATAGGTACATCCTTCATACAGTGGGCATTGCTCATCAGTTCTTCTCCTATGCCATGGATAGGACGAGCTATAAGGGTAGGGTGGTTCTTCAGATACAGCTTCGGCATAAAAGTAACCAGGTGAGTATCTTCTATGATGGCAAGGTCTTCGTCTGGGTCACTGACGATACACTTTACGCTTAATTTGGTGAGATCGTTCTGCAAATATTGCTGAAAAGTGTTGAAAACACGTTCGCCTACATCGGGCATGATGATGCCGTGCTTCAGCAGGTCATAGTATGTTACCTTATCTTTCCTGGCAAGAGGGTGTGTGTTTCTCATGATGGCACAAAGACTGAATGGGATGCAAGGCTGGCTATCGATGCCCTCGTTGGTATAGGCTTCGTTCATCGTAAAAGCGAGATCCAGCATGTGGTCTCGCAACAGGCGGTTCAGGCTCGTTGCCTTGGAAAATTCGGCATTCACTCTTACGTTAGGGTATCGCTCCATGAATATAAGTGCAGCCACACGGATATAGGGTGCGATAAAGGAACCTACACCGATGCGCAGTTCTCCGGTCATGCAGTTGTTGAGTGCATTGATATGCTCCTTGCAGTCTTCCGCCAACTTCAGTATTTCCTTGGCACGTGGCAGAAGTGCCTCTCCGTTCTCGGTGAGCATGATGCTGTGCGATGTGCGTATCAGCAGCTTGCATCCCAGTTCATCCTCTAGAGCCTTGATGTGCTGACTGATGGCGGATTGGGTGACAAAGCATCGGGTGGCGGCGATACTGAAAGAAAGCGTCTCTGCCACATACACAAACGAACGTAAATGTCTTAGTTCCATAGGCTCTTACTCTTTTAAATACATTATATATATTAAAATTTTATGCTGCAAAAATAAGAAAAATATTCTATGCGGAAACGCATTTTGCATAAAAAAATCTAATTATGGGATAAGATATTAAAAACTGAAAGATATGTGCAGTTTTAAATGCGAAAAGCCCCGGTATCTTGCCTTATTTTACTAAGGATTAATACCAAGGCTTTGATTTATAGAGTAAATTGCCAATGGAAATCATTGGATAGGGGAGCGATTATTCATCGTTTTCGCCGGGCGTAGAGGTTTCATCATTGATAGATGATACCTGCTTGCTCCGCTTAGATGACTGCTGTGAAGCGGAATTGGTATCGCTCTTGTCAGTTCCGCTTACACTTCCCCCGATGTGCCTACACCGTTGCTGAGAGAATCCCAGCCACCTTCTGGTGTGGCAATCTCATAGCGGCCATACATGGTCGGACTGAGGGAACCGCTCAGTGTCACTGTACGATCATCCTCTGGTTTTTTGCCCGTGTCTCCCTTAATATTACCGGAGTCGTACTTGAAATCGTGCTGCTTGTCGTAAATGATGATTGATTTATCACCATCCTCGATGATGTAACCACACTTGAGGTTATTGAGAGCACGAGCCACATACGCAGAAGCAGAATTTACGCTCTCAAGAATGTAGTCCAAAGTCTGCTTAAAGCCCTTTCTGTAGCCCAAGTTTTCCCAGGTATGACCCTGACCGCCATCCTGACACTCGAACTTGAAAAGACCCTTACCCTTCTTGAAGGATGCAGCCGTCAACGCTGCATAAGAATTCTTACCAGCCTCTGGCGCAAGAGGAGCAGCAAGGTCACTCTTGATAAAGACATATACGTTTACGCCAAGACCGCCGTAGTTCTCCAAACATTCGTTCTCGGAGAGAATATCCTTGATCTCTGGGCATGTTACAGTTTCTGTCATAATTGTATCTTTTTAATGATTAAACGAAATGGCGGCGGAAGCCATATTCCGCCAGGTCAGGCGACCGCCGCCGAGGATTTATAGAGGACTGCCTTTTTGCCTGTTGAACCAGCGATGGAATCGCTGGGAACGGGGGCGAGAGGGGTTAGGATTTCTTGAAGAAGGCGGTGACACCCATGCTTGTGCCGGTGGCAGCAAGCTGAATCTTCTTATCCGTAATCTTCTTGTTGCCGAAGCTCCAGTAAGAGAAGGTATCGGTTGTGCCGTCCTCTGCCTCCAAGGTGATAACCTGGTTAGCGGTTGTAGCTACTGGGGCAGTATAAGCTGCGCCGTTTACCTTTACCTTACCATCTGTAACCGTAGAAGCATCCTCCATTGCGGTTGTTACTACGAGGTTAGAGTTAGTATAGTCACCAGCTACATACTCGGCAGCTGCAAGGTCACCATCTGACATCGCAAAGGCGTACTTGAACGGATTGCGGACACCTGCACCCTGGATTGACTGAATCTGGAACTGGATGTCGCGCATATCGTCGTCAGTGCCTACCTTAACGCCTACGTAAGTCTTGTTACCCTCAGAGTCAACTGCGTAAACGAAGTTCTTAGGGATGGTAACGTACATACGATCACCCTCACCGAAATCTGCGATAGGGCAGAGAGTTACACGAGAAAGACCTGGAAGCTTGAAGTTACCGCCGTCCTCGTACTCAACCTTGAAGTTGCCGTGGAACTTGTTAGCGTAACCTGCAGCGATGTACTGAGCTGTCAACTCGCTCATGTAAACGAGAACGTTCTGCTTGCGCAGACGGGCATCCCACTTCAGGTGCCAATCCAAGAAGTTATCGTAAGGAGTAGAGTCCTCGTTGCTAGAAGGCTTGTCAATTGACTCACAATGAATCAAGTTGCCGTTAGCCTCGCTGATAAGACCGTCCTCGATGTCGTGCTTGATACAGGTATGGAAACCATCATAGAGAGCCATAGCCTGCTCTGAAGCTGGTGTGCTCTCATCACCCTTATCAAGAGCTATGTCACCATTCCACAAGCAAGCGGTCAAGTTGTCGGCATAGTTGGCGAGGATAGCAGTAGCAGCCTCGGTAGCGAGAGGGTACTGACCCTGTGCGTCTGTACCAAATACTGTCTCGCAGTACTTGTCGATGTTATCTGTATAATGGTCCCAAGCGAGCTTCACTGTAATTGTGCGCTCCTTCAAGAAACCTACCTCGCTGTTCACCTTAGTATGAACGTCCTTACGGCGGGTAGTACCGCCCTTACGGAGCAGAATGTGGATAGTACGCTTGTACTGAACACCAGAAACGATGTCGATAGCCAAGCGGTCCATCTCCTCTGCATCGGTGTAACCTGGACCCATAAGGATTTCCTTAGTTACCTGCTCGGCTACGTGCTGCAAGGCAGTAGTGCCAATAAAATCTTTAGGAAGTGTTGCCATAATTTCAATTACTAATTAAAAAATGAATAAGAATGTTTTAACCTGAATACTTAGTGTTATCCTGATGATGGAGGGCTTACTCCTCGCCTCGCTTGAAACGCTCGAAAGCTGCCTTGCGCTCAGCATTGGTTTTGTACTTCGATGGTTCGAACTCACGGAGGTTCTGAGCCTGTGCGCCCTCACCGTTGTTCTGAGGTGCAGCACCCTGTGCTGGCTCCTCACCTGGGTTCTCGTTCAACTCAGCAATCTGAGCGTCCTTGTCGGCGATGGTCTGCTTGGCAGTAACGAGTGAAGCCTGGGCAGTCTTCAGCTCCTCATCTACCTTTGCCTTCTCCTCATCAGCCTTTGCCTTGGCATCGGTGAGGGCCTTGATGTCCTCATCGGCCTTAGCCGCTGCCTCTTTCAGGTTCTTAATCTCCTCGTCCTTCTGGGCGATGGTTTCAGCGAGTGCGTCGTGCTTTGCCTGAAGGTCAGCAAGACTCTGCTCTGCTGTGGTGGCTTTCTGCTTTGCATCAGCCACAGCCTGCTCCTGCGATGTAAGATGAGCTTCGAGGGTATCGAGCAGGGGGGCATTCATGAATGCGCCTTCCTCCTTTACCTCAATCTGCTGACCATCCTGCATACCGCAAGCGGCGTTGATCTTTGGATAATTTGCCATATTGATTTGATTTTTGATGTTTGTATGTTGATGATTCTCTTGTGTAGTGGATACTGATGCCTGCTCAGGCTCGTTCTCTTTCGGCTCCGGCTTTTGAATAGAAGCCTCTCGTTTGATAGGCTCGGCTGTACCATTGTAGAGAGCAAAGCAACGCTGAACGCAACCCATAAAGGTGCTCTGGTCGTCCATAAGAATTCCCTTCACGTCTTCAGCACTAAATATCTTACCCTTGAGATGCTTGTCGGTTGCATTAGGGCAAGCCTTCTTTACGTCGGTTCTGAACTCAACACCCAACTCGGCAAGCTCTTTTACGAGTTCCTTATTGTCGTTCTTGTTAGCGATGTCACGGTAAGCCTTATTCTTGTCGAATGACTCTGGATCGTACTCCTCGTGATAAGTCTCATCCGTGTATTTGTCCTTTGAGCCATTAGCCAAAGTATAAAAAGCAGCCATCACACCGATACAACCAACTTCATCTTTCGGATTCAAATAATATCGCTCATCGCAAAGAGAGGCGAGATACATACCTGCACTGGCGCACATGCCATCTACCAGAGCAATAACTTTCTGACCCTTGGAGTGGGCATAGTCGATGGCAAGAGCATAATCATTCTTAGCCCAAGCCGAACCGCCAGGAGTATTGATAATGAAAAGATGACCTCGGCAAAGCGGATGGTCAGCTGCACGAATCATCATGTCGCGATGGTCGATAGAACCATAAGAACAATATCCACCATTTCGGGTAATAGGACCATCTACGGTGAGAACCGAAACAAATGGGAAGTTCTGTCCCCGATCATCATCTTCCGGAAAATCGAGCTGATAGTTACCCTTCACCTGCTTGCCATCCTCGGAAATCTGATATTCCTCCGGGTAATAGGTGTTACCTTTGTCATCCACTGCGGTGACGAATCCACAAGTCCTTTCCGGTTTGGTAAACTCTGTGTGAGTATTAAGATTCTGCTCGATCGTTTTGCGAATGCCATGCACGAAATCGGGGTTCACCATCCACTTCTTTTCGGTCAGAATTTCGTATAGACCTTTCATTGTGGGTAATAAATTTTTAAAAATAAATGTATGTTATCGTTATCCTGAATACAAATCTCCTTACCTTATTTAGCAAAAGAAGACCTTTCAATAGTCGAGTAAGTGGAGGGAGTTTCACCCTCCCTTCTCTCGGAACCGTGCTTGACAGTCTCCTATCACACGGCTCTTCGTACTTAAC